TTCGTCCCCATCTCCACATCTCGGCGGGAACGCAGGATAGGCGGAAGGAATGGCAAGATGAGCTCCTTGGGCATGCGGCGCAGGAAGGGGTCAAGGCCGGAGAAGAATTCCTGCTCCATCTCCTTGCGGATCCCGGAGACGTGCAGGGTGCCCCACGCGTCGGAGTGTGATAGGCAGAAGCGGTCGATGTACTTGACCTTGGAAGGGTAGGCCTCGGGCATGAGCCAGTTCAGGATCGAGAACAGGTCATCGGGGGCGGAACGGATCGGCGTGCCGGTGAGGGCGAAGCGGTACCGTGCGTCTCCGGTGGCTGCCTTGAACGCCCGAGCCACCTTGGTGGACGGGTCGGCAATGCGGTGGGCCTCGTCACCGATGACGGTGACAAAGTCGATCTCGTTGAGCTCCTTGGAATGCACCTCACAGGTGGAGGCGGTCACCTTGGGATCCTTGCCTCCGTGCTCCGGGCACTTCTTCAGGGCGATGGAGCCGTAGGGCTGCAGCCGCGAGTGGGACCGGACGCCCTCCCAGTTGATGATGTAGACGTGCGCCTGCGATGCCAAGGCCTTCCGGCGCTTGGTCACCGTGCCGTCAAGCACTTCGACCTTGAGCCCCGGCCAGACCTCTTCGATCTCGTTTTTCCACTGGAATTTGGTGGAGTTCGGGCAGACGATGAGTGCCGGGAACGGGTTGATCCCCTTGTGCTCGTACAGGTACCGGACGGTGGAGAACGCCGACTGCGACTTGCCGGACCCGAGCCCGTTGGCAAGAATGGCACGCTCCGCCGTGGACAGGAACTGCACGTCTCCGCGCTGGTGTGGGAAGAGCCGTTCGTAGCCCTCGGCTTCGATCTTGTCCCGGAGTGTGTATGCTGGGAGGATACGATTGTTGTATTCGTCCGCCATCCACTGTTTGAGGTTGGGTCCGGCAATGAACAGGTCGCCCAGCTCCGCCTTCAGGGCAAGGCAGGTCTGCCAGTTCAGGTTGAAGCGCCAGACCGAGAGCTTCTTGTCCCAGTGGGAGGTCGGCAGCGCCTTCAGGATTTCTTGGAACCTCCATTCGTGCTGGGAGGTTTTGATCTTCTTTGGATTTTCTTCGTCAATCTCAGCTACTACAGGCATCTTTTTCTTTCGTCATTCGAAGTTTCAATCATACCATACCGCGCAGTTTTTGCCCCCACCTAGCATACCTATTGTTCAAATAGATAAGCGCGTGACGGAAGGCGTCATTTGCGTGTCCTTCACCGCCGACATGCCAGAATCCGACATACCGGAGTTTCTCCGGAGTTGCAAATTCCTTCTCACTGGGCTTTTGCAGAACCAGTCGCGCCCCGTATTTCCAGCATTCCTTACGGGTGACACCAATTAGCTCCAGAGACCACGGCTGGGCGGATTTCTTGCCCGTCGCTTCCGTGATAATGTACCGCTCAATTACCACCAGAACATTCGATCCGTGGGCCGAGATAATTTCCTCTACCCTTTGATAAAATTCCTCGGGGGTAAGCTCCCATGACCCGATAATGATGGGGTCCATGGGGTCCTCGATGTCCATGAAGGCAACGCCGGTCGCCAGACCGGGGTCGATGGATAGCAGGTATTTAGGCTGCTGTGAGGAGGCTGTCCGCGTCGTAGCCAAAGATTTCACCTTCCTTGCGGTACTTGGATCCCCAGCGTTCGAGGGGTCCTTCGGGCTCGGCGGGAAGATCCACGCCAAATTCCCCGTTACAGTAGGACATAAGTTCCTCAATCTCCTTCATAGCATCCTCATGTCCAGCCATGGGGAGGGAGAAGACCATTTCGTCATGTATGGGCATCCGCATAAACTGGGTATAGCCTGCCGCGTCGAGCCTCAGGATGGCCTTCTTCATCAGCTCTGCGGCAGTGCCTTGGAGCATGTAGTTGGTCAGGGCATAGACCATGCCGTCATCACATGGCAAGCGACGGTCTGAAGGAGTCAGGATGTAGCCCTGTCCTTCGGATCGCTCGCGGGCCTTACCAACGGCTTCGATTTCCTTCATGAAGCTCTTGATCCCCGGGAAGGCCGCAAACACGCTCTGGGAGACCTGTGTCATCTGATCGAGGGTCACCCCGGCAGTATCAGCCATCTTCTGGATTCCAGAGCCGTAGGCGGCTCCGTAGAGCGTGCTCTTCACCAGACCACGGCGCGGGTCCTTCTTCGAGAAGCTGGGGTCGTTGTAGATCTCACGGCCCAGCGTGACGAAGAAGTCACCACCTGTCGCGTCGGCTTCCTTGAAAGCGTTTTGCAATTTGGGGTCACGGGAGAAGTGGGCCAGCAGGCGCATCTCCACCTGTGAGTAGTCGCAGGAGACGATCCGTTCGTCCTCGTTAGTCGGAATGAACGCGTCCCGGACCAGCGCGTCACCACGCGGGATGGTCTGTAGGGCAGGCGTGGTCACGGACATGCGCCCGGTGCGGGCACCGAGTGTGCGGATGCTTGGGTGGACAATGCCGTCGTTGTTCATGCTCAGGAAGTTGCCGAAGTAGGCACTGCTAAGCTTGGAGGCACTGCGGGTTTCGATGACCATCTTGGCCGCGTCCCGGATCCGGAAATCCTCCGAGAGCATCAGCCTGCCCATCTGTTCCTTGTCCACGGACGGGACACCGCTCTTCTCACCCCACTTGGTGAATTCGGCCCCAAGACTCAGGAGATATTCGGCCAGCTGCGGGTTGGACGTGAGCTCGATGCCCCAGTTCTTTTCCGCGAAGTCCATGTTCCGATCCACCAGCGTGGTCAGCTCGTTGAACTTGACCTGCGAGTAGTCGGTATCCACGCGCATGCCCCGGTGCTGCATCTTCCATGTGACGCGCTGGACGGCCATCTCCATGTCATAGACCTGCGGGTACTTCTTGTCCGTCCGGAAGTAGCTGAACAGCTGGGCCGCAAGGATCGGATCCAATGCCGCGTAGAACCAGTAATCCTCAAAGTCGATCGGAACCGTGTCCCAGTCCCAGCCGTTTCGCTTGAACGCAGCCTTGAGGGCCTTCTCTCCGTCCGCAGCGCTGGAGTCGATCAGTTCTGTCGTGACCTCCTTGAGGCCAGCATTCTTGTTGGGACGGTCGATACGAGCCATGATGGCGGAGTCGTGGGCACGCTCCCACGGGATCTCCCACCCGGCGTGCCGCTTGAGCCATGTGGCGTCGAAGGGCAGGTTGTGGGCAACGTACTCTCCGCCCCATGCGTCAAGACATTCAAGCGCAGCTCCGCCCCAGCGCTGGAACGGTACGGCCCAGCCGGTACGGGTGTCACCGATCTGGATCATCCGGAGCTCGGCATTGGGGGCGAAGGCGTCAAGCCCGGAGGTCTCGGTATCGACACCCAAGACCTCCCGGGACTGACGGAGCCATTGCCTCATTCGGTAAACATCTTCGATAGTGTTTACAAGATACAGTTGAGTATCGTTATGGAGCGGCACTATTTTCCTTTAGTATATTGCTTTTCTTGGTCAAACGTTATTGAGCTCGGTTGCCTTCATGCGGCTGGCCACTTCACGGATCTCTAGTCCGTACTTCTTGTCCGATCGCGGGGACGCAATGTGCCCGTAGTCCCGCCCGATGTACTTCATCTTCGCGACGGCTCCGGTGGAGTAGGCCAGAATGTTGGTCTCCGAGAGGAGGTCCATGAATTCCGCGAGCTTGTCAGGATTCGACGTACTGATGATACCGAAGGTGCCCCAGTCGTGAGGTTCCTCGGACGTCCAAGCATCCTCCGGCAATGCCGTCAGCAGGGCCTTGATCTGCAGGTCGTTGGTGGGGTTGTGTGTCTTGTCCCGCTTGTAGTCTACCAGCACTGCCGTGCGAGGGTCCCCGTAGGTGCGACCGATATAGTTGACACCGTAGGACTGAAAAAGCTTGGCCCGGTTTTCGGAGTAGACAGCATCGACCACGATCTTGTTGATCCCGGCCTCGGTGCGCAGAATGGTGCCCGCGTGGGTGGGCGCAACCGTCTTGACATCTGTCTCAGTCCAGAGACGGGCACCACGGGACGCGAGAAACAGGTGGTACCAGCGCTCCAGCGAGACCTCCTCGAAGACCGGGAGGATTCCGTGCTGAAGCACATGAATACCCTTACCCGGTTCGTAGGTGTGCTCGAAGATCGCTTCGGTATCTGTGAGGATGATGTCTTCGGGGCATTCTTCCCGCATCCTTGTGAGCACGGCCTGAACGATGAAGTCGTTCGTTGTGTCAAGGTGAATGTACACAAGTGTCCTTTCGTAGGTCTTCCGACTTTAGCCGAAGGACACGCAGTTGTCTACTCCAGAGTGTCGTTGTAGAAGGCGTCAGCAAGGCCTGCATCGACTTCGGCGGCGTCCTCAAGCAGGCGACGGGCCACATTGGTAAGGTACTCGATGCCGTTATCATCGTACTTCATCAAAGATGCTACGATACCACGGGGCTTTTCCGAGTGCTGTGCCCAATAGCGTGGGGTCTCAGGATATACACCATCGACATCCATGCGGGTGGGTCGGCACTCGGTACACGGCATGGCATCCACGGAAAGCTCAGACTCGTCAATGGCGCTGAGGCGGTTCCTTGACACTACGGAGCAGTCTCCGCTATGGTAGAAACGGCTAACCCCGATACGGGAAATGACGTAGATTCCCGTGGTCGTGCGGAAGAGGTAAAACTCCACCCAGCGCGGTCGGGATCCGATACGACTGGAGCTCTGGGCAAGGAGCTCACCTTCAAATTTTAGGGTACGTACCCCGTCTTTTACTGCATACTGCATAGTTACTGTCCATCCGGGGTATCGGGGCTGGCCTGCTGGCGCAATTCCTCTAGTAGTCGGGCCAAATCATCACGCTCGCGCTCAATGACGTCCCGAGAATCACGGAGGGCTTCTGCCAGCGTCTCAAGACGGACTACCTGTGATGTTGCTTCAGAGAGTTTTGCCAAAAGCTTTTGCTCAATTTTAGTGAAATCTAGTTGGGGAAGACTTGACATTTCTGTCCTTTCGTCGTATACACAGCTATAGTATATCCTACTGTGAATGACCTGCTGCCAAATTTACGGGGTCGCTGCTTTGAGGCTTTGTACTGCTGAAAGAATCATTGCGTCGGTAATTACTCCAGCGTCATCTCCGGGATTTGGGTTGTTTGCTGTAATTGCGTAGGAGTACGCAGCATCCCATCCGGGCTGGGCTGAGATCTGCCATTGGCGGGACCAAGCCCATGCCTCAGGGTTGTCGAGACCTTCATCCGCTGCGCAAGCAGTCACCCGCAGCAATAGGGCATCATCACGTGCCATAAGGGCTTGAGTAGAGTAAGACATAGGTGTGTTCTTTCTGTGTAAGAGGCTACATTGTCCATGCGTGCGTAAACGTAAGCGCCCAGTTATTTGCAACTGTTTGGGCCACATCAGGCATCACAAGTAGCTGCCCCGTTGAGGGGTTAATAAATGTGGTTGTTTTAGCTGGAGATGTACCACCAGTCAATAGACCGGGGCTATATGCCTGTACACCATTAGAACTTCGGCAATTGGTTGGCACAATAGTTCCAATCGAGGTATAGGACCCCGCTGGCATGCTAATAGTGCCGCCAGTTCGTATGGCCTTGATTGTCATCAATACTCGGGAGTCGGTGTTAGAGGTATCAAGATACACAGTCCCCTGAATAGTCCAGCCTGCAGGTTGCAATGGGGTGAAGTATTGCGTGGTGGTGACATAGCCACTACTCATACTAATATCTGTTGCACCCACATGCCCATTCAGTGTGATGCCATTGCCATCCAATATGATGGACGGAACCTGAACTCCTGTAGCTCCGTTATTACCTGCCGAGAGGATTGCGTTGAACCCATCGGTGGATCCCAGACCGGCTACGGTAGTCATGGTCTCGCCATCCGGGAAGAAGCCAATTCCGGGGGCTGCATCCGGAGGACCATATCCGGGTAGATATCCTTGTTGTGTCTGCAGTCCGGGGAGGTTCTGCATTGCCGTAGGTCCAACAACGGCACTCAAGCCATACCGGCTTATTCCGTTCCAACCAATACCACTCGCGCTGACTGTTCCTGTTACGACGATTCCGTCTGGGTTAGCCTGTAGGTAGTTGTTTCCGCTCGCATCCCAGCCATTGAGTCCTGCGTTATTAAGCGTAATTCTGGCACCGGAGCTAGCAGTCTGGATTTGGGCACCAGTAATGGTCTTACCGTCAATAGCACCATTGACAATCAGATCTCCAGTAACCTGCTGGCCGACATAGGCATTACCGTGTACGGACCATGTGACGCCTGAAGTATTGCACTTGAGGCCAATCATAAAGCCGGTGACGCCTGCCGGAATCGTGTAAGTCGCAGAGACCGGGCGCTGGGCAGTAGTGGAGATGGATGTGGTTGTGATGGCTGTAGTAGTTACGGTTCCGTCAGCCTTGGCTGTGTATGCTTGGAAGGTAATCGCAGCAGCAGATGCACTAGTAGTTGTGTCGGCCTTCAGTGTCCATACCTGACCTGCCACACACGGAATGAGTTGACCGGCATTGGCGTAGGTGTGTGGATCTACAAGATAGGAGAAGGTGTCCGAGGTAGTGGTTGTAGTTCTGGTAGCCTTCTTCAGCCCCGAAGACGTACCATTGGCGATAACCCAACCAGCGGTTCCTCCGGAAGACAGCGCTGTTCGGGCATTCGTGATCTGCGTGCTGTTGAATCCGGCATCCGAGAGGGCGTTCGTACCCGAACCGATGGTGACGAAATTGGCGCTGAGTGTTCCGGACTGGATCGCGTCAGCGGTGATGTCGGCGATGATGCCGGAGGATGCCGTGATGGATCCGGCCTTGATTGCAGAGGCCGTGACAGACGCGGCACCAAGTGCTGATGCCGTGATTGATCCCGCCGCGATGGAGTCGGCAGTTACAGCTCCTGTGGCAATGGCTGACGCTGTAACACTATCTGCAGCAAGGGCGCTGGCAGTAATGATCTGTGCGGCAAGAGCCGTAGCTGTGATCGACTGGGCAGCGAGGGCGCTTGCAGTGATCGATCCCGCCGCCAGAGCTGTCGCGGTGATGCTCTGAGCGGCCAGTGCACTGGCCGTGATGCTCTGGGCCGCGAGAGCCGTAGCTGTGATTGACTGGGCTGCAAGCGCACTGGCCGTAATTGACCCAGCTGCCAGTGCCGTCGCCGTGATGGACTGTGCGGCGAGCGCTGAGGCCGTGATGGATCCGGCTGCGAGGGCTGTAGCCGTAATGCTCTGCGCGGCCAGAGCTGATGCAGTAATGCTTTGAGCAGCTAGTGCAGTAGCCGTGATGGACTGTGCCGCCAGAGCTGATGCAGTGATCGACCCTGCCGCAAGCGCCGTGGCAGTGATGCTTTGAGCAGCTAGTGCAGTAGCCGTGATGGACTGTGCCGCGAGTGTGGACGCCGCTACTGAGCCTACCTGCAGGGCCGTAGCAGAGATGGATCCTGCGGCCATAGCGGAAGCGGTGATGGCCTGAGCCGCCAGTGCAGTGGCCGTGATCGACTGTGCGGCCAGCGCTGTAGCGGTCACGGAACCGGCTGCAAGTTCCGACGCCATGACGGCACCTGCGGCAATAGCAGACGCTGTGATCGAGTTAGCTGCAAGCGCTGACGCGGTGATGCTTTGGGCAGCGAGGGCGCTTGCAGTGATTGACCCAGCTGCCAGAGCCGACGCCGTGATTGACCCGGCAGCAAGTGCCGTAGCCGTGATCGACTGTGCTGCAAGGGCTGTCGCTGTGATGCTCTGGGCAGCAAGAGTTGAGGCCGCTACCGATCCGGCCTGCAGGGCTGTTGCAGAGATAGAGCCCGCCGCCATAGCAGATGCCGTGATGGACTGTGCGGCGAGAGCAGAAGCCGTAATACTCTGGGCAGCGAGGGCGCTTGCAGTGATCGATCCCGCCGCCAGAGCTGTCGCGGTGATGCTCTGAGCGGCCAGTGCACTGGCCGTGATGCTCTGGGCCGCGAGAGCCGTAGCTGTGATCGACTGTGCGGCAAGTGTGGAGGCTGCAACAGACCCAGCCTGTAGGGCTGTAGCGGAGATCGAGCCTGCGGCCATAGCTGAGGCGGTGATGGACTGCGCTGCCAAAGCTGTAGCCGTGATCGACTGGGCAGCAAGAGCGCTGGCAGTGATGGAGCCTACGGCCAATGCAGTGGCAGTGATGGATCCTGCGGCAAGGGCGCTGGCGGTAATGCTCTTGGCTGCAAGGGCCGTCGCAGTGATCGACTGGGCAGCGAGGGCGCTTGCAGTGATCGATCCCGCCGCCAGAGCTGTCGCGGTGATGCTCTGAGCGGCCAGTGCTGTCGCTGTGATCGACTGAGCCGCGAGAGCAGAAGCCGTGATGGATCCTGCGGCAAGGGCTGTCGCGGTGATGGAGTTCGCAGCTAGGGCACTGGCGCTGACAGAGTTGGCAGCGAGTTCCGAAGCCGTGATGGCACCAGCGGCGATGTTTCCCGCCACGATGGTGTCTGCGGCAATCTGGGTGGCGGTGATTGCCCCGTTTTGGATCGTTGGAATCCAAGCTGTGGAAGACGCGCTCCATGACTTCAGGGTCCTGCCGTTGCCGAGATCAACCCACATGTCCCCGTCTGCGCTGGCAGTAGGGGTTGAGCTTGTGAGGAAGATGTGGTTCTTACCGTTGGCAATGACCTGAGCGGAGTTTGCAGTATTGTTTGCAGTAGTTGCAAGAGCGTTAGCCGACGCCGCAACATTCTGTGCCGAGACAGCGGCGCTCTGGGCCGAAGTAGCGGTGCTCTGGGCAGAGGCAGCTACGTTGTTCGCGGAGACGGCGGTGTTGCCTGCCGAGATCGCAGTACTGTTTGCGGATGCTGCGACGGTGTTGGCAGATGCCGCGACACTCTGAGCAGACGCAGCAGTCGTGTTGGCTGAAGCTGCTACGTTATTGGCCGAGATAGCGGTGTTGTTTGCAGAGATCGCTGTACTGGTTGCAGATGCTGCTGCGGTCTGGGCCGAAGCAGCTACGTTATTAGCCGAAATTGCGGTATTGTTAGCAGATACTGCCGTATTCTGGGCTGAAATAGCAGTGTTCTGTGCAGAGATGGCCGTGCTGTTGGCGGATGCAGCGACGGTGTTGGCCGAGGCAGCAATATTCTGAGCCGAGATTGCCGCCGTATTTGCGGACACAGCAGTATTTTGTGCTGAGATGGCTGTATTGTTGGCAGAAATTGCTGTATTGTTAGCGGAAATAGCGGTGTTGTTTGCAGAAACTGCAATGCTGTTTACCGAATTTGCGGTGGCCTGTGCCGAAGCAGCTGCATTATTGGCCGAGACGGCTGTGTTTTGAGCCGAGATGGCAGTGTTGTTTGCAGAAATTGCGGCAGACTGGGCCGATGCAGCTACGTTATTGGCGGAAACTGCCGTGCTGTTGACTGAGGCAGCGAGGTTGTTAGCAGATACAGCAGTGCTCTGTGCTGACACAGCAATGTTCTGTGCGGACACAGCAGTGTTTTGGGCCGAAATAGCGAGGTTGTTGGCCGAAACAGCAGTGTTTTGCGCAGATACACCTGTATTCTGGGCAGAGACTGCCACATTCTGGGCGTTGGTCGCGGCAGTATTTGCGGACACTGCAACATTCTGCGCATCTAGTGCCGCTGCCTTCGCGTCGATGGCAGCCTGATCTTCGGTCGTGACCCATGCGGATCCGTTCCATCGGTAAGGCTTGTTGCCCTCCGAGGTGTTGAACCATATATCGTTGACGTTGTGGGAACCGCTGGGGGCCGCTGAGGCGGACAGAATGGAGCTCTTGAGGGCGATGGCCGTATTGGCGTCGTCAATGGCCTTGGTGTTGTCTGCAAGGGCCTGTGAGAGGCCTGTGTCGTCCAGCACCGATGCAATCTTGGCGGTCGTCGTCGGGCTGATATCCGACTCATTCCCGTTTGTGTCTAGAGCCGTCAACCAGAAGGTCCATGAATCTCCCGGAACCCCTCCGGCGTAGCTTATCGTGTCTCCGGGGTTGATTACCGACCCAACTAGGACAGATACGGTATCCCCGACTTTTTGTCCATAGACGTTGCAGTGATCGTAGTCCGCAGGAGCAAGACTGCCGTCTCCAAAGAGACCATCCCATCCGATGAGGGAGATGCCCGCCGAGCTTGAGACGGCAGGGGCCGTGGGAGCAGACGGCGGGGTCGTGTCTCCGAGGAACTGCTTGAAGCCGACAGATCCGTCATCCTGCAGGCCAAAGACCGCAGAGACTCCGGTGTCCGGGTCCATGGTCGAGAGGGTCTGGTCCTCATTGATGACAATACTGCCGACCGGAGCAGTGCCCTGTTGCTTGGCGTTTTTGTCGATGGAGCGCAGGGCTTCGGCGAGCCCGTGCATGGAGGGGGTGATGCGTCTAACCAGCAATGTACACCTCGGGTTGCATAACAAGTTTGATATCGGATGCTGTAGTCAAGTCTCCGGACATGTGGAGCAGACGGCAGAGATGGACGCCGTCCTCTAGGGCTACCCAGCCCTTGGTGTAGATGCCGACGAGATCTCCGGGCCAGTAGGTACCGATCGGGTAGTATCCACCGGCTCGAACGGTAAGGGTAATTTCCCGGATGAGCTGTTGGTTCTGATGAAGTACCGCGTCACCATGTGCTTGCACGACGTTCTTATTCGTGCTCTGGGAGATGGCAATAACAGATTCGAGAAGCGGGAATCCCTTACTGATTGTCGTCAAATCTTCCGACATCGTGATGAGCGTTCCGCGTCCGGAACCAGCACCCAAGCTGTAGACACGGTTGGTCTGATAGGCTCCTGAAGTAACAATGCTCAGGTCAGCAACGGCACCGAGACTTGCATCCGTGTCCCAGACGTGCAGATGCTGCTGGGCGATTCGTGGGTCACCTTCGGTGCCAGTCCACATGTCCCATGTAACCGTCCCACCATCGGCCATGCGTGGGCGGAACATGATGTCAGGCCCGTTGTGGACCTCTGAGAGCTTAGTGAGTACTGCATCACAGGTGATGTTCTGTAGGTCGTAGCCCTCATATACACGCTGGTGGTCAAGGTCATCAAGGGCGGGCGTGCCGTCCTGTGTCTCGTCCGGAACCGGATAGGAGATTGGAAGTGCCCCACCGGGCTTCAGCTGTACCGCCTGCACAACACGTTTGGCGATTGTACCCAATCCAAGCTTGTAGTAGGCGATCTTGCTCTTGGCAAGTAGTGACCAGTCGGTGAATTCCTGCGCCACGACGCGGTTGGCAAGGATGGCCCTGATACCCACGCAGTCCAGTTCGATGTCGTTGTAGTTCTCCAACGGTCGTCCTGTGATCACGCCAGCAAAGACAGGGACATCCCCGTATTTGAGCAGGATTCCGCCCCACCACGGGGCAAACCATTTGCTCTGATCGATGAGGTCTGGGACGCTTGACTTCTTAATGGTGGTCTTGAGAGTTTCAATACCATTTAGTGGGATGTCCCACGATGTGGCGTCAACATCGACCCGGGGGCCGATCTGACCTGAAATGGTGTTGAGAAGATATACAGACCACATTGAGGAGTCAGGCGATGTTACCACCTGAGCCACGGCCATTAGCGCATAACCCCATAGTCTGTGACTAGGATGGTGGTTCCGCGAACATCACTCTGGAAGTGGTGGAAGGGAGAGCCGGGTCCTACAGCACGCTGGCGGGTTACTCGGATCGTATGCTGTCCCTTTGCGACAGTGTTGTATTCCTCGAAGCCCAGTGTCTGCCATGCCTGATGAAGTCCTGTGGAGTTCCACGTAAAGATGTAGCTGTTGTCCAGATAGATATTGAACTTCACTTCACAATACTTGGAATTGTCGAAACCTACGGCTTGATATGCCGAGTAGGTGGACTTCATGTGAATTCGGATTTCACGGTCGGTCGGCACGTAGAAACCAGCGGATCCGATGGTAGTTTCCGTGACTGGGATAACGCCGTTGAGGGTATCATTGAGCGTTGCCAATGTCCCGAGACTTGCCCCGTAGGGAATTGAGTAGTCAACACTGTCTACCTTGGTACCGCGACTGGTGGTGTTGGCCCCCGGTGGGACAAGGTAGTTGTCCAGCTTGACGGCACGCTGGGGCAGGGATGTTCCATAGCCTACGATGACTTCGGAATCGCCCTCAATGGACGGATACCGCTGTTGTACGTAGATGATGTCATTACGCGTGGAACTGGTACCGTTGGTGGGCACATAGAAGGTCGTCGCGGGGATCGGTGCCAGAATGTTCTCGCCGTTGGTGGCTTCAATACATACAACACCTTTGGTGACACTGTATGACATATTCCCGGCGCTACTAGAGGTGATTCCGCCGCTGATGAGGCCCGGAGTGTATAGTGCGCTGGTGATGTTTCTGATGTCTTTTGCGGTGGTACCGGAAATAACAGCTCCGGTTGTTGCGTCAAGGGTAGGGTCTACACCAAAACCTGATGTCATTTTAAAGCCTCACTATATCCACGTGTCTCTGAACAGTATATCACACCAGCCGTTTACCTTTTGTACCGGGATAAACGATGGAGTAATACTTGAATTTGGTGGAATCGACCACCAGTCGCGTCGGGTCAGGAATGTAGAACGGTCCTGTCCATCCTGCGTAGCGATTCCTGCTTGCATATCGATCGTTACGTGGGAATTCATCCGTACCGCCCCGCCGTACGTTACGTAATTCCCCTGATTATCGGTGACTGTAAATCCGGCATCGTAGTCCCCGTAAACCCTGATTACCGGCCACGCGTCGTTATTTCCGTTATTAGTTAGGACCTCAACTGCTGCGTGGAAAGGTGCGCCGTAGTTCATCGGGTATGTGATCGGCATGTCCATCCCACCGGACATGTAGTTGTCCATGAGGGTGACAGTCTGTAGGGCTCCGTACTGGTTGGGGTCCGGTGCATAGAGGTCGATCTTGAAGACTGCCACGGTGTCCGTCTGCTGTACCCATGAGACCTTGCCGCCGATGGTGACAGTCGCCCAGCGCACACCCGTGATGTCCTCGATGGAGAGGGAACGGTACTCCTTGGGCTGCACCATCCCCATGAACTGGTCACGCATGGCGTGCAGCTCCGCAGCATTGCGTGCCATGGCCGACCCGCTGAAGGTGATGTATCGGGAGGCGTGGTGCCCTGCCTCAAGGAAGTCACCAGAGCGGATCTGGCGGGGTGTGAAGTTACGGCGCACGTCAACACCATCGCTCCACCCAATTAGGGCGGTAGGATCGAGAACAAACTGCGGGCTGGATGTTAGGAAGGACCGCATTGTGACGTCTTTGATCGTTGCCACAATTTTGTCTGTCTGTAGATACATAATGTCGTTTCCTAGAAGCGGTTGGTGAATTCCCAGAACAGCTGCGAGGCAGCCATCTGGCCGACCTGAGCCTCATTCAGAGGCGCAGACGGATATACGTTTACTGTTGGGTTGACCACCGTCGCATTTCGCTGCTGGCTTGTTGGTTGGTATCCGTAGGATCCCGGAACTGGCATGCTGTTGCTTTGTGCAGCTGCAGCAAAGATGTTCGGGTTCTGCGACTGCCCTCCTACCAGTGCTCCGGTATCCATGGATGGGATCTTGACAGTGGACGCATCGAGCACGCGGCTGGCGATGTTGTTCATGGCATCTACAGCAAGGCCACCATGGTCGGTGATACCGTTTACATAGCCCTGTACTGTCCACAAACCACGGGTGTACATTTCACGGGAAGGTGAGTGCATATTCATAATCCTGCCGATGCCATCGAGGACAGTCTGACCAACCCCAGCGATGGCCTTTCCGACCGCCCCGATTCCGTCCTGAATACCATGGACAAGCCCATCGATGATGTGACCACCGGCAGTGAGCATGTCGCCCCAGAGCCCATTAAGGTAATCGAAAATCGCATCCCAACCGCGCTTTTCGATATCCTTGACAACACCCATGGCAGTGTTCCAAGCGTCCTGAACACCCTTCCAGAAATTATCAATGCCTGTTTGAATTTGCTGGCCGATGTTGTTGAAGGTATTATTGATACCGGACCACATGGTGTCCCACCAAGTACTGATCTGGGTGCCAGCCGTTGTCCAACCGGCCTGAATATCACTCCACCATTGTGAAATGTTCTTGTTGATGTCGGCACTGAGCTTCTGGTTGGTGGACTGAATATCGGACCAAGTTTTATCCCAGTCCTTGCCAATTTTAGCGCCCTCTTTTACGAAGGGTGCGGAAATATCTGTCCACCATTTGCTGACATTCTTATTGATGTCAGCGCTAAGCTTGGTATTTGTGGTCTTCAGATCGTTCCAGTTCTTGGTCCAATCCTTACCGATGCTTGCTGCACCTCTGGTGAAGTCACCGGAGATTCCTGTCCACCATGTACTGACGGACTTGTTGATGTCACCGCTGATCTTAGTGTTGGACGACTTCAGATCATTCCAACCCTTTGACCAGTCCTTGCCCATCTTGTCAGCGCCCTTGGTGAAGTCGCCGGACACCCCGTTCCACCATGTGGTGACAGACTTGTTAATGTCACCACTGATCTTGGTGTTGGAGGACTTCAGGTCGTTCCAACCCTTGGACCAATCCTTACCAATCTTGTCGGCACCCCTAGTGAAATCACCGGATACACCTGTCCACCAGTTGGAGATGTTCTTGTTGATATCTTGGCTCAATTTTTCGTTGTCGCCCTTGATTTTCTCCCAGCCGGTATTCCACTTCTTGGAGAAATCGTCAATAGGGCGGCTAACCAGAGCACCCCAAAGCTTACTGAGGTGTTCTTGGATCTTACCTACTACATCGGCGACAGGCTTGGTGGCTGTATTGAAGTCCTTCCACATTCCGTCCCAGCCCTTCATGAAGTCTTTGCCCATGCCGTCATTGTTGCGCTTGGCATCGCCCCAGAAGTTTGCAAGGTCGTCGTTGACCTTCTTGCTGGTGTCCTTATTGAATCCGTCTAGGCCACCCCAGAAATTGTTCCAGTTGGTACGGAAGTCCTTATCCATGCCGTCGTTGTTCTTACCAACGTCGGTCCAGAAGTTTCCGAGGTCGTCGTTTACCTTCTTGCTGGTGTCCTTGTTGAAGCCGTCGAGCCCGCCCCAGAAGTTGTTCCAGTTGCTGCGGAAGTCCTTATCCATGCCTTCGTTGTTGCGGGTGGTATCACCCCAGAAATCGGACAGACCCTTATTGACATCCTTGTTCATCTTTTCAACGGCCACGTTGAAAGGACCAAATATCTTGTCGGCATTTGCACGAATGTCTTCACTGAATTTCTGGTTGTTCTTCGAGAAATCGTTGAACATCGAGACAGTGCTGTTGTGGAATTCTTGGGTGTGCTTTGTAGAGGTCATCCATGCGGTGGCGTCGTCCAGAGCCTTAAGGCCATCGGTCCACGACTTGAAGTCCTTCTGGCCGTCCTTGATGCTCTTGGCCAAGGCATTGATGCCGTCAGCATCCTTCTGCGTCTGATCACCCTTGCCGTAGTTCAGGCTGGCTCCGAAGGCCTTCATGAGTTCGACCACGTCAGGAGTGATCGCAGAGATGAGGTTGCTGATCGCAGGTAGGAGTTTCTTCAGCGAGTCAACGGCAGGCGGAATGACGTCCTTAGCGAGTGTGCCAAGAACGGGCGCGAACATGTCGGTGAGTTTTTTAACTACATCACCAAGAAGTGGTGTGAGCGGCTTGATCGTATCCAGCATGGATTGGATCGGCGGGATCAAAACGGCAGCTGCGTGGCCTACGACATCTCCGAGGTTGGCGGCAATCGAGCCAACGAAGGACATAACGGATCCGAGCTTCTTGCCTACCGGCTCCATCGCAACGGAGAGGTGGGTTACGCCCTCCAGAATGCCGCCGAACATGTCCTTGAGCCCCGCCGCGACCTCGGGACGCGCTAGAGTGCCAGAGACGATTTCCAAGGCCTTACCGAGCGTCTGGCCGATCTGGGTCTCTACGATCTTGAGCGCAGGAGCAAGATACCCAATCGCCCCCATGAACTTCCCAAGTCCGCCGACAATATCACCAATTGCACTATTTGCGCCTTGGAAGATCATGACAAGGTTCTTCTGGAAATCAGCAGTGTGTATAGTATCAGACAGGCGCTGCAGGGATCCGCCAAGGACCCCGAGGGTCATGCCTCCGGCCTTGTTGGCTGCGTCTGCGAGACCGCCGAAGATGCTGCCCACGTCGCCGATGACATGCCCAAGATCCTTGAGTGCGGCCACGCCGCCATCGACCCAAGACTTCAGCTGTCCGTCCGAGTTGGCCTTCGACAGAAACTCGTCAAATCTCTTCGATACATCAACAAAACCACTCGCCAGCTTGGGAATATACGCCGACCCGAATTCTCCAAGTGTTTCGAAAATGTGGAGAAAAACGCTGGAGCTGTTGGTGATGGTCTTGATTCCGGCGTCAAGGTTCTTGAAGTCCCCCGCCATTCCCTTGGCGAAGCTTCCCTTGCTCATGCCCTCGAACATGGTGCCCCAGAAGCTACCGACGACCTTGGAGGTTTCACCGAGGGATTCCTTCAGGACACCTGATCCGCTGACAAGGTCATTGAGTCCCTGACGGGCCGTGGACCAGAAATCTTCGCCAATTTGCGTCTTGATATTCTGGATCTCTTTGTAAAGATCCGGAGCAGCCTTCTTCATATCACTAAAGGCTGTTGTGGTGAGCTTCATAGCGATTTCAAGGCCAACAAACACACCCGGAAGCATAGGGGCAACACCCATGATCTGTACAAGGCTGCTGCCAAGCGAGAGCAGGCCTCCAGCAGCGCCTGTGGCCGCTGTAGCCATGCCACCGATCTTCTCGGCGGTCATGGCGATTTGAGGCGTCATTTCGCCAAGCTTGATCTTAGCCTGAACGGCCTCTTCGATCAGGCCCGCAAGGGTTGTTCCGCCACTGATGCCAGCGAGGAACTTTCCGATGTTGTCGAAGGACCCGTCAAGGGACTTAGCCACATTTTCATTCATCTGTGGGAAGATCTTGACAAAACGTGGGCGGGCAAGAACACCCAGCTCTAGCTCGGCGAGTCCAGTACGGACAACGACGCCCCAGTCGAGAACCTTGTGGCCCCACTCAGCCATGAGGGCGATGAGGCTGGTGCGGGCACCGAGATCATCGATGTCCACGGGAACGTTGATCTCGTGGTCATCGGCGGTAGCCATGAAGTCTTCGACGTGGGCTGTGGCGGCTGCGGTATCGGCGTCAACATCGACAGTGATTTCCGGATGCACATCAACGATTTCGCCAATGTGTGTCTCAGCTGCTACAGTATTAGCATCAATGTTGATGTCAACCTTGTGCTCGTCGGCCCAAGCAACAAGCAGGTCAATCTGATCTTCGGCAGGACGAGTATCGGCCTCTACCTTGACCTCGATGGTGTCAGGCAGGATGGCGAGGGCACTCTTGATGTCGGCTTCAAGCTTGTCGGTGATTGCACGGATGTCTACATAGGCGGACCCGATAATCGTCATACTACAACCTCACGTTACCCCAGAGGGGCCTCAAGACCGGGATATCCGGATTCATCTGCTTCAAGAAAGCCTTGAGGTTGCATTGCTCTCGATGGCTGTGTGTGCTCATCGAAGTCTTCGTCGTTTGAACTATCCTCAGCCCTAATTTTACCATACAAGTTAGTGATAACTGCCTTCATTCTGCTCCGGGGATCCTCAAGTCCACCGTCACGGATGCTCTCTTCGAGCAGGACAGTATCAATCAAATTGAAGGCTCTACCGGCGTCGAGTCTGCACAGCAGTCCGTACAGATCGACGTTCTGGAGCCGGTAGTATCCGTCAACCCAATTCCAAATAGAGAGGAAGTGGCGTCCGACTGCTAGGACGCCTCTGTAGGGCGCGAGGTGTAGGACTCCGCAATGAAGGAGACAATCTCCGTGATCGTCTTCACGTCAATCATGTGCTTGGGATCGTGGAGAACGGCGTCCAGACGAGCCCATTCCTCCGCAGTCATGACAGACCGCAGGAACTTAGTCAGGGCCGCAGCACTGGCGTTCCTGACTTCAGACGTCGTGGCCTCAACGAATTCGAGGAGAACGATGCCGGGGGCCTCAGGGAAGACTTCGAATGACTCTCCTGCAAGATCAAAACCGAGCGGAGCCACTTCTACTTCGGGTGTCTCGGGGACTGCTACAGAAAATGAGCGCGTACGCATCGGGAGGCGATTTACAGCCATGTGTCTTACCTAATTTCGTCGGTTAATCAATAACTTTTCCAAGATTGTCCGTCAAGTATCTATTGGGCTTGGTGCCCGGGTGATGGACTATCTTTGCATACACTATTTTACCATGACTTACAAACCGTAGTGTCTTTTTTGTACGCGGCAGGATGATGTGGGGCTTTGTACCTTCGTGGTGCAAAAGTGCAATGTCGTTATCGGATCCAATGGTTCCGATAACCCCGTTGTGGTCTGCGGAAAGTGTGTATCCAATGGAGGTAGACAGCTGTCCAGTTTTCTTGCCGACCTGAATTTTGGCAAGCAATGTAAGAATGGCGCTACGGTTCCGAACGTCTTTTCCGACCATGCCCGTGGTGGTCTCGAATTCCTCGTGCCACCCGGCCTCATTCTTTTCAAACTTCATTAGATGACGACCATTACGGTCATCGTCACGGCCTGCAACAGGCCACCCGGGGCGCTGGCGGAGATGTCGGCCATGCCGGAGCCCTCCCATGAATCCTCGAACGCCCTGCGTCCGGCCTCAATCATCAGCTGTGCGTCCTGCATCTGTCCGTTGGCTGTGGAGGTCATTGTCTCCGCGCTGGGCTCGGTCCCACGGTTGCTCATCCCCGGAAGGTCACGAACAACTTCCACCACGAAGACAGCGGTCCACGGCTCGGTACGCCTGACCGGAAACTGGGATTGGTGCTGGGGCAGGCCCGAGTAGGCCTGCACCCAAGACACCGTCACCTGTGGCGCTGAGTGCACTGTCTGTCCCTGTCCGCCCACAGCAAGGAACTGGCGGGACGGCAGGTCCACCCCGTTCTCCGCAAACACGGATACGAGGTGGTCAAGAATCAGCTGAGCCTTCTCAGAGATTCCTTCAAGATAGACAGGTGCATCAAACGACATGGTGTTCCTTAGAGAGCGCTGAGGCTCTTGACGAGAGACTTGCGGTTGTGTCCGGCTTCTTCGGCAGCGAGTGCGCGAACAGCACGGTCATGGTCCTCGCCGACCCATGCCATAACTTCGGCAATGGTGCCTTCAGGAACGGCCTCTTCGGTGTCCGGCTTGGCCGGATCCTCCGTGACAGGCTCGGCCACAGGCTCGGCGGCGACTGCTTCTAGCTTTGCGACGGGCGGGTAGTAGACGTCCGGTGCTCCGGGATCTTCAGGCGCGGCGTACGGATCTGTTTGGCTCAATTTATTCTCTCTCCACGTGGTTTATCTACAGAGAAGACTTTCGACTTCTTCTTTGCTTTATTCGGGTTGACAGCGGCGAGGAAGAGATCGATCTCATACACGCCTGTACGGCCAGCCTGAAGAAAGTTTAGGGGGTCAAGGACGGTCATGCTCTCGCCTTGACGGGTGATGTTGGTGGTGATCCGCTGGGGAAGACCACACTGGTCGGACTCAGTCTTGGCCCAGATCAGCTCGTTGGCGAGACGCAACGCTGCGTGCTTGCCTGCGGCGGGAACTGGTGTACCATATGTATATGAGACTTCGAGGTCATGGAGTGGATCAAGGATCCACGGAGTAGAGTTCTTCCGGACAATATACGCATTGTTGCGTAGGCTGTACTCCGAAGGATCAAGGACATGTCCGCCAATGCTGACGGACTGTATGGAGACGACAGGACTATTGCGGAGACGGAGCTCACGGATCCCGCTCTGGAGCGGAATGTTCTTGATGCCGCCCTGAATGACGACGGGCTCCAGCTTCATCGGACTGAACTGCCCGGATCCGTAGTACTCGGTTGTCTTCTGGATACCCGTGAATTTCTCACCGGAGAGTTTGTACAGGATGAGGCTTGCAGCCGCTACAGCATCGGTAGTGTAGTCGCCAGTCGGCTCGACAGTGTCCGAGTTTTTTAGCCATAGAATAGCCATAATGCTCCCAAGTTATTTGATCTAAGTATATCATGACCACAAACAGCTCTGGCTGGCTCGAATAAACGAACCAGCCAGAAATGTTGTAGGGTATTACTTATGGACCTGTAGTTGCTACGTAGCCCGAGCCACCAGCCGGGATGTCCGGGATGGAGTCTGTGCGAGCATAGGCGTAGGCGCGGTCGGTGATCCACGGCCATGTTGGGGTGTTGCCGGAGCCGATACCGAAGAGCGGGTTACCCACACCGTAGCCGGTGAATTCGGTTCCGAGGACGCCTTCAGCGATGGTCTTATCGCCGGAGCCCTGCATCTGGGCGTATGGGATGAGCCAGTGCCAGTAAGGGTTGACAGCTGCGGGACGACCGTTGAGGATAGCCTTGGACCAGACCTCGATGGAGACACCGTTCGGGGATCCAATCACACCCATCGCTGGGGCCGCGAAGCCCTGCGATGCGCCGAGGATGGTTCCGCCAGCGATGAGTTCCGTGAGTTCGGGGTCAGGGTTCTCGACACCGAGCGTGATGTTGACGCGCTTCAGTGTGTTGGGGGTCTTGTAGGCGATACCGATGGTACCGTCAGCAAGCTTGGTTGTGATATCTGTACCAGCTTCGTACTCGGGTGTGATCTTGACCGAGATGAAGGCACGGGTGACAAATGAGGCACTAGGGCCAACAGCCGTTGATCCGTCTGCATTGAGACGGGTAACACGGATTACGGAACCCGAAATACTGGCTGATTTATCGTAAGCCATTGTGAATCCTTCCTAAAAATTAAGCGTAGTCTAGCGATAGATCAATGAGTACTGCGTAGACGTTTGTGGTGGACCATGTGACGGCGGCTGGACGATCGACGTAATACTTGATAGTATTTACACGTGTATCAATGGCCTGAGAGACCTCACCGGGGGTGATGTTCATGTCGCCGAGGATGACGGTCACAGGTCCTGTGGCGTACATCCAGTACTGGTTTGCTCCTGCTACGGCTCCTGTGGGGCCGATCTTGGAGTATCCGGTGCCTGCAACTACCGTGTTGCCAAGCTTGGTGAACAGCGCATTGCTGTCCTCTTCAAGCTTGAGGATCCCTGCCACCGCTCGCGGTGCATGGATCGTGCCAACCGAACCGAGCGTCGCGTCCCCGAGAGCGCCTTCGAGCAGTGCCAGCCCGTAGCGTGGCTTGACAGCCGTGCCCGGGGTAGGCGTGACATCGATGGAGTCTGTGCTGGCGAGGTAGCGGTTCTTGTTCTCCTTGGTGAGGAGCTTTGCAACTCCGCCACCCCAGAATTCAACTTCGATAGCCTTCTGAGTTACGACATCGAGGGCCTTCTTTGCAGAGGTCTCGACCTCCTCAGGGGTCACACCGAGGGTTGAGTGTTCAACCTCTGCCTCGATGTCGAAGGGGAAGTAGAGGCCATAGGTGTCGCCCTCATTCGGGACGACACTTGTGACTTCTGCGGGGGTGTTGGCACCGAGGATTACGGCGTTGTCCACCTTGACACGGGCATCCCCGATTTCGTAAACGAAACCGGAGAGCCAGTAATCATCGTGACGTTCTACGACAGTAGTAGCTGGACTCAAAATCCCAAATGGAGAAGCCTCTGGCCCCGTAGTCTCAATGAGAGTATTTGTCGGTCTTACCATTTCATTTCTCCGATGGAATTTCGAGTCCAGCTACTGTTACTGTATTGATTTACTACTAGCCAGCTACTGTTGTAGTAGCGGAAGCGGATCCACGGAGGGCCAGCTTGCTCTGGACACGGAGGGATTCGACGCCAACCTTGGCAACGCCTTCAAAAGTCTCCAAGAAAATTTTGTAATCGTTTGTGCCATTGAGGGTCGAGTCACGGACAAGTCCGAGGTCGAGAGTTCCCGCATCGAGGAAGAGGAAGGTGCCCTCAGAGAAGAGGTACCAGATAACGTCGGATGGGAAAGCGAGAAGCTCTGCCCCGGCGTCCTGTGTGCCGAAGATCTGGCCGGTCTCGCCATCGATGTGCCAAGACACGTTGATGGAGCGAGTAGCGAACCAGCCGTTGATCTCAGCCTCTGCGAGGTTGAATGTGCCTTCGCGACCGTCGCCCGGAAGCTGCTTGATCAGGTCGGCACGGAGTGCGTTCTTGAACCAAGACGGGAAGATGACGCGCAGTGGAGCGTCTTCTGCGAGGCGGTAGCGGGAGCGGTAGGCAGCTGCGGCGCGGTCGATCTGGCCGAAGATGTCGCGGGCGACACCGAGCTCAGAAGCGGCTGTGACCGGAGTGGAGAGTGCACCGATGCGGGTGAGCAGGCGAGTCTCAGCGTAGCGGGCGTGGAGAACCATGCCGAGCTTGGTGTGACGCTCAACGAGCTCTGGGAAGGCGCGAGCGCCGAGGTTGCCGAAGGTGAGGCAGAGCGGGATCGCGTCTACGTAGACGACGATTTCTGTGCCAGCGGCAACGCGGAGGCAGGGCTTCTCCGGATCCGGAGCACCTTCCGTAGCGGCGTCGATGTCATCCTGCATGGTCCACAGGGACACAGCACCGTTCAGGTCTGTGAGCAGCGGCGGAGTCATGAAGCGGATACCGCCACGATCAGCACCGAAGACGGCGAGGGCGTCCTTGACCGGACGGTCAAGTGTCTCTCCGAGTTCGAAGATGTCGTAGGAGGTCTCGACAGGTGCTGTCAGACCACCGGCAGCCGTGATGGCTGTAGCAGAAACGACGCCGTCAACCTTGGCGCGGTTGCCCTCGAAGTCCGAGGAGTTCAGGAAACGTGCCTCAGGGAAGTCCGTGCGGAAGGAAGCGACGAGCGACTGCTCTCCGTCTCCACCGGAAGTCTTGCCCATGGACTTCTTGCGCTCAAGAAGAGCAGAAGCCACAGCGGCGATGTCGGGAAGCTGGCTTCCCATAGGGATGCCCTTGATGTCAGCACCAGCGGTGATGGTCATTGGGGCCTTGACAGCGGGGATAGCAGGCGAACGATCTGCCGGAGCTTGGAATTCAAGCCCTTCTGGAGTTGCTGAGGCAGTCACGGGGTCCTCTTTCTGGATTTCGTCCGACGCAAGTTCAGCGTCGGTAGTTGTGGGGTCGGTTGCAGCTAGCTCTTTGGCTTCGTCTGCGGGTGTTTCGTCAATTGCTGCTTCGGACTCTTTAGGTGCATCTTCAACAGTCGGATCTGCGGCGGCGGCAAGATTTGCAATCTTCTTCTTGTCTTCGTCAGTCAGATCAGGCTCAGCATCTGCGTTGTCTGTGTCCTCGCCGCCACCGGCTGCACTGTCCTCAGCGGACGGATCCGCTGCTGGTGCGTCTGTGGGGGTTGCGGGCTCAGCGTCAGGGGCTGGCGTAGCCTCGTCGGTAACGGCAGCGGGAGCGTCCTCTGGGGCTGTCTCGTCATCCTTCGCAGGAGCGGCGATAGCGGCGGTTGCGGGGTCTTCCGCAGGGGCCTCTGTCTCGGCTACTGGAGGCTGCTCGGCAGCTTCAGTCGGATCCTCAGTGGGGTCCGTAGCGGGATCTTCGGTGGCATCAGGTGTTTCTGTGTCATCGGTGGATCCTGCAGGTGCTTCGGTGCTGTCAGCGTCGTCGGTGTCCGGCTCTCCGTTGCCCTCAGGGTCAACGTCACCGTCTCCGTCGTCATCCGTGTCCTTGGACATGCGAGCAACTGCGTCAGCAGCGGCCTGTGCAAGTTTGGCGGATTCGGCGCTACGAGTCTCGCGTTCGGAACGGACTGCGTCCGCTGCGTCGGCGAGGGCGATCATGTTGGTTACAACTTCACGAGTCGGGTCTTGCGATTGAACCGTCTTGAACTCTGAAACAACAGAATTTTCGAGTGCGTCGAGCTCATCGTCCGAAAGGTCGGAGATTTTGTCTAGGCTTTCACGGATCTGATCCACAGGTCCCTCCTTAGATTTCATTTAGGGATAAGTAATCTACTTATCGTGTATAAATTCAGTCTCTATGGCAGCAAGGGCAGGATCATCGTGTGATTTGCGCTCAGTATTAGTTATAGTATATCATGCAAAAAAGCACGTGTGTATGTTTAGAAAATGCAGTGGTGGCAAAAGAAAAGGCCCTTTCGGGCCTCTTCAATGTCAACTCGGAAAGGTTACTCCCCGTCAGCACCTAGGACGCGCTTACGCAGGGCCTCCATCTGGGCTGCAAGGTCTGCGTCAGCAGAGGCGATGACCGGCTGCATGCGCTCACGGGCAGACGCTGCCAGTGCTGCGAGTTCCGCCTCCTTGGTCTGGACGAACGGTGCGAGGCGCTGCAGGGCTTCCTCACGCTTGGCACTGAGCTCCGCAGCCTCGATGGCGTCCAGACGCATGGTCAGTTCGTCAATCTTGGAGTACTCGGCGGTCGGAAGTGCACCAGCGGCCACGAGAGCCTGAATCTGGCCACCGGCCACGAGAACCTGTGGACGGGCGATCGGGAAGCCCGGAACGTTGACGGAGCAGACAGCTACCAGTTCCAGCTTGCCGTTGATCGGACGCCAGTCACCGGAGCAGGCGGACGCACGGAACGCACGGACCTGATTCGGGGTGACATCCGGACGCAGGGACCCGGCTACCCAGATGCCGTGCTGGTCTTCTCCGGCAGTCACGTCGGCCACAGCGGAGCGGGTATCGTCGTAGTGTTTGATAGCTTCGTTGGCAGAGGCTTGCATGGATGCGTGACCACCTGTGAGTGTCAGCTGCCCTACTCGTACATCCTCGCCGGTATCGGTGCGCAGGAGGCCCTTGCGGAAGTATGCATAGTTGGACTGCGAACGTGGCGGACGAGTTGCGCGAGGTAGACCAATGTGTGTAGAATTCCAAGTAGCAACGTGGCCGAATACCTGTCCATCATCAGTGACGGTGAGAGGCTGTGGACCATTGAGCTTCGGGTTTTCGAACCACTGCTTGGGCGGGGTCAGCGGTGCGGCGGACGCAGCAAGTGCGGCCAGCTCACTGTCCATGTCGTCCAGATTGTCTTCGTAGAGGCCATCGGGAACGTAGTCGTCCCCTGTGTCCATAGTTGGCTGGTCTTCAATCATGATTAGGCACTCCTCAAAGGCGGGCTTTGGTACGATGGTGATGCCCATGAGTCGGGCCTTGTTGACGTTGATTTCTTTGCTCTTGATAGTTGTGAGCTCCGAAGCATCGTCTTCTTCGGGATCCTTGAGCGCGGTACCTTCGAACTTGTCCAGATCTGCTGATACACCACGAAGAAAACCGTTGCGAACCATGCGCTCGGCTTCGCGACCGTAGGGGCCAACATCGAAGACACCCTTGGCATTGCCAAGGCCTTCAGGCGTGCGCTCGATACTGTCGATGCGACCGACAACGACAGACCCATCATGGCCGGGGCCAGTCTTGATCTGCCACATGAGCGCCAGAGGCATGTTGCGCGAGGATAGGGACTCCTCATCGAACTGACGACCGTCTCCGGACTCAACACCTTCGGGCAGGGCCAGAGGGATGACGAAGTTTGCGCCGAAGGCTGTTCCGGAGGACTCGACGTCTTCCGCAGACTGCGGGAGATCGTATCCTGTGTCTTCAAGGAAGCTAGCGGCAGCCGTGATCGCCATCTCGATGACTTTTTCATCAAAGTCTAGCGAAGAAAGGATGTCCGAAGAGATCGGTGGGTAAATTTTCATGGTGTTCCTCTACCGCTGGCCGGTCAGCTTGTCGTGCTTGGCATTGGACATGCCAAAGACTGATTTGTGATAATTCTGTGCAAGGCCCCACGCCATTACCGGGCCAACAAACTTGGCTAGGTGCGAGTGTGCGCGTGTCAGGTCTCCCTTGGTGCCCCAGCGGATCTTGAGGGCACCCTTACCGTGGGTCCAGTACTCCTTCAGGCGCTCTGCGCCCTTAGCACCCTTGAAGGGGTGACCGGCAGCAACAATGATGTCGCCGTACTCGCTGAACAGCGGGGACTCGGAGGCAAATGCCTCACCCTCCTCCACAGCGGAGAGCGTTCGCCAGTCGGCAGGGATTAGGTCCTTGCGGTTCATGGCGATGGCACGGTTCCGGATGATGCGCTTTGCTGCGCTCTGGGTCTCCGGGCTCAGGGTATCGAAAGTTGATACTGCATCAACAATATCCTGCTCGTTGTAGATGCCCAGATCCGTTCCGGGAACCACGAAACCAGCCGCCGTGACGGGTGCCTTGTCGGGAACCGCGTCGGTCGGGAAGTGTGCCACATTGGCGTCGTACTTATCGACCTGTGCCAGAACCGTCTTGGCAGGCTCGGGGGTGGTGAGCTCGATGACGGGCGGCGGGGTTGGTCCTGTGAGCTTGGCCAGCGTGGCGGGGTCATTCTTCCACGTCCCGCGATTGCGGATCCATGCCTGTGGGTTGCCGGTGGAGTCCTTGATAATGGAGACAACCTCAAGAACTGCGGTAGTGTCCGTGGGATCCACGATGGCGAAGTAGATGGCGGCACCGGAAGGTCCGCCAGTGGGCGCTCCCGCCGTTGCGTTGGACGTTGTGGGGGCCGGAGCCTCCTCGTCTGCCGGTGGGGCAGGGTTGGGCGCTGCGGCTGTTACAGGGGCCGTGGCGGGCACTGCAGCAGCGTCGTCGGTAGTCGTGGCATCCTTAATGAACTGCTGGATGCGGGCAGCGACATCGGCCACCAGAGGGGGGTTGTCCGAGAGCTTGCCCTTCTTGAAGGCAAGGAGCTTGTCGCCCTGTTCAACCTGACGGCCACCGAAGGTTCCACCCGGACCACGAATCTGGCGGCGGGCGTTGAGGCTGCGCTCGGCAGGGGTGTATCCGGAAGCATCGGCGATGATGGAGCCGCGCCGATCCAAGTCATCGAAATCCAAATCCGATTCTGCCAGACCGAAGAGGTTTCTCTCGTCTGGATCCGTGTCCCGGATGTCATAGGACTGGTACTCTTCGCCGGAGTCGATCCAGCGGGCCAGCTGCTCGGCTGTGTCACGATCGATGGGTAGTGCCATCGGGTGATCAAAGTTGGTGATGTCAACCTCGTCCGTGTGCTCGAAGCCATCAGGACCCCAGAGGAAGGCTTCCCCCGAATCGAAGTCAACCGCCATCAGGTTATTGCATTCGACAGTGTCAGGATCGGAGCCAAGCCCGAAGAAAAGGATGTCGTCGTCGGCCTCGAAATTGTATCGGTCATCGACGGGATCGGGCAGAACCTCTTCAGGCTCATCGTTGACAATCTTAGAGGCCCACGTCTGTCCCTTGTAGCCACCGCGAAGGCGCTGAGGGGTGTCATACTGGTTGAAGAAATCGTTCATCCAGTTGACTTCCGGATACCCTACGGAGTCGCTGGTCGCGAGCGTGGTGGCAAACTGTCGGTCCTCGTCCGAGAGACTGTCTCCGGAGAGCTCCAGTGCTCGGGATACCTCGGCCTTAACTGCAGAAGGAACGCGGTAAGATTTTACTGGCTCCTTCTCCTCGACGGTGATGACATCTTCCACGGGTGCAGTCAGGGACGCGACGATCGCCGTCTGCTCCATCGGACTGGCCATGCGCCAAGTACCGAAAGAGGTCTGGTCGGCGAGCTCAGAAGTCGGCTTGGTATATGCCTCACCCGTAGCTAGTGACACAGTGAGGTATAGGTTGTCTGCATTTTTTACGATCGCCGCTTTTCCGCTTCGCGAAATGCGGACTGCCTTCATCGACTTAGCACGGAAGTCTTCCGGGATTTCTGGCATGTGCAACCTATCAATGGTGTAAAACTACTGTACTGTTTCACACCAAGTATAGCATACACTACTATACAGCAGCGAGAAATGCTAGAATATCATCCTTAGTCAGACCAGCAGGATCTGCATCAAATTGTGATAGAGCATCTTTATAATGTTCGGGAGAAATGTCACGCATGGTCCGATCATAGACCCCGCGATCATTGTCCGTGACGGGAACCCAGTGGTCTGCTCGTCGTGTGAAGAGGGACCCGTCATCCGTGATTCGGGTGAGGGCGAGCACATGATCGTCGTCGCTGAACGTGAACGACAGTGAGTCTTTTGATTTGGATTCTGGCATTATTTCCTAGGAGACGATGTAAGGGGTGAAAAGGTCAAGAGCAATGCTATCGGATGATGTGATGGCCTTATCATAGACCCCGATTGCGCCGCTAAGTACAGGTGACCAGAGTTTGTCGTCAACATCGTCCCAGTCGCTGGCCTCGTCCTTGTTGAGCTTGACCCAGCGTCCTTTTTCGCGCCTAAAGAATCCTTGGCTGGTCTGCCGGAAAATCCCAAGAACGTTACCGTCCTCCGAGGTCAGTCCGTACGTTGTCGGATCAGAGGTGTCCCCCAAGATTGACCACGCCTTGGCCGCGACAAAATCCTTGAACTCGTCTAGGTCGGCGAAGCTGAGGTTTGGGTAGAAGTGCTTCTGGTCACCCGTGGTTAGCGGACGGATCCGGTAGACCATGCCCTTGTTGCTGCCGAAGGTGATGGTCTGGCGAGCAGTGTCTACGCTGACCGGAGTACCTTTCGGAATGAACTTCATCTTGTTCGCAAGGAGGAAAGAGATCATCCCGGTCGGGAGGATGTCGAGTTGTGCACCCAAAGAGAGCAGGTCTTTGCCATATTCAACAGCAAATGGTCCGTCTGCTATATTAGAATTGACTTGGGTGTGTTGAAGCTCTGGCAGAGAGATATCTGCCAGAACATCAAACGTATCTTTTGCATCATCCATACTATCCACTATATCACGGTCCATCATTTGCGTGCGGGTCGATCCAGTCAGGGATCTGGTCTACTCCGGGGATTACGAAGTACTGCTCAACGGGAATCCCGTTGATTGCATCCACACCTGCAGCGTGTAGCTGGTCGATGAGGAACGGCTTCTGCTCGGAGTTGGTGAAGGAGAACCAAGTATCCTTGACAGAGACACCATTGAGGACCATCATCTCCGGACTGCTGCCGAAGTACCCGGACAGTGTGTCATGTAGCACATTGCCCTCGTAGCGGCTGCCGTCACCGTTATCCTCGTGGTTGGCGTAGTTTCCTAGGTACTGGTAGGCAAGGGTCGGGTGTAGGACAGTTCCCGAAGGGTATCCGAGATCGTGGATCCAGCCGCTATTCTTCCTTGGTGTAGTGAAGAGGTAGCGGGCACCTCCGGAGCGGATGTCCGCGTCCGGCGACATTCCGACCGAGTTGTCGCCCTCTTGGATACGACGGCCTGTGGAAAGGTATCCCTTGGCAGCCCCAGCGAAACGGGCAACGGAACGTAGCGGGCTGTTCGGGTCGAACTTCCACTTATTGAGGCTGCTTACCTTGGTGCCATCCTCAGCATACTCATACTTGCTGTGGTGGGTCTCATTGAGGAAGTCGATGTTGCCGTGGGAGTAGGCTTTGACGCCACTCTCTGCAGCCAGCTTGTCACGAAGCTTGCTTGGTACCCGGTACTGGTAGAAGCCAAGCTCGGTGTGGAGAAGCTTGAAATCTTCAATGTTGTATCCAAGATCAGCCAAGACACTATTGACGTGGGTATCAAGAAGAGCCGGATTCTGCTCGTACATTGTATTACCCTCACCAACAAATCCCTTGAAGGTTGAGACAAGCTGCTTCTTCTTACTGAAGTCCACAGACTCCTTCGGGGACGGGTGAGCATCAGTAATACCCATGGACTTCAAAGCTGCTTCGAAATCCTGTATGGTTCCGTTTTCCGGAAGAGTGATGTATGCAGCTGCCGAAAGAGCACTTCGGTTATTACCCGCGCCACCAGACTGTGCTGACTGGAACTTGATGTCAGTGTTTCCAACCTTCTTATCGTAGGTCTTGCCACTAACATTATCGAATCCCTTGGTCTTCTTTGAGAAGATGCTGAACAGCTTGTTGGACGCCTTGCCGAAGAACCCTGCTTGGAATCCGTAGCTGTCCGCTGTCCCCATGTTCGCGACGACATCCTTCTTGTGGAACTCGGACACTTCAAAACGAGCCTGTAGTCTGGCCACACCGTTATCGTCCACGACTTTGGTGAAGCGGACATTGTTGTCTCGGATCCAGTCCGAGTCAACCATGGCGGACATTCCGTGGCCCGCCAGCGCATCATCCTTGCCCATGGAGTCGAGGATGGAGGCTACCGAGTGGCTTCCCTCTGTTGCCTTGGACCAGTCAGCAATGACTGAACCATCGGGCATAGTGACAAACCCGTTTTCCTTGGTCCATTCATCGGCTGCAGTTGCCGGTTCCGGGAAGTGGTCCTCGAATCCGGATGTAGTGGAGATACCGTTGGCATCGTTCCATGCCTTTAGCTGAATCGCGTAGTCAGAGGCTGCCTTGGCTTTTTCAGCGTCCAAAGCTTTCTTCTTCTTGGCAAATTCATCAATGCGGTCCTCAGCCTTGATGAACATCGCATCACTGATGTACTTCTTCTCATGAAGCGTCTTCAGTGCTGAGAGATCCCCAGTATTCTGGAACTCGGTAACCTTTGACCAGTAGAAAGACTCCTGTGGGGAGCTCTTGGACCACGAAGGGTTGATCTTTGCGGCATAGCGCTGCTCGATCTCCTCGATGAATCCATCAGGCAGGAAGGTCTCGGCCTGTGGAGCGTCGAGCTCCTTAGGCATCTCAGGCTTAGGCTGGCCATAGAGCGGGCTTGACGGGTCAGCCTCCTTCTTCTTGATAACGGGGGCCTGATATGCCGGAGCAGTTACGGCCTGCTTGACCATCTTGGAAGACTGGTACCACTTCTTGGTCCCATCCTCAAACTGCATCTGGACCTTACCAGATTCAACATTGATGTCCGCTACAACGCCGGGGGTACCCTTTGTCTGCCAGATAATGTTGTCGCCCACGCTGATGGCTTCGCCGTTCTTTCCCGGAACTGACGGAGTCGATGAAGCAGCTTCAGGTCCGATAGGATCCTCTTCAGCCTGACCCGGAGCCTGAGCCTCCGCAACGGTAGAAATCTTGTAGCTGGACTGCGCACCCTGCAGCTCACTGTCGCTGTATGGTGTTCCGAACTCAGAAGTCCATTCGTCGTGTGCTGTCTTGCTCAACAGGACCCCGGACCCATTCTCTAGCTCAGTACCTACCGGAAGTGTCCCAAGGTTAGCGCTAGAGACGCTATCACCAACCTTGTGGTCAGGTGTAGAGTCAATGGTAAGGTCACCCTCATTGTAGCTATCCTTCACCTGCTGAGTAGAGAATACTGAGCCGCTGAAGGTAGACTTCCAGCCACCGTCCGCCTGCTTGATGAGCTTGGCGCTGCCACCCGGGCTGAGCACAGTTCCGGGCGCGTAAGAGTTGAGGTCGCTGAACTTGGCAACCTTAGGACCACTATCTGCCACACCATTTGCAGATCCCATCGAGGTAATCTCCAAATTGGAGTTACCGCCTTCTGCCCAGTAATCGAGTGTGCCCTCGTGTACAAGGTTTCCTGAGTCGTTCTTCCACATACCAGTGCCATTACCTGCACCATCGGCCATCTTGGTATATGTGGAGGACTCTCCCTTGATTACGGTACCTACTGGTAGATCCGCAGCCTTGGGTACGCCGTCTGATCCCAGCCTCTTTCCGACCATCGGATCAGATCCGGGGGCGGAGCTGGCTGTGTCAGGGACGCTGATGACCTTGACAGCGGATTCGCCCTTGTTGGCATGCGAGAGGCTGCTGGTAGCCCACCCTGATACTCCGTTGGATGACCAGTAATTTTCTGTGTCCTTGGTGAATTTCAGGCCGTTAGAAGTTTCGATGACACCGCCGATAGGCAGCTTATCAAGCTTCTGCATGTCGATGATGTCGCCAGCAGCAAGACCGTTGTCACCTGTAGTGGTGGCCATCGCGGGAAGGGAGTCAACGACGTAGTCGGGATCGTCGGAGAAGTCGTGGTCGCTATACTCCATCCCGGTCTTGGAGACCCAGTGGTTAGCGGCCTTCTTGGTGTACTCGGATCCGTACTTGCTCTTGATCTTGGTGCCCACTGGCAGGTCAGGGGTATCCATGCTGCCAACCTGATCCCCGACCTTGTGGCCCGCAGCGGCAGCAGGTGACTCCTCGGTAGGAGCCCCGATTGCGTCAAGGTTCAGACCGTTGTCATAGAAATCAGCCAGCTGCTGGTTATTGATCTTGACGGAGGTGCCGTTCTGGCTCCAAGTACCGTCTTCTTTTTTGACATAGTGCATCGAACCCTGTGACAGCTTGGAGCCGACAGGGAGCTGGCGGATGTCGGCACCCTTGATCTTGTCGCCGACTGCAAGCTTCCCGGCCTGCGGGGCAGACGGGAAGTGCGTGAGGGTGAGGTCGCCGTCGTCGTAGAGGTCCCGGACATAGTCGTATTCCAGTACCTTGCCGTCCGGGAGCTCCCAGTCGCCGTTCTTGGTCAGTTCGAGAGGCGCACCACTCTCTCCGTACTGGACAACACTTCCCGTAGGAAGTTTGTCGAGCTGCTTGAGAGTAAGCTGGTCCCCGACCTTCGGGGCTATTTCTCCGGCTTGGGCGGCACCATGATCTGCACCTGATCCGGAGTCCAGCTGTACAGGCTGGCCCTCTTCGGATCCAGCTTTGGCGTCGTTGTGTCCGGAGTCTCCGGATCCTTCTTGATGTTGTCCATTGTCATCCTTCTTTGTTGGGTCGTTTAGTAGTGAGGCACGCTTGAGAATATCATCTCGGCGTTCCTTCAGGGTCTGCTTGAAGAACTCGCTGTCCTTTTTATCAAACCCTACAGAGTCTACGATACTATCGATCTTGTCATCTGTCAACCCGTTGAGCTTGTCAGCGGAGTCGATCAGCTGCTGGTTGCTCATGGAGCCGAACAGCTTCTTGTTGTAGATCAGGCCAGAGGACTCGTGGTTGGACCCGTCGCGCAGGAAGTCCCACTCATCGGCGGTGCCGTCGAACTTGGACTTCGGGGATCCCTGTGCGCGGTAGCGCAGTGCTGCGCCGGGATCGACACGAACCGGGTCACCGTTCTTATCGGTGATGATGTTGTCATAGCCCATGCCTGCGACGTCCCAGTTGGCGAGCAGGGCATCTACAGCGAAGTCGTCCTGAATCTTCTTCAGGTACTCGGGGTTCTCAAGGTTGGAGAAGGTGTGGCTGTCATCGGATTCAATGATCTTGGATGCGATGCCAAGCTTGCCGTTGCCCATATTGACGGGCTCTTGGTGCGACGAATTGACGCCCATGGCCTGATAGATCTTCGAGGCCAGAATCTCGTTGTGGGCATGGTCCTCTGACATGCCGAACTTGATGTAGTACTTCTCGCCCGTGGCCTTATCGGTGTATGTGCCACCGGAGTTGGAGCCCATTGGGCCGGAGACCTTTTCGAAGTTCTTGATGTCCAGCGTCTTGGTGTCGGTACCGTTGTTCTTCCCGTAGACATCCAGAAGCTTGTCTACGTTGGCCGCGAAGGCAGGCAGGAGCTTACCGTCAGCACCCATCTGCTTCAGTTCATCAGCGGTGACCCACTTGTGGTCGGAGGTCTCGATGACGTCGATCTTTACATCGAAGGTCGGCCCGTCGTGGACGGCAGCAATGTTGGTGTACTTCCACTCCTTGGCACCCTCTTGCTGGTTGGAGTAGACCACGTCTCCGGCGTGGGAGAAGTTGGCAAGGGTGTCCGGGTGGACATCCAGCTCTTCGTGCATCTCGCGGGCAGCGCCTTGGTAGGCGTTTTCGGACCCGTTGAGGGCACCGCCCGGAAGCTGCCAGAGACCCTGATTCTTCTTCTCGTGAAGCGCACCGTTTTCTACGATAAGGTATCGCTTTTCGCCCGTGTTCGGGTCGTTGGCTTCAACCATGACACCTGCGGCACCGAAGAGGCCCCAAGAGCCGCTAGGGTGGTAGCCGTCGCCGTCAGCTCCGGAGTCCGCGAGGATCTGGAACGGCTTGTCGGCAACACCAGTGTCGGGGTTGACCTCGACCATGCCCTTGCTGATCTGGCCGTCCGCAGGATCCATGAGCACGCCAGTGACGGACAGGTGGGTGATGGGGTTGCCGTTGACATCCGTACCCTTGTCCACGCCCGTGATGATGAAGTCCATGTTGCGGGGCAGGAGCATTTCCTGCTCGTGGCTCTGGCCCTTGATTGCCTCGTCGGAGATACCGTCGTAGTTGACATCGTGTGCGTGGTATCCGGCAGGCAGGTCGAACTTGACGAGGACCTTGTGACCATCCTCGTTCTCCATGGACTGGAGGGCGACGTTCTGGTCATGGGAGGTGGAGATGAACGACTTGTCACGGAAGATGACGCCGGGGGCGAAGGTGTCCCCGAGCTTCGTGGCGTGCGGATCGATTGAATCCTTGTAGGTGAAGCCGCGCCAGACAGTGGCGGCTTCCTTGAGGGTGGAGTCCTTGAGCAGGTCATCCATGGCGTAGATGATAGGTCCGGCGTTCTCCGTGGAACCCTCACCGTTGCCACGCAGGTGCTGTCCGATGGCGATCTGGTTGGCCTTGAAGTCAACCAGTGCCTTCTCGTGGGCAGGTGTGTATGGCACTGCATCCGGCTTGGCTACTGGTGCCGCAGCGGACGCATCTGCTGCACTTGGCAGCGAGATGGCGTACTTGTCGGCCTTGGCGTCCGGGAATCCCTTGAAGTCATCATTGGACAGCTCCGGAGCGTTCTCCATCTTCTGTCCGTTGTAGAACGCGTGCCACTGGTCTTCACCCATTTTGCGTATGGTGATGTTAGAGCCGTCGTGCTTGAGCTCAGTTCCGACCGGAAGCTGGGAGAGCTTGTCCTTGCCAAATTCGGAGAGCGTCTTCCCCTCGGGGCTTCCGGCAGATTCGGCGGGAGCTTCGCCCGCCTTGGAGGCCTCCGGAGCGTTTCCGGAAGCGTCGGGCAGCTTGTGCTCGGACTCTAGGACGGATGCCTTCTTGGTGGACTTTGTGCCGTCGCTCCACAGGACACTGGCGGTCTTGTTCTTCTCCCCTGTGTAGATGGCGGTGATGGTTCCGGTATCCCCATTACTGTGGGTAACCTTATCACCGATGTGGAGCATGGAGTTGTTCTTGCCCACCATGAACTTGGTGTGGGTCGCGGGGTCCATGCCCGAGTCGCCAACCGCCATGTTGGACGGGAGGGACGACGGGGCGGCAGACTTTTCAGCATCCACCTTGGTGATGGTGTGCTGCTTGTGGACCGCGTAAGTGCCGTCCGGGTAGTACGCCTTGACCGAGTCCGTGGACGGCAGCACGATGGCGACCGTTCCCTTACCCTTCTTGGGGTGGACGATCTGGTCGTTGACCTTGACGGTGTTTCCGGCGCTGTCCGTGCCGGTCTTGCCCTTGTCTGGGAAGGTCGGTGTGGCCTCATCAGCCTTTGGTGCCTCAGCCGCTGGCTCTGGGGCTATAGCAGGCTCAGCAGGTGCGTCGGGTGTGGCAGGTGCCGAAGGCTCTGCGGGTGCCTCAGCGGGGGCTGCAGGGGTCTGCTTGAAGGCTGGTGCCTTGCCTTGAGGCTTCGGCGCGTTCGGTTCTGCCGGAGCGGCCTCGGGGTTCTTCAGGGCCGGGTTGCCGGTAGGCACAGCCTTGCCGAAGGCCGTCTCCTTCTTGTTGCCCCATGGCATATCTGTATTCTTGAAGGTGAACTTATCGGTGGGGACGATGTTGTTCTCGGTGTGTGCCATGGTCCCACGGTTGAGCATGGTGTAGAAGTTCGTGGCACCGTTGTCGTTGCCGTTCCCCCCGGGCACAAAGATGCCATCGAATCCCGACATCACTGCGACAAAACCGACATCATCCAGCGCAGCCGACACCTTGGGCGTCATCTTGTCGCCGAGCTCGGCCTTGATGTCGTCCCTGATCTTTTCGATGTCATCCATCGTGACCATCTTGGCGTCAGGTGTCAGGGCGTAGGTGGAGACTGCACCGTTGCTGTGGCCGTAGTGCGCGGCAGCATCGGGGTTGTTTGTGAAGTATGTGCCGCCGCCGTAGAGACCGTTGCCGATCTTCGGAGAGTCGGAGGAGATGATGTCCTGCTGGGCCTGCTCTGCAGTAGTGCCCTGAACTGCGCCACTGATTCCACGGTAGATGACGTGGTGGCCCTCATCCCTGAGCTTGGCGAATTCCTCATCCGAAACGAGGGTCGGCTTGTTCTTGGCCACGCCCATCTTTTCGAGCGCAGCGGAAACCAGCGGGTTGCCGTCCTTGGCCCAGAAAGATGTGCCAGCAGGGTAGACCGTGAAGTCTACGCTCTCGGCGAAGTCGGCAAGCTTCTGTGCCGTACTGTCCGCGATCTTCTGCTCTTCGGCAGGGGTAAGATCCTCGGCGGGGCTGATCGAATCCAGCTTGCTGTCCGGTGCAGATACAGCAGAGGAGGACTTATCCTTGATGTACTTTCCGTGGACCTGACCGGCGACGATGGTGGCTGTGCCGTGGACGGTCTTGTCGGAGTTCATCTTCTCGACAAGGATGTTCGTAGGGTTGACGGAGAAGATCTTGCCCTGATTGTTCTCCTTGCCGTAGACAACGAGGTCTCCGGCCTTGAAGTTCTCGTTGTTGGGCTTGGAGAGATCGAAGCTGTAGCCGTGGGCGTCAGGGCCGAACGGGCTCTCGCTTGGGGAGTGGATGACAAAGCTCTTCGGACGGTAGGACTTGGCGATGTCCTTACCGGCCACACCCTTGCCGACGCCGTCAACGGCAAACTTGTTGCCCATGACCTTGGAGCCGTCTTCGAGGGTGATCTGGCCCTTGCCGATCCATGGTGCGAGGGTGCCGTCCTTGAGGAGGGCAACGTCACCCTTCTGGTAGGAGGTCATCGGTGGGAGCTCGCTGAAGTTGTCCCCCAGCGGGTTCTCCACGGTGCTCGCCTTGTCCTTGGCAACTTGGTCCGCGTGGGCAGGGCCGACGTGCTGGTTCGGGTCGGCGGCTGTCTTCTCCGGGGTCGGAGTCTTCAGGATGTATTCTGCGGACTTGTCGTCAAACTGGGTGCCGGTCTTCTCGTTGACCCACTTGTTGTCGCCGGTCTTTGTGGCGAAGCCCTGTTCGCCGCCGAGCGGGATGCGGGACCCAACAGGCATGTCGGAGACACCGACGTGGTCGGAAATTGGCATGTTCGGCTCAGCCGGAACGTTGGGGGCCGGAGTCTCGGGTGCGTTGGGTGTCTTGAGCCCGTCGATCCACGGGAGGGACGGCGGAGTCTTGCCAGCGTAGATGGTGGAGGCTTCCATCTTCTGGGCGTTGAGGACGGCCCGCTCGGTGTTGGCATCACGCTTGAAGACAAAGTGACCGCTGGAGATCGCGTAGGTCTTGGGTGGCTTGGAGTCATCTGTAATGACTACCCAGTTGCCCTTAGGGTCGATCTTGGTGACGGTTCCGACGCCGGGACCGAACTTCTGGATGAGGGTGTTGGACCCATTGCCCTTGGCATTGTAGGGGCTCTTCTGGAACGTACTGGCCTTGGCGACAGGGAAGACCTGATCGCCGAGCTTGAGGTCGGAGACCGGGGTCATAATCTTTTCGCCGTCAGCGGAGCCAACCTTATAGGTGGTCTCGTTGGTGTTGAACGTGGCGAAGTTCTTGATCAGGCCACCCTGTGTACCCGGGCTGGACGGTGCAGCGGGGGCACTGGGTGCGTGTCCGGGGGTTACGCCGGGGTCGTTGACGTTCGGGGTGTCAACGTGTCCGCCCATCTTCTGCACGTACGCAGAGTCAAGCGATGCCTTCTCGTTGATGACATTGAGCTTGGTGTGCGGAACATGGATAGTGTACGGCTTTCCGCCATGCTGGAATTCGATGATGACGTTGTTGCCGTCTTCGCCGCGCACGATGCCGGAAACATCATTGCCACTGGAGAGGGATGTCCACTTTACGTGGGAACCCATCTTGATGAATCGGCCTTTGGCATCTCGTAGCTGGAGCTTTACTGCGGCGCTGCGATCAAACATATTTTATGGCTCCAGTAGCGTTGAAGGAGGCGGTGTACTAGTGTCTATTGTACCAGATGCGGGGGCATCGGCTGCCGGTTCGGCAGGCGTGTCACCGGCTGGAGAGGCGTCCGGAACGGGTGGTGTATCACCACTCAGAGCGTCGTTCAGCGCCGCTGCGGAGTTTGGATCGGACTGCTGGAGCTGTTCCTTGCGGAGATCGGCCATCAGGTCCGGGATCAGGGTGGAGATGAGCTTTTCGGCAAGCGGCTCGGAGATGAGGCCCTTGGCGACCGCGAGACGCTGTGCGATTTCCAGCTGGGTCGGTGCATCCGAGATCGAGAAGCCGTGGGCACGACGCCAAGCATCCGCAGAAATGATCTGCTTGTCAAATCCAAGGGTGGCGGATTCAGACTTGGACGGCTTGGCCGTGACAGCGGACGGGTCATACCAGATGACCGTACGCATGATGTGCTGCTCCTCGAAGCCCATGGCACGCAGAGCCGGACGCAGGAAGGCGACGGTGAGCATGTCACAAAGCATGAGGATCATCGGCTCGATGTGAGAGGAGTACATGGTCTCTTCAACGATCTTGGCGTTGGCACCCTTGAGGTTCGCCATACCGCCGACGATTTCCTTAGGCAGATCGATGCCGGAGATGATACGGTTCAGGACCGTGTCCATGTGCTTAGCGAGGTTGACGTCCCACGAGCGGGCGAAGCTGAGGTGCAACATCTTTGCGCCCAGTTCCTCCGGGCCACGGACCAAGAGAGGCACGACGGCGGAGGCGCTGGATGGGTCCGAGATCGGTGTGACCATGGCGTCGATGAGCTGTTCCTCGAAATCATCCTGATCATCGGTGGAGACTGCGTTCGGATCATCGGGATCGGTCATGTCGGCGTCGGAGCCAGCTGCGTAGGAAAGACCATCCGGTACGAAGAATACGCCGGAGCTCAGGCGGGACTTGGCAGCGGCAGAAGCCGTGCGGGCCAGAAGCAATAGTTCATCACAAAGATCCAGCACGCCCTTGACCGAGGATTCCGCCTCATCGGAGAAGCGGGGGTGCGGACGCCAGAGACGGGCGATGTAGCCGTTCTCCGGAATCTCGATGTACTCGTCCTGTGTGGCGTCACGGCTGGGCTTGATAGACCATCCGCTCTTGGGGGCGGCGTTGCCGCGAGCCTTCTTGCGCTGAGAGGGGGTGGCCACGATCTCATCGATCGAGCGGATCTGGTACTTCTCCGGTTCCCCGGTGGACCACTTGGCGGGCTCGCGCACAAGGTAGCACTCTCCGGCGACGAAGAGGTTCAGGGCAGCGGAGCGGAGCAGGCCTGCAGTCCCGCCGTTTCCGGTCTCAAGCAGGTACAGGAGGGAGGAAGCCTTCTCCTTGAAGTCGTCATCGAGGTGGTCGATGACGGCTACGCGGGCGGGAACCTGCGAGGAGTCTGCAATGTATGCAGGGTAAATGTTGACACGGGAGAGGACGTTGGCGAGGATGGTGGCAGCGAACTTGAGTTCTCCGATGAGGTCATAGTATTCCCATGCATCGGTCTGCCACCTCCCCACCTGACGTCGTCTGGCCACGGCTTCGAGCTCTTTGCCGCTCTTGAGGTCAACACGGGCGGCGCTGGCAGTCAGCGGTCGCGGGGTGTTGTAGGGTGCGGCACCAAAAGGATTGTTCTCTTCAGGCGAAGGCTCGTTGGCGCGTGTGAAAAAAGGCATTGTCTACTCCGCTATCAGAAAAAACGTCTGTAGACAATTCTATCATTCTATATACCCTTAGTTGCGGCGATCCCTGTTAGTGCTGATGCTGCAAGAATTGACGATAGGTATGTTGCCAATTCCGGGTTTATTTTCCGTAGTGCAAAGATAAAACCTGCCGCCCAAATGGAAACGCACCATGGGCAATTGATGAAGTAAACGATTTTGTGCTTACGCTTCATCCGTGTGCGCTTGTCCATTACGGCGGGGAACTTCTCCTGCACCAGTTTACGCAGATCCTCGGTGAGGTAGTCCTCTGTAACCAGCTTGGTGAGGCGGTAGACGGCTGCTGTATCGACTAGAAGGGCTGCGGTGGGGCTAAGAGGCATTGGACGCATTCTGGGCCTTCTGGAGGGCGTTCTGGACGTGCTTCATACACATCGAATATCCGCCGTAGTGGTAGATGATTTCCTGTGGGGCATGGACACCTTCGGCGAGGCAGTTGACACAGCCGACTTGGGTGGTGCCTCCGGGCTTGTTGACGTCTCCGTAGAGCGGATTCGGTATGGGGCTGGGCATGAGTTCCTAGGAAGTGGGTCGAACGTAGACGGCTCCGGGGAACAGGGTGATGCCGCGCAGGGCCGCACCACACCCGCAGTTCGGGGCACGCTTGACGTAGTAGCGGTTGAATACGGTCTCGATGGTGTAGCCAGTCTTGTTCGTGCCAGAGAAGTCGCGCAGAGGCTCTTGGGAGAGCATCTCCGGGCCGTCCGGGGTGTCCCGGAGCACGTAGAGATAGTTCTCGGTCACGACGACCCTAAGCTCATCACCTAGGGGTACATCGTCAATGGTCTCCACGACATCGGCAGGGAACAGGTCAAGGTAGACGTATTCTGCAGGCTGGAGGTCGAAGCTCAAGACGCCTTGTCCTGCACCTCTGGCTTGTCACGCTTTTCCAGACGCTGGGCAATGGCTCGGCGGGAAACCCCACAGGCGACCTTGAGCGTGTTCAAAGACGCGCCGCGATCCTTGTGGTAGTGGAGCAGGTCCTCAAGCTCCTTGGCGGCTTCACGGGCCGGGGAATCGGTGTCGGTGAACCGGCGCACCTTGGAGGCTTCACGGGCGAGGGTGTACAGGCGTACGGACTCCTCGTCGGTCAGCTCGTAGCGCAGGTAGATCGGCTTCACCTGATCATCGATGGCCTTGGGCAGCTGCTCCGTTTGGGGCAGCGCGGAAGTGTCGGGGACCTTGTTCTCCCAGATCTGGACGATCGAGCGTGAGACACCGAGCGGTTGGGAGATGGCGCGGAGTGGCCACTTATTCTTGCGCAGGGATGCCACGTGCTGGTAGAAGGTGGGACGATCGGTCTCACGGAGTCGCTTCAGTGTAGCAACGGTCTCTTCGGAAAGTTCCGGAAGAGTGGATTTTTCAGTCATAGTAGTCATGCTCCTTAGTATATCAGATTAATGTATGTTGTCAAGGGTTGACAACTCTTCAGCGACCCAGTCGGCCCTCAGGGTGACCGTGTGCCTTGGAAGGCTCCCGGTGCCCTGATCGAGTCCGTAGACTCGGGCGGGGGTCTTGTCCGCGTCCTCGTGTCGGAAGAGTCCCGACATGGCCATGTGGTAGTGGCCGTGGAAGATCAAACGCGGGGTGACAGCGTCGGTGACGCGCTGAAGTTGTTTTCGGTGGTCGTTACACATCTCCACCATGTCGGAGCCGAAAAATCTTGCAGCGTTTCGCTGGCCGTGGGGGTCATCTGTGATCGAGTTGGGTGCCGTGTTCGGGCTGTCGTGGGAGAGGAGGATGTCTACCTTACCGCCTTTGATGGACGCTTGTACATCCTCCTCGGTGATCAGCTCCTCCGGCCACCAGCTCCTGCCCTCACGCCGGAAGGGCTTGTCGATGGACGCGGCCCCGCCTAGCGCGAGGACCGTGTAGCCCTCCCACGTGAAGCGGAAGCCGCGAGGCAGATGGAAGATGTTGGTGCGGACCTTGCGGGTGCCGTCCTCTAGGATCCTCTTGTCGTAGAGGCGCGGGAAGTCCTCGTGGTTCCCATCAATGAAGTACAGGGTGATGTCGTGATCCCCCAGACGCTTCTGCATCTTGTTCAGGTAGGGCTTGTCATCCTGCCAGATGCCGAAGTCACCCACCTGAATGATGGTCTTGATATCCTCGCGGATAGCGTAGTCGATCACATTCAGGGCCTGTGGAGCGTTTCCGTGCCAGTCCCCGGCGAGCACGACATTACCTGTGATATTCATTACGCGATTCCACCATTCCGTTCGAGGATTCCGGTCCAGCGCTTGAGGTTGGCGCGGACCTCGGAGTAGGCGTATTCCTTCAGGAACTTGCCGTTCTCCCAGACAGGCTGGATGAGGCTGCGGGCGATCTGCTCCTCGTTGGCCTTTTCGATGCGGTACAGCGTGCCGTCACCCGTGTAGCCGACTGCCAACTTGCCCGTGGCGGACTTCTTGGTGCCGTCGTCGGTCTTCGGATCCTTGAAGATGTTCCGGCCTTCGCCGTTGACGATGACGTAGGTAGCCTTGACAGCGGAGCCGAAGGTATCTCGGGTGAGCATCTGGTAGGCCCAAGAGCCGATGCCAGCCACCCAGACGATGGAGGTGAAGCCCTTGGCCTTCAGGCGGGAGTTGATGTCCTCGATGCGTGCCTTGAACATGCCGTCGCCATAGATCAGGCCGATGTGGGGGTCCAGTTCCCGGTAACCCGCCTCGTTGACAGTGCCACCGAAGGTGTCCCACAGAAGTTCCATGGCCCCCTTCCCTTCCGGGGTTGTCTGGTCAGGGTAGAAGATGTGCTTGAACTTGTCGTCATTAGTGGCAATGGAGTACTGCGAGGTTCCGCAGATGATGTCTACCGGATCGCCGGAGTCCGGGCGGATGACGAGCTTGCCGTCGCGGGCCATGATCTCGTCCTTGAGGAGCGGCAAGTATTCGGTGAGGACCTTGAACAGGTCCCACGTGTCGGCCACGATGGACAGGATGCCGGTCGGGAAGGTCTTGAGCAGGCGGCGGAAGGTCTCGATCTCGTCCTCCTTGCCTCCGGCGCACATGACGGAGTGCTCGGTGGCAGGGACGGAGGCGGCGATCAGGCCGTTGTCCTCACCCGGGTAGTAGTAGTTGACCCACTGCACAGCCGGGACGGCGTCGGAGCCGTAGAAGGAAAGCAGGTGCGCGGCACCGGAAGACATTGCGGCCTCGCGGTTGACCTGTCCACGGTAGGAGAAGTCGTGCAGCTGGAAGTCAACGGCCTCCATTGCTCCGCCCGTTTCCTTAGCGGCCTTCTCGAAGACCCGGCGCAGGGACCAAGCAATGGTCGCGACAGTGGACGGGTGCCAGATGCCAGCGGAGAGATCGGACTCGACGTAGTTGACAAGCCATGCGAAGTCCTTGTGGGTGGACTCGATCAGTACGGACGGGACACCGATCGGCACGAGCGTGCCTTCCGGGACTGCGGAGAAGCGCAGGGGCAGGTAGCCGAGGTCGTGGAGGTCTTCGACCATCTCAAGACTGAAGCCGGGGGAGACGAAGGTGGATGTGGCGTCCTTGTATTCCTGAACCACGGTGGCCTTGTCGGCGGCGAAGAAGCGCTCGTAGTCTTCCTGCAGGTCCTTCAGCCACGCCTGCAGTCCGAACTGGACGACATGGTTGATGCCCTCGACGCGGGACTTGCGGTTGGTGTAGTTGGACTGGACAAATTCCAGACCCTCCGGGTACATGATTCGGTGACTCAACTTGTAAGAATCTGTATTGAGAAGCGGGTTAATGAGAAGCATTAGTCTCTTTCTGGTTGTCGGTACGTCGTTGATATAAAGGTATCTATGTATCTTGGTTTTGTCAAACCGAGATGCGGTCCAGCATGGGACGGATGATGTCGATCCGGTGGAACTTGTCAACAGCATCCGGGTCCCCGAAGTCGCCGTGATCATTCAGCACGCGGGTGGGGGCATAGGAGTTGGTCGTGAAGATGTTGACGAATCCCTGCTTGAGGTTGTACAGGGCGTCCTTGGAGAAGACGCCGTGGGAGACATAGAGGTCAAGGTAGACCGCCTTCGGAACCACTCCGGCCAATCCAAGGAAGGTACCGCCGCCGTCGCAGATATCATCCACTATCAGGAAATGTCCGGTACCGGGCAGGTCGATGTTGAAGCCGGAAAGCTTGCCGGTCTCGAAGTCGCGGGTCTTCTCGGCGGTGTACAGCGGGAGCCCGAAGGCCTGTGCAACCCCGTGAGCCCGGTCGTGGGCACCCTTGTCCGGGGCGATGATGCCGTCGTAGATGTTGGGCATGACGAGCTTGGAGTTCTGGGTGTTGAGGATGTCTTCGGGGCGGAGGACAGTGACAACTGCCTCATCATGTACCCAGAGCTTCAGCTCCTCAACGATGGTGCCGGAGTGCGGGTCGTAGCAGATGATCTGGTCAATCCACATCTCGCCGATGAACTGGGCGTAGACGCGGGCACCGAAGGGGGTCCCACGGTCGGCACGTGCACCGGGGAGGTACGGAATGAGCAGGACGGATTTGTGGCCCGACCCGAGCAGGCGGTACGCCCACATGGCCAGCTGGAACAGGTCGTCATGCAGGGAGTTGGGGTCGGGCTGGATGATGGCGATCTCGACGGGTTCCAGCTCGCGCTGTTCCTCGCGCTTGAGGTGCTTCTCCCCTGCCGGGAAGGTGAAGGGAGAGAGGGCGGACTTGATAATCTCGCCGGATGCTGTGCGTGCTTTGAAGGTGATCATGATGTAAGTATATCCTTGTATGTTTAGATTGTCCAGCTAGATGGAGCCGACGCGGTTGCGGGGCTTGAATTCACATTCAAGGAACTTGGTTTTAACGACAAGGTCCCCGCGTCCGAACATGATCCATGCTCGGACGGCGGAGACCGTATCGTATGCGGCTTGAAATGCGTGCTTGAGTCGGTACTCCTCGCCCGACGCCATGGTGTTGCCGTTGGCGTCTTTGACGGACCAGAAGTATGTACCTCTTCTAGTGGTGACAGATCCTTTGAGATTCATTGAAGTTTTCATTTCTCAATGATACCCAGTCAGGCGTTTTTGTCAACCCTTGTCGTCTTCCCTGAAGATGTGGACGGGGATGCCCGCCTTCTCGGCCAAGGTCGCGGTCATGGTTGCGCCCTTGGAGTTGTTCTTGATGAAGGCCAGACAGATGTCTGCACCGAGGACAACCATCTCGGCGTTGCGGACGAAGCCCGCTCGGCGTCCGTGTTGGTCCCAGTCTGCCGGATGGCGCTCTACCGTGAACCCCTGTGATTCCCAGACATCCTCTGCGCAGGCGTCGGCACCGCTGGGGCAGGCACCCGAGACAAGGACTGCATCGGTGGGCTTGCCGTTGTCACGCCACCAGACGTAGAGGGCAGTGTCGATGCGCTCACGGTTGCTCCAGTCGCGGGAGCCGGTGATGAGAATGCGCGTCATTTGGCGTGTTCCCAGTCACACGAGACGGAGTTCCCGTAGCCGTTGAGACTGTCCAAGCAGGTTACTGTCCTGCCATCGGAGAGATGCTTGTGCATCTCGTTGAAGTTATCCGAGTCGAAATCACTAGCACCGGCTCCGGAGGCGGAGCCGCAGCCGACAAGGATCAGGGCAACGAGCCCCGCCCCGAAGGCGGCGCTGAATGGGTACTTCACAGGTCCCGGCCATAGGTCTTCAGCGCCTCCGCAGCACGCTTCGCCACATCATCTTCACTCGTGCCGGAGGTGTTGATGAAGACGTTGATGAGCTGGCGCTTGGCCTCGGCCTGACGGCGCTCGGTCTTGCGGGCGTCGGAGTAGAGCCAGATCGACAGGGCAAAGGTGATGAGGGTGATGTAGAACCAGATGCTGTAGTCGTTCTTCACGATGTCTTGTACGGCGCTGACGCCGTTGATGCAGGTAAAGACAAGCCAGACAAAGGACATTTTCATAGTGTTTCCTAAAAGTGGTTGAGAGTTAGAAGCGGTTGTTCCAGCGGCGGTCGAAGTCCTTGCGGAACCTGCGCTGGCGGTTGAGGACGGTCACGAAGATGTAGACCGCCACGACGGCGATGGCGACGAAGGCCAAGATCAGTAGGCCCAGCAGGGCACCGAGAGCGGCTTCCATTTAGTTGCCCCTCTGGCAGGCGCAGCCGTGCTCGCAGACACACGCGGAGCGTTTTGCGATCTCCTCATTTTGGCGCTTACGCCAATTGTTCTTGCTCTCGACCTCACGCTTGTCGGCCTCGGCACGCTCGTGCAGCACCTTGAGGTTGTCCACGGTATCGCTGAGCCAGTCCAGTTTCTGGACCTTGTAGGGGTTGAGGGTGCGGTCCTGCTGGATGGAGCGGACCTGCTCGGATTTGATCCAGTCGATCACCGTCTGGATTTCCGCTGTCGGGACCTCCAGCGGCTCCAGTAGTTCGAGAAGTTCTGTCATGTGTCTTTCCTAGGTGAGTTGTGTGAGCGCGAAGGCGTTCAGCAAAATATGGATGAGGTTGTCGGTGACTATCATGAGGCCGATGGCCAGCCAGTCCGGGGTGTCCGGGTGGTAGCCGGTGGGCGTCATGGGGTGTCGGTGACGCTTGGGAGCCAGCTGGTTCTTGAACCAGATGACGTACTTCACCAACCGGAAGCGGTCGATGAGGATGTGCGTGGCCGAGATGAAGAACAGCGCCAGCGGGGCGGAGGTCAGGAAGAGGAACGGGATGGTGTAGGTGATCCCGTGCAGGATCGCCGGGGTCCATCGGCTCGTCTTCTCTTGGGCCATGTGGTTGGTCTGCAGGAGGTAGTCCCCGACAAAGTGCGCCGCGACGGCGAAGATAAGGATTTCAGCTGTTGACAATGGGCTTCTTCCTGATCTTGCGGACGGTGATGGAGAACTCGTAGTGATCTTCGGCGTCGTCGGTCCACGGGAAGGCCTCGATGAAGATCTTCTGATAGTCGTCGGCGGACGCTGCACAGGCCAGCACGATGTAGTCCCTGCCAGCGACATTGAGTGTGGTGTTGTCCAGCTTGTTGATCAAAGAGTTTGTAAAATCTGCAGCGTCAATCTTAGAGGTCATCGGGCTGCACCTCATTCGGGATGAAGTACGCGACACCGGGGCGACCGTAGCCGCCCCATGCCGGGACGCCGAAGCCCTGACCGAAATCGATCTCGGGCGGGCAGGCCTTCTCCACGTTGTACGGGTGCCAGCAGTCGTTGTCGGTGAGGAGCAGTTCCTGTCCGCAGGCCCGACAGGTGCCGACGAGAACTTCGCCCGGTTTCACGCGAGGAAGATCAGCATGAGGATGGTGAGCAGGACGTGTTCTCCGAACCAGTGCCAGAGCAGCACGGCGGGCTCGAAGTTGAGGGAATCGAGAATCCACGTGAGAATCCAAACAAGAAGCATGATGTACTTTCGTTAAAGGGTTTGCCCGAAGTAATCGGGCAGGATTGGGCGGGACATTGCCTCAAGGATCTCTTCCTCAAAGCTCTGTTGTGCTTCCTCAGGGGAGATGGGGAGCCGTTCAGGCAGAGTCAGAGTTCCGTTGGACAATTCTTTGAGGGCATCCTCGAAGGTGATGCCTTGGGCTTCGGCCAGCCTGCGTACCTCGCGGGGCGGGAATCGGTAGATGATAGTGGTCACTGCAGGGGCCTTTCCATCAGCAGGACCTCGCGGCCTGCGTCCATGTGGATGTAGTCACGCTGGTCCACGCCGATGGTCACGACGCGGCTGTCCATGTCGATCTCGACGCTGTCGATCACGCCGCGACGGTACCAAGCGTCGGGACCCTTCTCGCGGTCGGTGTAGAGCAGCATGCCGAGGATGCTGGGGGAGTCAAGCTCGACGGCCCGGAACAGGAAGGCCTTGCGGATCACGGGCGGACCCAGTCGGTCACGGTGCGCTTCTCGGGGGTGACCCGGACAAGCGCCGTGTAGTGGTAGTCGTCGTTGCCGTACTGGTCGGTGGTGCGGACACGGGAGGAGCCGTAGTAGATGCCGGAACGCAGGCCACGGACGACAATGAGGGATCCGTCGTCGTGAGTGGTCTCAAATTCAACGGGGTTCAGGCGCGGAATGGTGTAGGCGGCGTGATTGCCGAACAGGTAGTTGAGCTTGTTGAGCTCCGCGAACGCGGTCTCGTAGTCGATGGGTGTCTCGGTCATTTTTTGAAGTGGTCTTTCATCTTTTTGAACAGGCGGATGAAGTCAGAGTCCGTTTTGGGAGCGGCGAACGTCTCGCGGACTGTCTTGATATCTCTGCGGAGGGCAGGGACAAGGATCCCTAGCACCACCATCGCGAGGATGATCGCTATCAAAATGCTCTGCATGTGTTTCCTTATGTCGTTATGTGTCTAAGTATATGCAGAGAAAGAGCATTCGTCAAGCATTCAGGGGGATATATTGCAAGAATCGGGGCGGATCTGTAAGAATCCGTTGTAAACTATGACATTTAACGCCCTGCACAAAGGCCTCCGGAGAAGGTGGAAGATCATCTCGGGAGGCCTTTGTGGGGCTATTTATTTGACAACTGTATATATTTACACAGTTTTCGGGGGATTTTCCTCGGATTTCGGGCTGAAAACAGCTGCGTTCTCCTCCTCGATGACCGATTTCATCCGGTGCAGCAGGTTTTCACCGATCTGGTAGCCCTTGAGCTGCTCCGGAGGGATGACTCCGGCCAGATGGATGCCGGTCTCGTGGTAGTTGTTGAGTACGAGGTCCCACATCTCGATGGAATGCTTCTCGATCGACTCGGAAATGATGTCGCGGAGCTCTTCCTTGGTGATGATGACGTGCGTTTCGGCCAGCTGGCGGATCGCGGTGGAGGCAATCCGGGCAATCTGGTCCGGCGTGGCCTTGAATTCGGTCTCAGGCGTCAAGGGTTGCCCCCATTTTCAGCATTCCGAGGGCGATCTGGCGTGCCTCTTCGCGGGAATGGTCCGAATTCTCCATCAGGACGCCCATGACGCGCTCCAGTTCAGGCGCTGTGGCCTCGTCCCGGACCTTCAGGGCGAGGGCGTAATACTCCCGGGCCGTTTCGCGGAGGTCTTCGTAGCTGAGATTGCTGCCGGAGCGCGGAATCGCGGTGTTTCCAGCGATGAAACGGTCGGATTCGGCGGTGACGGCGGGCAGATCGTTGAGATCGAAGATCACAAGGCCTGCCACGTCGAATTCTGTGGGGTGATCAGTGGACATGAGTGTTCCTTTGGTCGTAGTTGGTTGAGAGATTGGTGCGGTTGGTCGCGTGGCCAGTCTACACGAAGAGGGATTCGAGCCGGTAGACCTCTTTGCACATGGTGCGGGACCATGCGCGGCCCTTCAGGGCGTCCTCGAAGAGGTCCCCGAGGGTCAGGAAGTCATCCAGCATGTCCAGAGACATGCTTCCGGTGTAGAAGCTGTACAGGGTGGGGAAATCCTCACGTGCTGCGAGGATCCCAGCCCGAATCGAGACCATTTCTGCGGCGTTCATTGTCGTTCCTAGTGCTTAAAGGTAATGTCAGTCGCGGAAATGCCCCTCAGCATGTGGTATCCGTGGCTACTTGCGGTGTATATAGTAAGTCTACTTCCCGGTTTGTCGTTTGTCCAGAGCTTAGACGAACATTTCTGTCACAACCAAGTGTCAAAACCTGTCAAACCGAGTACCCACCCGGTAAAACCGGGTGTTTCCGACCACACTAGCAGCAGAAAGTCAGTCCGACTGACCATTTCCCGGCGTGTCGGCGGAAGAAAGCATATTTTCTACGTACGGGAGCTTGTAGGGGTCGAATCCGTAAGCAATGAGGCCAGAGTTACGGTACTCGTAGACCTGCAGGGGTGGTACTTCCGGGCTCAGCTCCACCGTGAAGCTGGCGTCGTCACGGAAGGTAACCTTGACCCCGCAGTCGTGGTGCAGTGAGGCGGCACAGGCCGCGTCGATGGCCGAATGGTACTTGCGCAGGTGCTCGTAGACGATCTGGGAGATGAGATTCACCAGATCCCTGCTTCCGCGCCCGCCAGCGGCTCTTGGATGTACGGGAAGTCGGTCTCGAAGTGCACCGGGGTGGTCAGTTCCCAGTCCCGAGCAGCCATCACGGGGATGTTCAGCGCCTTGGCGAGTGCGACCTCGGCGTTGGCCCCGAGGGAGTGTTCCCAGCCCGGGAGAACGGCGATGCCGGTGGCGTGGTCGCAGATCCAGCTCAGGTCCATCTTCAAGGCCTTGCGCAGGTCGAAGCCGTGCTCTGCCGCCTCGTGTCCTTCGAGGCCCATGGCGTCGAAGCCGCTCTCGCGGTCGGCCTCTGCCGGGTTGAAGACGGTATAGCCCCGGGCACGCAGGGCGACTGTGGCCTCATCGAAGGCAGGGAAGTTGTAGTGTTCGATATTTGTCATCGGTCCAGCGAGGTAAAGATGAAACGGTTTCACTTTTTCTCCCCAAAATTTGGGGACTTCAGGGACCTGAGGCTCTTCATGAACTCGATGCCGTAATCGAGGAGATCGCTCGGGATGAGGGGGACCTCGCGGGTCTTGCCCATGTTGGCCTCGGGGAAGCACGACGTGATGATGACGTCCCGCTCGGGGTGGATGCCGTACTCACTGTGCAGGATGCCGGGGAGGAGGATTTCGAGGTTGTCGATCGCCACCTCGTAGTCCCTGCGGCCTTGGAAGAACTTCTTGGCCTGCATGGCATGGACGAACTGGCGTTCGAGACCGGCCTCTTCCATGGCGTCCCCGGTGCAGCCGTGCGTGCCGATCACGAAGCGGTTGGGTGCGCCCTTGGCCCACTCGATCAGGCCGTGCGTTTTGCCGGAACCGCGTCCGGCGTTGGTCAGTGAGATCATTTGGCTTCCTTGTCGAGTTCCTGCATGGCGTAGTTGGTGAACTGCTCTTTCATGACTTCGAGGTGGAGCGCCGTACCTGTAAGAACAAGGCGGGCTAGTTCGCTGGTTTCGTTGTTGAAGCGGTCCTTGAGGTAGTCGATCTCAAGGTCGAGCCACTGCAACACGCCTGCGGCGGTCAGCACGAGGGTCTTGGTGGAGCGGAGCGGATTGGTGGAGTTGTCTTCGGTCATTGGTTTTCTTCCAGTACTACGGAGATCTGATAGAGCGGGGTCGGGTCGTGGTCCGGATCCCCCGGGGGAAAACGCGGGGCCAGCTGGGTGAAGATGAGGCGGGTCGAGAGCTGGGACGGGTCGTCGGTGGCGTGGATCACGGACATGTGGCCGAGGACGCCCTTGGGACCGTCCGGGATCACTGCAGGATCCTGCGGTAGCCTGCGCCCCAGAGGACGGAGGCTGCGGTGCCAAGGGCCTCGCTGAGCTCCTCGTCGGAGGGGTGGGCCGGGAGGTTGATCGCGGAACGGAGCAGGGCTTCGAGCTCGATGCGCCCCGGCGATGGGGGCGTGGGGCTCAGTACCGCGTAGGAGGGTGCGTCACCGGGGTCGGTCACAAGTTCTTCGCCTTGGGGGCCGTCACCTTCGGGAGGTGGGCCGTAGAGGCTTTCTGCATATTGTTCGCTCATTGTTCTTCGTCTTCCCAGTAGTCGGTGCTGCTGTCGTCCTCTTCAGGATACACAACTTCGTTGGGTTCGTCAAATGACTCGGGCTCGATCGGGTTCATGTGGCCGGTGGTGAAGGACAGGTAGGGGCCGATCGCTCCGAGGAGCGGGTAGGTGTCTTCGTATTCTTCGTCGGGGGTGTCGGTCATCGGGTCAGGTCCGTTTCTGTGTCGGGGTCCGAGAGTGCGTCAAGGATGACGTTGTCGGAGAGGAGGAGGTAGTGGTCGGATTGTGCCCACGTCTCGGCCACGGAGTCGAGGTCCTCGTCGGGGATGTTGGTGGCGAGGCGGAAGGACTTGACGGGGGTGAAGTATTCGTAGTCGGGCTCGTAGTCATCGGCGGTCTTGTCGAAGACGATACGGATGTCCATGAAGCGTTGCTGGGTCACAGTCGGGAACTCTTTCCTGAAAGGGCTTCGATCATGCCGTTGATGATCTGGTTGGAGCGATAGGACTCAATGGTCTCGGAGACGATGCGGTCCTTCTCCTCGGCGGTCAGCTCGTTGTGGGAGCAGTGGACCTTGTCGAAGGTGAGGAGGGTGGCCTTTTCGTCCCCGTACATGAAGATGTCGCGCTGGATGAGGACGCTGATCTCGACGCGGACCATTTCGGTGCCGACGTGCTTGGCCTCAGTCAAGGGGCACCGCGTTGATGGCGGCGGAGATGTCGGACAGGACATCCTTCGGGTACTCCCAGAAGCCGAGGACGATGTTCTGCAGATCGTCCCGGGTGGTGCCTTCGGGGATCTGGTGGCCGCGCAGTTCGGTGTCGGTGAGGTAGGTCCCGTCCTCGTCGCGGGTGAGGGCGAAGCGGATGTCGATGAAGCCTTCATCGTCGTGGGGCTCAGTCATTGGGTTCCTTGTCGTAGAGGTTGAGGGCGGGGCTTTGGTCTAGCGGAGGGGTGATGCGGACCATCTGGTAGTAGCGGCCCTCAAGGAAGGCCAGTGCCTTGGACTCCATCAGGGCGTCGAGCAGGTTCTCCAGCTCGTCGGGCAGAAACAGCTGGGCGAAGTCCGCGATCAAGGGGGCCTCCTGCAGGATGAGGGTGGCGAGATCGAGGCGCTTTTGTTCGTACTCTGTCAATGTTTTTTCCTCAAACACAGGGGACCTTTTCGTAGGGGTTGGGCTCCAACTCTGGAACGGTGTCGGACGTGAGAAGGGAGGCGACGAGCTTCATACCGCTGTTGCTGCCGAGATGCCATGCCTCGGCGAGGGCGTCCATGATGTCTTGGGCGAAGGCCTCGCGGTCAGCAAGAGTCTTGGACTCGGCTACCTTGCGCTCGACGCGGTCAAGGACGTTCTCATAGATTTCGCTGTACGTCGGCAATGATGTCGAGGACATCGGCGTCCTTCCGGTAGGGGTTGTTGTTGGTCCATTGGGTGGATCCGGCGAAGCCTGAGTCCTGCTCCTCGCAGTCGGCGAAGGCTTGGTCGTAGGCCTGCTCCATCAGGGCGATGATGTCAATCGTGAGCTCGACCTTCTCCGCCCCGAACAGGTAGTCCCAACCCTTGAACTTCTCGCGGAGATCGGAGTAAATCTCGGCAAACGCCTTGGTGTAGGGCTTTATCGCAAACATTACTCGCCCCAGTTAATGTAGGGGTTGACCTGTGCGTGTTCGACGCCCTTGCTCCAGCCCCGGGTGTAGGCGGCGGTGAGGAGGCCCATGATGTCGCGGGTGGCGATGTCGATGTGGGTGGGGCTGGTGGACTCGCGCAGGATGGCGAGGGCATCGAGGACTTCTTCGACGTGCTCGCCGAACTCGGTGCTGGGGTCAACGTCGAAGGTCAGGTCTTCAATGGTGGGACGGGTCACGGGGGGTTCCTTGGGGGTTTCGGGGGCAGGTTCTTTGGTGAAGTATTGGTTAAAGGTTTCGGCGGACATGACCGAAGGTTCGAGTGTATCAGTATACACATAGACAACCTGTCCGGGGCTCACGTAGAGCGTGGATCCCGGGGCGTAGTGGAAGCAGATGGTCTCGTAGCGTCCGCCGCCCATGTCGGTACGCGGTCCGGGCCACACGGACTGTGCACGGGCTTCGAGGAAGTGGCGGACGAAACCGACGTTGGTCTCGTCCCGGAGGTAGACGATGGCCTCAACGGTGCATCCGGTGGCGTTGTTGCGGTAGAGGAGTGCGGGGTCTGACACAGAAAAGTCCTTGCATTCGTGGTAGTGGTTGTTGGCTCTTCCCTAGTATAGCCAACCGTCCAACCGAATGCAAGGACCTTCTGTATATATTTGAGACCGCTTGTCGAGCGTGGGTGAGGTTCCTTAGGCCTCGGTCGTTCCGTCTTCTTCCTCGGTGTCGGGGTCGGCCACGCGCATGCCTGCCTCGTAAAAGGCTGCGGCGATGTTCTGTGACGCTTGGGTGCGGGTGCGCTTGGCCCGGTTCGGCTGGGTGGAGAGGTAGGCCTCTTCCAGCAGCTGGATCTGGCGCAGGCGGTGCTTGGCCTCGGCTTGAATCTTGGCGTCTCGTTCTTGACGCTCGCGGGTCTTGCGGAGGATGATCTCGCGTCGGATGCGGAGCGCTTCCAGTGCGGCAATCGCACGGTAGCGGATTTCTCCGTCCGACTGGGAGATGTCGGAGGCGATCTCCTCGGGAGATCCGTAGGCCTCGTCCAGTGGTGGAGCCTCGCCTAGCAGGGCGAGAGCGATATGCAGTCGGTCGTCGTCCGTGGGGGTGAAGTCCACCTCCTGTCCGTGGGAGTCGATTTCGATGTGCGTGTCATCGATGGTCAGTGTTGTGTCGCCGTCGTGGGCGGTCTGAAATGTTTTCATAGCTCAAAGGTACAGGGTGGTCAAGTCAAGTGTCAATAGGGCGTGTCGGGAAAAGTTTAGGCAGGTGGGAGAAGGGGTTGACATGGGTGTATGCTAAGTAGAAATTTTCCAAAATTTGGTGAGCGGGTACCGCGTAGTATGGGGGGCCTCCCCGGGGTGCAAAATGAAAGTACCGCAACCGCATGCTGCAGCCGTCGCGTGTCGCAGCCCGCTTGCAATTTTTGCAACGCCCCACACGGCCCACCGGCCTAGCGACGTCGTTGTCTTTGTCTCTTGCGTCTTGTCTTGGGAGTGAGACACACAAGACTTGAGTGAGTGAGTGAGGAGTGAGTGACTTGCTTGTGTGTGAGATCTCTTGTGTGTGCTCTGCCTGCCTGCCTCGCGTGTACGCGTGCACACGTACGTGTGTGCGCGTGCGCCCCTGCCTGCCCCTATACAGGCCCAGCTAGCCCCTGCCCTGCCTGCCTACTCAACACCCTGCACACGTGCAAGCTTTGCCCACTGCCACGAGTTGACACGTGTGTATCTTGTGTGAGACTCTAGAGGTGTAAGAACAACCCCCTCAAAAAGGACATGCCTTGAAATTCACGCCCGTAATTACACCCGTCGTTCTGGCAGCCGGTCTTATTTTTTCAGGCCTCGCCGTGGCACCGTCTGCGGAAGCAGCCCCGAAAAAAGCAACCACCCATTGTTCGACGGCCAAGGATCCACGCGGCTACATCTGGGCCGGGTCTTGTGAATGGTGGCCCGGGTACGACACCGACACGAGCGGAACCCACCAGTCATATGACCCCCGCCTCGCGGAAGCATGGGACAGTTTTGACGCCCTTCAAGACCCGCCGTTGTTTGACGATACTCACGTACTCGCCTACGTCACCACTGTGCACAAAGCCCCACACAAGAAGCGCGGTTACGTGATCGTCAAGTCTGTAGACACGCGGAAGACGTGGATCATCTTCAAGTACATCACCCCCCGCCGTCACCACTAGCCCTCGCCAAGAGTCCCCACCCCCAACAGGGTGGGGATTTTTTGCGTGTTGACATCTGTGTATCCCACGTGCAATACTTGATACATCAGCAGGAACCACCCAAGGAGCACAAAATGACCGCCATGAACTTCGTAGCCTACATCATCGGAGCTATCCTCGCCCTTGCCTTCGTCTTCGGAGCGGTCAAGCTCTACATCCTCGTTGACGAGTCAGCATGGAGCGCCCGCCGCTGGCACGCAAAGCAGGCCCGTAAAGCCGCCCGTCGCTAGTCCTCACCACCTAGGAGCCCAAAATGTTCGGACGCAGGCCTAAGCCCCAGCCCGCCACCACTTCGCAGGCCGACGCTGACCAGCTCGCCGACATCATGGCCAGTACCAACGCCATGCTCACACAATTCAACGCCAACCTCTCCACCCGGCGCTAAGGACTTCCATGAACCCCGACGCTACACTTCGCCTAGCGAACCAGATCCGGGCGCGTAAAGCCCCTCACTGCCTGTACAGGATACGCCTCGCCAATTCCCTTGAATGGGCAGGCCGTTGCGACTACTCCAAGGGAACCATAGAGCTGTCTGTGGAATTTATGCAGGCCTACACCCCCTACCAAGTGTCCCAGATCATGAAGCATGAACTAGCCCACGCCCTACGCGGCCCCGTTCGCCCCCACCGTGTCAACGGCCATGATGACAAGTGGCTCAAAATTGCCCGCCGTCTGGGCTATGAACACGGCGAGATGGTCCCTCACGAGTGGCCCGTCCCCAAAATTGTTTGGAACCTCACCTGCACCAACACGGGCCAGATTCTGGAGACGTCCACCGACCCCGGCGACTCTTGCAAAATTTGCAACGCCTGCACCCCGGTCAAGGAACGCCGCCAAATAGTCAAGGCCTCGACGTACGACATCAAGGCCGACCCTTACTTCTTTGAGCCCGCCGTCAAGGCTGTACAGTCTTTCCTAAATTCCATGCTCGACAAACTGAACCCCCCGACTCACTAGGAGCCCCTATGCGCCTCGCCCACATCCTCGCCCCCGTCACCGTAGCTGCAGCCCTAGCCCTCACCGGCTGCGCCCCTGCAGCTCCGTCAGCCGCCCCCACGTACGTCCCTGCAGTAATCTCCGCCCCCGACTCCACGCCGTCCCCTACACCCACCCCTGCACCCCGTTGTGAAGAGGATGAGCCGTGCTGGAATTGCCACACCATGGGAAACCTCACCTGTAACATCACGTCCCCGGTCACGGCCCGTGAGGCTTGGACAACTTTCAATACTTACAACTTCGCCCCTGCAGTCGTTGCGCACGCCGTGTACGTCTCCACGCTGGACCATGAGCCCGCCCACCTTCCCATGAATGAATTCACGCTGCAGTCCGTCGCCCACCCCAACGAGTGGCACATCTTCCGTCAAGGCTGACCACCTCGCCCCACCCCCAAGAATCGACCCGTCACCACGGCGGGTCTTTTCTTGTGCCCCCGTGTTGACATCTGTGTATCCCACCTGTAGTCTTGATACATCAGCAAGATTCCACTAAGGAGCCCGCCATGAACCCCACCAACATCCTCCCGATCATCATTGCAAACAATGCAAACCACGTGCACTCGGAAGCTGGAGCCATTGCCCTGTTGGTTGGTTTCGCAGTCGTTGCCCTGTTCGTAATTATCGTCGCTATCCGGTGGACCATCTTGGATCTTGTGGACAACCGAGCCCGCGCCCGTCGTGAGATGGTTTACCGCGCCATGAAGGATGAAAATGACCCCCGTTACGCCAACGACTGGCAGCTGTTCCGCGCCGAGCTTGAGCGCCGACTTGCAAAAAATGCAAAGTGACCCCGCCCCCGTGTATCTCACACGGGCCGAGAATCTAGCCGTTATGCTCGACTACTTGACAAGTGTATCTATTAATGAGATGATTGATACATCAGCAGGAACTACCAACAAAAGGAACATGCCATGACTGATTTCGCAGCAGCAGCCCAGACCCTCATCTCTGCCACGCTCAACGACGGCGGCGCAACCATGAACCCCAAGACGCTCACTCTTGAAACGTCCCCGGTCACCCTCGTGGGCGGCGCTACCGACATCACTGGTGCCCGTGTCCCCGAAACCTCCGTCCCTGTGGATGATTTCACCCCCGAGTTCGCCGAGTCCTACATCCGGCGCATGTCCGTTCTTGCCTCAGACTCCTACATCGGAACGTGGATTGAGGATGGCCGCGTGATCCTCGACGCCTCGGACGCCTTCACTTCCGTATCAGCAGCCCTGTTCTTTGCTCAGGAACGCGGGGAACGCGCCGTGTACACCATCGGCGTCGGGGAGACTGCAGTACAGTACGCCTAGCCCCAAGAGATAGGCCCCGCCACTAGGCGGGGTCTATTTTTTTTTTGCAACCTACACACCTGTTGACAGCCGTCCATGATAGCGGTACACTTGACATATACCAGAAACCAATTAAGGATGTCGCCATGAACCTCACCAAAGCTCTCGCCCCCGTTGCCCTCGCTGCAGCCCTCACTATGAGCGCCTGCACCTCGACGCCACAGGCTGCGCCCGTCCCACCGTCCGACGTGCCCTACATCTCCCAGAGCCTCGCCACTCCCGTGGCCACACCCCCGGCTGTAGTCAAGGCCCCAACACACAAGACACCCGTCAAGCACACCCTCAAGCCTGCAGCCAAGCCCGTTGCAAAAGTTGCAACGCCCCCGGCTGACACCATCACGGCCCCCGCGCCCGTCGTTCCTGCAGCAGCCCCAGCGCCTGCACCCGTTGCCCCTACAGCTGCCGTCAAGCCTGCGCCCGTCATCAAGGGCCAGACATCCGCCTCCGGGCAGACTTTCCGCGTCCCACCTCACGCGGAACCTGCGCCCGTCGCCCACAAGTGCACAGGCCATGAGGCCCCCGGACTCTGCAACATGGCCGGTGGCCCCGGAATAGTTATCCCGTCCCGGCCCCGGCCCGTTACGCAGCCTCTCCCGCTCATCTCCGTAGTGGTGCATTACACCGGGGGAGTCATCACATCCTGTGATGCTAGTGTCTACGCCTCTACCACTGTCATCCGCTGCACCCCGAATGACCTAAAGATTCAAGGGAACCTGTACGCCGCCTACCAAGTACCGTGCACCCTCTCCGGTAAGTATTGCACCGCTACACTAGCGGGTTAGCCCCCAAGATTCCCCCGGTCACCATGGCCGGGGGATTTCTTTTGCCCCCGGGGTTGACAAGTGTGTATCCCAGGTCTTAGACTAGATACATCAGCAGGAAACAACCAAAGGACAGACAATGACTACCCTGAACCGTGACCAGATCATCTCCGTTGGCAAGTCCCTCCCGGCCATCTTCGAGTTCATGGAAGCTGACGAAATCTACGTCGAAACCTCCCACGTCCACTTCAAGGGCGAACCTCGCGTCACCCTCGACCCCAAGGGCAACACCCTCTCCGTTATCTCCCCCGAGCATGGCGCGGTTGAAATCTTCTCCCCGTCCTATAACAACTACCTCCCCCACAACCTCATCGCTATCCACTTCTAGACCCCCGAGAGTCCCCGTCCAATAGGGCGGGGATTTTCTTTTGCCCAGTGCTTGACAGCTGTCTATCTTGCATGCAATAATTGATACATCAGCAAGAAACAACCAAGGAGTCAAAATGGCCAAGATCAACGTCACCCCCGGTTTCTACCTTTGCAACGCTGGAGCCTTCAAGGTTCAGGCCGCTAAGGTATCGGGCAACCTGTACGCCATGAAGCTCGACACCAACACGGGCAAGTTCGAATATGACAAGGGCGCAATCTTCAACCTTCGTCCCGAGACTCGGATGACCAAAGAGCAAGCAGCCGAATACGGACGCCGGACGGGTGTCTGCCTCATCTGCGGACGGACGCTGACGGACCCGACATCCGTTGCTCAGGGTATCGGCCCAATCTGCATCAAGGGCTTCTAGCCCCAAGGCCCCGCTACGGCGGGGCTTTTTCATGCCCTCACACCCCCCGTTTATTTTCGGGCAGCTCCGGTGACCCTGCTCCCGTGGGCTTCATGCTTCAAGCTTACCCACACCATACACACTTGTCAAGCCGGCTGCCCCGGCCCTTGTGAGGCCGGGACACACCCGTTACTTGAGCCGGACCAGCACCTCGGCCAGCAGCAGGAACACGGCGACTACTGCAGCGTAGATAGCCAGCAGCTGCAGCGCCACCGTCGTTCCGGCCAGCAGCGCCATCACCAGTGAGCCCACCATCAGGACGGTTGCAAAAATTACAAACCAGCGGACATCCCTAAGCATTGGGAGCCTCGGACATCAGCTCGGCGAACTCTTCGTCCGTCTCAGGCCCTGCGCCGTCTTCCAGCTCCATGGCACGGATCTCCTCCCATGAGGGCTCATCCTCGTCCCAATCTGCGCCGGACAAGTCCCACTGACGCCCGGGAATCTTTACCCCGTCGTCAACGGCCAGCATGTCCACCCACACGCGCATAGCTGCGTCATGGTAGACCTTGCCTCGACTCTCCGTGAGGGCGTTTTTGTAATTGGTGTACTGCAGGAAATTCATGATTTCGAACTGCATGAACAGGGCGAACGTCCCCCGATCAATCCCGGACACGCGCCACCTGTAGTCTGTGCCCTTGCCCGTCTCAATTTTGTACGGGCCGAACACCACGGGCTCGACACCTTCCTCGGCGTCCCGGTTGATAGCCTCCCCAGCAAGCTCGATAGTCTGCAGCATGCTCTCAAGAGACTTCCGGTCACGGGCTCGGATAACCAATTTCTCATCATCCGTGCTGTCCTGCACCGCGCTAATAAATCCTTCAGTGGTAAAGATCCACATGTTGTCTCCTCTATCAGTTGGTTGCGCCTATAGAGCGCCTGCATCAATCATACCGCGCCGTCAACCCCCGTGTCAACCAACGAAAAACGGGACCCCGTAGGATCCCGTCTAACGCCCTGAATTCCTGACGACTAGCCCATGGCCGGTGTCTCCTCGACGGGAGCTGCCACGACTACCTCGGAGCCGTCCGACGCCTGCGTAGTGACCGCCTGCACCGTCCCTGCGTCCGCCTTCGGCGCTACACCCACCGTCGCCTCAACACTCGTCGCCAGAGCCTTCAGCAGCGTGTTATAGACAGCTTGCTGCAGCCCGTACACGACGGGGAAAGCAATGAGGATGTTGGTCCAGTCTGTGATGCCCCCGGTCAATACTTCGTACACTACGGCGATTACAAGACTTACAACCATTGCAATGGTGTTCTTCGTCCGGGAAGACATCCCAGTATGCGTGAAAACGGATGTCAGCAGTGGTGAGGCGACGACGACAGCTGCCGTCACAATGTTCAGTAGTGCAGTGGTGTCCATGGTCATGGTCATGATGTTCCTAGCGGTTTACGGTAGTGGTTATGGGGGCCACGTCGGCGATGACATTGGTGTCCGATGTCGGCGACGGGCTCGGAGGTGTGGACGGATCTGACGTGATCTGTGCTGCAGCTCCACAGGCCTCGACGTGTCCGACATAGAATTTGTAATCTTTGCAAGCATCCGACAGAGCTGGAGCAACGACCCCGACTGCGCTAGAGCTCTCCGTTGCCTGTACGATCATGCCCAGTGTTCCGAACAACAGTAGGCCGACTGCAGCATATAGAACCTTCGTTCTACGGACCAGCAGAGCCGCCCCCAACGCTTCTAGATCACTGTGTAGTCCCATGTCAGTCCGATTCTTTTGCCCGTTGCAGTTTCCGTACCTGCTCCAACGCGGAGTCAGCACGCCTAGATTCATTATACGCTTTGTCTTCTAGCTCCCTGCGTTGCATGCGTAGTGCATCAATGTCATCGTCCCGGGAGTCCAGTTCCTTCTGCAGCGTGTCAATCCTCAGCTGCAGTGCATCAATCCTCGCCTGCAGCGCTTCCTTGTCCTTTTGCAAACGTTGCAAAGACGCCACAATCTCAGTACGCATCCCGGCTTCTTGCTTGCGCAAGTAGAAGAAGAGCATCAGTACACCGCCGAGAATCGACGTCGGGTACCCAGCTGGACCGATAGCCGTTATGAAGGAACTGAAGCCCTCAAACGCTTTATCCATGCTGTCCACCCCTAAACAAGAATAGCCACACCCAACGGATGTCGGGGCGGCTGTATTTCCTATAGTATAGCATCAAAAGGGAGTGAAACGCGTCACAATTGAAAGAACCGGACGGGGATTCTCTCACCCGTCCGGTCCTCTATGTTTGGTTTATGCTCTTAGTGTATCACCATATACATGGTGACACAAGCCCTATGGCTTGATAGTCATGGCCAGCAGCAGCGCCGCGCCCACAATTCCGATAAGTGTCAGCTGTCCCGACGTGGTGTCCATCCACGCGTTGACCATCCGGAAGCCCTCGGTCATGGCCAGCTGGAATTTCCCCAACTTGGCTGCGTTGTCCCGGTGACGTGCGCGTGATGTCGGAGTGCTCATTTTGTGTTCCTTCGTTCGGTGGTGTTGGTGTTCGTCTCAGGTGTCTCAGTAGTCTTTACAAAGAATACAAACCCCCCAGCTGTAATGTTCATGGTGTGTCCTTCGTTCGTTGGTATGTTACTAGCATACACGCCTAGGGCTGTAGTGTCAACCCTAGGCGCGTAGCGGTTATTCTTCCGGCCCGAACCACTCCGGGTGGTCACCTCGGGTGCCTTCAATCAAGGCCCAGATGTTCGCCTCGTCTGCGTCGGTGACGTCGGCCATGGTCTGCCAGTCATCCCCGTTCACGACGTGATCTACAATTTTTGCAATCTCCCGTCCGCCGCCGTCATTGTCTTCCATGGACAACAGGTGCCGCTCGACGTCCTCCGGGCCAAAGATCTTGAAGGCGTAGCCGTGCCTGCTCAGCAGGTACTTGGCGGCGTTCACGTCCCCAATGCGCGTCCGTTCCGCGTCAAGCTCCTTCTTCAGCTCGCTGACAGCTGCCATGGTTTCGCTGAAGTTGGGGTCTGAAAAGTCCATGACCATCAAGTCCTGCATCAGAACTTGCATGTCAGCTTCAATCTTTGCAACGTCTTTCATGATGTCTCCTTCTTGGTTGGTACTCTAAGCATACACCCCCGCCTAGTTGGTGCCAACTAGGCGAGAGAATCTGCTCAGCGCTTGATCAGGATATAGTCCATGGCGTCCAGCGTCAGCGCCGCCTGCAAGTACTCCTGTACTGTGTTCGGGTGGGCCAGATACGCCGCCTTATCGGATGCATCCGGGTACGGGAAGACTGCATAAGCAATGGATGTCATCGCGTCAATCTGCGCCGCCGCTGTCATCAAATCTGCAGCTTCGTTGGGGCGGACTGCAGCCGGGGCTCGACCCTTACTGAGACGGTCCATGTTGTCCGTCAGGTCCCGCTGCATCCGTTCGTTCGTTGTCCGGTACAGCTGCGCCGTCCGGCCCAGCGTGTTCAGGTAGAACGCTTGATCTTTGGTGATGGGAAGTTCCATGATGTCTCCTTCTTGGTTGGTACTCTAAGCATACACCCATGTATACCCCTGGGTCAAGCCCTAGCCCTCGATAGCGCCCCGTCCAGCCGGTGCCTCAATCTCACGGCCCGGAAGTGCTGCCACTGCCGCCACAACGGCCCGGACATCCTCGGGTGACTGCCAGCCCAGTACGTCATCGGTAATGGGCGTGGAGTAGTCCAGATTTCCATCAAAGTCCAGCACGGCCACCTCAAAGAGTCCCGCAGTAGCTCCGTACGTCCCATAGCCCCGGATAATGCTCACGCCGCGTCCGTTGGGACACGTGACCTGCATCCGCTTGATACTTGTGTCCGCAAAGATTTCCAGCTTGGTTGTAATCTTTGCAATGTCTGCGGACTCAGTCATGGTGCCCTCCTAGGCGTAGCGGTTAGCTTGTGTATCAAGCATAAGCCCTATGGTACATCGTTGTCAACCCTTAGCGGTTTGGGCGTCAGCCGTGGCTGGAAGACCATGGCCCGACTCTCCAGTGACCTCGACCCCTTATGCCCACACGTGCAGGCGCATGAGCGCGTCTGAAAGTGCTCAGGGCATCCGTCATGCTCGGCCTGATTCGACTCGGTTACAGGCATCTTCATGCACCATCCAGACCTATCCATTGTTCCTCCTACGCAAGCAAGGGGAGCCCGTAGGCCCCCCTTGCAAAGTTTGCAATCAGCTAATGATTTCCCACGTGCCGACTGGATCCAGTCCAGTCCCGTAGTTGTGGACCAGCTTCTGACCAACGGTCAGCTTGCCCGTGCCATAGACTTCCCGGTGCCAGTCCAGCAGCTTGTGCGCCGCGTCGTGGGACTCGAATTCAAGACACGTGCCGACCTCTTTCAACACGACTTTGGTGAACTCGTCTACGTTGTGGATCTCGGCGGACGTCTCTTCCGCGCTGAAGCGGTTGACGCTCGGACGGAATTCAGTGTACTTGAGCTTCATAGCTACTCCTTTGTTGTTGGTACTATAAGCATACCGCGTTGGCGGTGAGGTGTCAACCCCACCGCCGTTGCAGTTTTTACAAAGACTCCCAGATCACTTTGCCCTTGGCGTCCTTTGCGCCCCGGTCAAACTGGATCTCGGTGCACCCGGCGTTGGGACGTCCGAAGTTATCCAGTGGGGCGAATTCCGACTCGGCTCCGTAGTACCCATCCTCATAGGCCCCAGTGCAGTCCGACGTCTCCAGCTGCCGCCCGTAGTAATAGATCTCGCCGTCGTCGTCCAGCATCCGGAAACGGACGCCCTCACCGGCCTGCAGGCGCTTGACGTCGTTGTCCGTCGCCATACCCGGGCCGGTCACGCCCTTGGCGTCAGATTCGATCTTGTCTTTGGTGATGATCCATGCAGTCATTTTGACTCCTCGGTTGTCCCTTGCTGATACCTCTACTATACACCCATGTACAGCCTCACGCAAGTCCAAACCAATATTTCTTTTCGCTTGACATCTGTGTATGTTGTCTGTAAAATTGAAGTATGAAGCAACCGATTGAAGCTGGGTCACCAGAGGACCCCAAAAATAACCCGCCCCGTTTTAGGGCAGCTCTGGTTTCCCTGCTTATCCCTCCCGGGGATATCCGCTTCATGTTTCAATTCTCGCATAAAGATACAGGCTTGTCAACCCACCGGCTAGGCGGGCTCTTGCAACTTTTGCAAGGCCCGCCCGCGTCGGTTAGGCGGCGGCTATCTTCGCCAAAATTTGGTCATAGGACTCCATGACAGTAAAATGCTGACCACCCGCAGTGGTGATAAAGCCACGTCCATTGGCCTCATCTCCAACCGCCGTGATACTGTCTACTACGATTCGTACCCGCCGTGCATCAGTGAACCGGGAACTAGTGACCTCAATGGATGCCTGAAGCTCTGCCATGGTGACTCCTTGTTTGTTGGTATTGCAAGAATTGTAAGACGTGCTGCCGGGACCCGTAGGCCCCGGCCCGCCCGGTTAGTACGTGTAGGTCATGAACGACAGGCAGCGGCCCGACTCGTTGCGCACGTCGTGCCAACCAAGTGATGACCGGGTGTGGAGCAGGTTCCCAAACATGATGTTCTCAGATACCCAGCGCTTGAATTCCTTGGTTGCCCGGGGCTGGACGGCCCGGGTAAAGCTCTGCCAGTCGGCGTGCTCGATAACGACGGTGACCGTCCGGTGTGCCGTGTCGGCGTTGACGGTTACTACCATGGGCTGATTCTTTGCCATTGTGTATCTCCTTTGTTGGTACTCTAAGCATACACGGCGGGGGATCTAATGTCTAGTCCCCCGCCAGAATTCTTTTAGCCGTTGCAGTCCTCACAGTTCCGGCTACTGCAGCCGGTGCACCATCCGTGTTCCCGACATCCTGCAACCGGCGTACCGTGTTCCACGGTTACAATTTTTGTAACGCCGCGTCCGTCGCAGTGTTCCCACGTGCAGGGCGTGTCTAGATCCGATTCTTTGTAGTGATCGGATCCACAGTCGGGACATTCATAGCGCGGTTCACAGATGCACTCGTCTGCCCAGTCCGGCTCCATGTTCTCCCACTGCCGTTGGGCCGATGCAAACCCCGGAATGCTGTTCACTTGATTACCTCCGTGTGGTCAGCGCCGTGACGGGTCAGGAATGACTTGACGGGCGTCAGCGCGGCCTTGAGTTGCGCCTCCGTCATGTCTACGTTGTCCCCTTGACGGCTAGCGCCAATGGCAGACTGCAGGGCCGTCATGAGCTTGTCAGCGGCCTTAGCAGGTTTCTGCCAGTAGGGCCACCCGTCCGAGTGATCATTGGTCCAGTCTTTCAGCTCCGAAAGAATTTCAGCGGCCCGACGTGCGACGGGCAATTCAAAACGGGCCGTCAGTCGCAGCGCGTCTTCAATTTCATATTCATTCATCCACATGGTGTTTCTCCTTTGTTGGTACTCTAAGCATACACGGGCCGAGATAGTTTGTCTACCCCGGCCCGTTGCAATTCTTACAGTCCGTCAAGGCCCTTGAGACGCCGCCAGACTGTCCACGTTATCGCCTGCATCTGACAGGGCGATACGTCCAGCCCAGTCTCTACAGACACGGCCTTAGCTGCCCGTACGTAGGCCCTAGCGAACGCGTCATAGACGCCCTTACGGCCCAGTGCCGTCCGGGACTTATCGTTAGTGATCCGGCCTACCGCGATATCAAACGCGTGGCGGTCAATCACTACAGCGCCGCCGTCGTGGGGATCTGCAATAGCTTTGTAAAAGTTGCAAACCTTATCCCCGCGCAACACGTCGAGCGGTTCAGCACCGGCCATAATCGCGTCAGCTTTGGCGCAGTTACGAAACAGGGTGCCCGTGGCGCTGCCGTCAGCGTAGGCCCGCGCTGCAAGGTTTACATTCTGCCCCCAGCTCTGCATAGGCGAGAGCGCCGCCAGTACGCCCGCTGCAGCGTGAGGCCGCGCCGGATCCAGTGCAGCAGCGATAGCGTGAGCGTCACGGTACCAATCAAGCCCATCCTGCAATTCCTGCAACGTCGCTTGACGGTACACGTCGAGGATACGCGCCGAGTTAGGCTTAGCAGCGTACACAACGTTGCGCGGTTCGGTGAGAGTGTTATCAAGACGGAAGACCATTTTGCATATCCTTTGTTCTTTGTTGGTAGTTCTAGCATACACGGGACCGGGCAGAATGTCCACCCGGCCCCGGTTGCTCAGTAGTCTTCCGGCGCTTCCAGCAAGTAGACAACTTTTGTCAGGCCCGTTTCGCCCTTAGCTTCGTTGACCGTGTCAAACCAGACACGGCCCTCACCGTCCGGCGATGCGAATACTGCCCGGTTAGGCGTGACGTAGATAACGCCTTCCTGCTGAGTTTTTCGGGTCATTCCCATGATGTTCTCCTTCGTTGGTAATATCTACTATACATGCATGTAAACCCCTACGCAAGCCCTAAACCCGATAATCTTTTATTTCTTTTGGGCTTGACATCTGTATACGTTATGCCTTAGAATTGAAGTAGACGGGCAAGCAGCCCGTAGATATCGGCCCTGCAGCGGGGTCGGGGGGTAGGCCGAGTCTGACCCTTTTTTTTTAGGCCCGTTGCAAAAATTGCAACGCAAATACCCCCGGACGCCGTAGCGCCGGGGGATATTTGTTTAGGCTAGTCTTCCGGGAATTCCGGGACTCCTGCCCACTCCAGCAGCAGCACGTCGCCCGGGTCGATGAAAGCCGCCAGTCCCTGCAGCTCCGAAATCTCCCAGTAGCTCACCCGTTCCGCCTCAATCTCGCCCCGGATGTATTCGAGCCGTTCCGCCACAGTCTGTGAGTGGTTCACGATTAGTGCCGACATGATGTCTCCTTTGTAAGAATTGCAAGAATTGTAAGGGCGGATAGCCCGGGGCTTGTTAGACCCCGGGCGTCCCGGTTAGTTGGTGACCTTGACCCATTCGAGGCTAAATACCTCTTCGCCGTCGATGTGGGGGAGGCGTCCGGCGATGTTGAATCGGGCCGGGGAGAGCTGGTTCAGCCGGTCACGGGTGGTGCTGGTGGTGTAACCTGCCCAGCTCACGTAGACACCGTCAGCCTCATAGCGGACAATCCTGTTGCCGTGCAGCGTGGCCACGACGCTACGGCCCTTGGGGGTCACTTCCAAGCGCAGCTCCGTGTTGTTCCCGATCTTCCGGACGCTCTTACCGTTCAGCGCCGCGATGGCCGAGGTGAGGTCTTTGGGGGTAGCGGTGAGATTTGCCATGGTGTTTCTCCTTTGTTGGTGTACTACTAGTCTAAGGCATAAGGTATACGGATGTCAACCCGTCAGGCAAAGAATTCTTTGACGCTGCCCGCAAGCCGTCCGACGACGTCCCACGTGGTTGCAAGAGTTGTAAAGATGTAGTTGTGAGCGTTGAGGAATACGCCCGCCAGCTCGCTATCTTCCTCCTGCCCGTAGAACCACACGCGGCCCGGGAAATCTCCCGTCAGCTCGACGTACAGGGCCGGGAGGATCAGCAGCAACAGTACGACACTCCACGCGGTGGGGAGGTGTAGCGGACGGATGCGGATCTGCTTTGCAAACATTATAAGACTCCTTGGGCTAGCGGATAAGCGGTCAGGCGTTGGGACCTGTAAAGTGTTGGTCAGCGCCGGTTGAGTCTGGCCCGTGGCCCTTACTCCGTTGCTGATACCTATACTGTACACGGGTATATGTTGATACGCAAGTCTGGTTTAGGGGTTGACACGTGTGTATTTTGTATGCAATAATTGAGTATAGGCGGAAGCCGAACATGATAGGGGCCCTGAGACGGGTCCCGGGGAAGGCCCACTCTGGGTCTTTTTTTTAGCCCCGTTGCAAAAAATGCAAAAGCCCCCGACGCGCTCAGCGCCGGGGTACTTTCGCGGGGGCCTAGCTTTCGGTCACGTGCGCCGCGTACAGCCAGTGTTCGCCGGACTCCAAGTTGATGGCCGCGTCCGCCGCGTAATAGGACTCACCGTCCCAATTATCGGGTGCGCCAATCTCCGATTCAATCGCGGCCAGCGCTTCCGCCTCATCCGCGTATTCGAACGTACGGACATCTTCCGCCGTGCTCCGCAGTTCCCAGCGGTTCCAGCTAGGATCAACCCAGCCCGTAAAAGTTTCGGCAGTGTCGAAATTGACGACGGACGCGGTGTAACGGACCTGTACAGTCATGGTGTGCTCCTTGGTTTGGTTGAGCTGATATCTCTACAATACACGCATGTAAACCAATGCGCAAGTCCTGCAGCGACTTGACATCTCCAGATCCATAGGGGAGAGTTATGGGAGTCGCTAAACGCCCTGCATGTTGGGCAGGGCGATATGTTGACACGTGCAATTGAATATGCAATACTGAAGTCATCAACCGGAGCGACGGCCCCGGGCCACTGGTTATGATTCTTGCGAGACGTTGCAAGAATTGTAAACGGGTGGGAAGTAGGGCGACGGCCTGAACCCCACCCGGCCAGAAGGTCCCGCCCCCCGGAATCGAAAACCCAACACCCCCCCCCCCCTAACCCCTTGCAAATTTTGTAAGGGGCTAAACCCATGTGCTGGTGAGTCTCGCCCTCCCGAGCTGGTGAACCTCCGCGTAGCGCTATGCGCTAAAGCGCTATGTGTTAGCGCTAGCGCTTGAGGTGGTGAGACGATTTGAGGTGGTGATCCTCTCCCGAGGTGGTGTGGCGATGTGCCTGTGTGCGTATGCGTGTATGTGTAGCGCTGAAGCGCTAGCGCTATTGTGTTTATGTAGCGCTAAGGTGGTGAACCTCCGCCGAGCTGGTGAGCTTCGCCCCGAGGTGGTGAGCTTGTGTTGGTGTGTTTCTATAGCGCTTATATAGCGCTAGTGAGTTTCAGTCGGTGTGCTAGAAGTACAGGCGCTTGGGCTTGTAATCCTTGACGAAAATCGACCGGGCGAACTTGTCAGTCATCACGTAGATGAAAACGATGACGAAGAGCACCGGGTTGAGCTGGTAGTCGAGAAATTTCTTCATAGTCTTTGATTCCTTTCGTTGGGTATGTATCAAGTATATCTTATACATACATAGATGTCAACTAACGTATCGAAAATTGGTTTTTGTTGAGGTGGAAATCGTTTTCGGCATCTGAAACACGCCGGGGGTTTCTCCCACAGAGGAGCTCTGACCACCCCTGACCACCCCTACTTACAAAAGTTGCAACCGCATGCCGCACCGCATCAATTTACGACCGCATCGAGTCAACCGCATCACCGCATGCCAAAAACGGCAACCGCATCACCGCATCCGCAAAGGAGGGCCACCGCATCGACTTAGCCGCACCGCATGCCCCTAACCGCAAAAGGAGGGCCACCGCATGCCTACAACCGCACCGCATGCTATCTGACCGCAACCGCATCCGGAACACCGCACCGCATGCCCTAGTACCGCATCCTAGTCAACCGCATCCGGGATACCGCACCGCATGCACTAGTACCGCATGGCAGGCACCGCATCCTTAATAGCCGTAACCGCATCCATGTGCACCGCATTAGGGTGTACCGCATCCACTAAGACCGCAACCGCATTAGGGTGTACCGCATTCGCGTTAGAGGAGGTGGCCCCAACCCTTACCACTGATGGCCCGGGAGACTTGGCTCTGGTGCACTGCGAACTCGGTGGCCAGTTCCTTCTGTGTGATAGCACCCTCTGCGTACCTCGCTCGGATCGCAAGAACGATCTCGTCCGTCATCTTCGCGTTAGCGTGTCCTACTCCGAATGCGTGGGGTGGTGTCCCTCCCGTCCCCGGTACGTGCCTACCCTTGGCCAGCATGTCAGCCATATTCTCTGCCTGTGTCGCTAGCCTGAGGTGCTCAGGCCTACAACAGGGAGGATTGTCGCAGGTGTGTAGCACGGTCATCCCCTCAGGAATGGGGCCATGAATGTCTGCGAAGACCACACGATGTACGGAGTACTGCTTGCTATCGACCGAGATCCGGCCATAGCCTTTGCGCTGGACTCCCTGCCACTCCCAGCATTCGTCATGGACTATGACATTCTGGAAGATCAGGTTGGACATGAATGGGTAAGTCTTAGTAAGTGTCATGCATTAAGTGTACCACAGTAATATGCAGTTATGTGGACTTGACCCCAGACCCACCCTCGCATACCCTTTAAGGGTCTAGTGGTTGAGAGTACGAGACACAGAGAACCCCCGGTCCTTAGAGGGTGCCGGGGGTTTTCTGTTTTGCAATTCTTACAACGAAGCTGCCATCACTTCTTGGAAGGGCATCGAGACCTTGTCCTCGGGGAACACGGCAGCGACTGCTCGCCCGATACGGGAGCTCAGCGGATCCGTGTGGATGAAGACCACCTGATCGATGACGTCCTCCAGCTCCCGGAACGTGGACTCGAAGTCCGGCTTGCCGTCTTCGTCGGTGGAGTAGTGCGCGAGGTTCATGAACTCCTCCGCGATCAGGTAGCGCACGGCCCGTTCGATGCCACCGTTACAGTTGCCTGTGCCGATGGCGAGGTCGCCGTTGTTCTGGCGCACGAGATCCTTGAGGATGGCGTTGACTGCGCCTGCTGCGAGGTAGGGCTCCATGGAGCGGTCGCCTGTGATGTAGATGTTCTTCATGGTGGATTCCTTTTCTTGTTGTGGGTTTGTATTTCTTACAACGTGCCGAGGACCGTGGGGTCCTTGCGCATCCGACGCAGGACAGAGAGCCAGTGGTCCTTCATGGAGAGAACCTTGAAGCTCTCAAACTCCGTGGTCGTCTTCGGGTAGGCCAGCTTGTAGAGGGCGTAGGCGTCGTCCAGATCCTTGGTGGCCGCAGCTGCCTCCATCTCGCGGGCGATCAGGATGGAGCGAAGTGCGATGATGGCCTGCTTCAGGACACCGTCCTCGGTGTGACCGTAGTTCGCATCGAGGATCATTTCCGCACGGATCTTCGCCTCGCTCTCGACATCATCAGTCACCCGTCCGACACCGAGGATCGCGATCGCCATGGCGACGTTGTCTTCTTCCTTGACGGAGATGCTCTCCAAGCTTTCGCAGCCCCCGGTGGGGTACAGCTTGCGGATCTCGATGGAGGAGACGGAGGTCCGGTCGTTGGTCTTGTTCCGGAAGTTGAGTTCTTTGCTGTTGGCTGAGTTGGTGAAGAGGTTCTTGCTGCCGAGTGATGCAGAGTTCATAGTGTTTCTCCTTGTTGTGGCCGTTGGTATATGTCTAGTTTACAGGTGTATCTAGTGGGTGTCAACCCTTGCAAGAATTGTAAAAGGGTATATGCTGAAGGGCAAAAGAAAACCCAGCCTCTTCACAGCTGAGGCTGGGGTTTCTCGTCAGGCCTACGCCCACCAGTTCCTTATCGACGGGACGGGGAACTCTTACAGTTTACAGCACAGGGGGCTCTTCGTCAACTACGTCGTCCTCGGTCTCGACTTCGCCTAGATCCTCAGGGTTTTCCTTGGGTTCCATGCGTTTAGCGATGGCCTTGAGTTTTTCGGCGATCATGTCTGAAGGGCTCGCGGAGACTTCCACGGTGATGGCAAGGTCAGGTGCGCCCTTGACTCCGATGCGGTCGAGTATTTCGGTAGCGGCCTTTAGACGGACGTTTTGCTGTGTGCCCGGGTTGGTCACGAGGTCTTCGATCGCGTCGATGGCTTCGTCTGCCAGCCCGATCATTCGCATGCGTGCTGCTTCGACAACGGCCTGTGCGTGCTCTTTGACGGATGGGAGGTGACCGCCGTGCTGCAGGCAGACCGTGGCACCACGGATGCTCCACTTAGGGCAGCGTTCGCCCTTCCTGTCACCGTTCCGGACAGTGCCCGTACAGCGCACGACAGGAACTGGTTCAGCTACGGTCTGCTTCCATGCAACTGGGGTGTTCCGACCCTGCTCTGCAGCCGAGTTCATGCCTGCGCTATGGGACTTGACAGTACCATTCTCTAGGTCATCGAGTGTGGGTGGGGTATCGTCAAAAGGATCGGCGATCATGCTAGCTCCATGGGGTGTCTTGTTCTATAAGGTCTCCCCTAAAGTATACACCGCGACACTATTGTGTTGTATGGACAACGGTGTATAATAAGTCAACCTATGGAGACTCGCCGACTTGTGCCTCGATGCCCCTCCGACGACTACATATAGTGTTGACTACTTCATCGCCTCCTTGATGACAAAGGCCACGAACTGCCGGTGGTAGTCCTTGTCGCCCTCATCCATGTTCTCCCAGACGTGGCACTCTGGATCACACCACTGCGCCTCATCCGGAGGACACGGCTGCACAACCCACGCTGCTGCGATACGTTCTACCTCTTCGTCCATCTCGCCCGCCCCCTACGGCTTTTTACAATATCTACAACGGATACGACGACAAAGACTGTCAGCGCAATCATCCCTACCACAATGAACAACATCGTCGCGGGCAGCACAACGTACCAGCCGAACCAATCAATCATTGCCCGCCATGCCGGATCAGGGCTCATTCTCGTTCTCCTTCATCTTTCGTCGTTTGTTAGGCCGCTAGATGCTGCGTTGCTTAGCCGAACTATCGGCACCTAAATGGTCGCGTGGCCGGAATCGAACCGACGCCTCCCACCTCCGCAGGTGGGCGTACTTGCCTCTTATACATCGACACGCGGGTTGTTATATCCTGCTAAGGAACGCCAGCACTGCCCCGCAGGCGGACATGCCAGCAGCAATGAAACACATCAGTGCCCTGCCCCCGTAGGTCAGGTTCCTCGATGCCAGTGCCACCGACATCAGGACCATCGCCACTACGATCAGCACGAGTGCCAGCTCAATCACTCTCAGCCTCCAGCGTGCTCTCCGTCGCTACCCAGTAGTCAAGGTCTTCGCCTGAGTACTTACCCACAGGATCCATGATGAGGAAGTAGGCTGGCTCGTCATCCTTGTATGCTGGGAAGCCGCCTTGTATCGCCCCAACAGCACCCTTGCGCAGGAAGGGCAGCTCCTGTGAGATGTTCTCCGCCAGACGGATCCGGTCGCCCTCTTTGAACTTAGACATCTTCGGCCTCCAGATCTACTTCGAAGACCCACCATGCCTCGATGTCACTGCCGTCAGTGTCGAGCTTGATGCAGTACTCGGGCCGACCGGGGAACAGTACGCCCCTGTTGAGGACAGTTCCGGTGGCACCGGGAGCCAGTTCACCTTTGAAGAACGCGTTGGTCAGCCTGACTCGGTCACCTATGTCGAACTTGAATTCCATGTTATCTCCTTGTTGGTTGGTATATAACAAGGATACACAAGTTCTTAGTCTTCGTCAACCTTGAGGTCGCCCAGATCTGCAGCCGTGTCGCGCAGTGCCTTCTCTTCCGCCCACTCGTCATACGACACCACCCGCAGCACGTGCGGCAGGGGAATGAACATCGAGATCGGCCTGTTCAGTTTGACCAGTACCTCAGTCGTGCTGTTGGCGATCCGGTTCTTCAGCAGGTCCTCAAAGACAAAGTCTACCAAGAATTCGCGCTTCTTGTTGAAGGTCCAGCGCATCCCGTTCTCACGGGCGTAGTTCTGCAGCTCGCGCACGGTGAACTTCTCCACCTCGCACAGCAGCGCCGCCTTCTCCTTGACTCCGACCTCGACAGCAATCTTGGTGTTCTTGTGTGTCGTTTTGAGCCAGACGCCTTCCTCGAAGGTGTCCATCAGCATCCCGATCTCAGGACCCTGCACAGTGCTCACAAGGACGATCTCTCCGAGGTCAATCCCACACTCTTCCAGAGTCTCGACGTCGTCGCCAAACTCTTCGTAATCGTCGTCCATGATACTCCTTGCTGATTTGACTACAGTATATCAGCCCTGTATCATGGCCTGCTTATGTAGCCGGTACCACAACGGCTGCGAGGATTCCGGCAGACTATCCAGATCCTTCTCTGCCGCCGCTGCGATTCCCTCGAAGTAGCGCCGTGACTCCGGCGTTATCGTCCCGCCCTCGCACAGTGAGCAGGACTCTTTCCCGGTGCACGTGCAGATCTCCCACGGACTAGTCACGGTCCTCCTCCTGAATCGCCTTCAGGCGCTCGTCGTACTCCTTGACTGCCTTCTTCAGATAGTCCTCGGCAGTCTCGGGTTCACCAAGCATCCACGTCACCAGATAGTAAAGCTTCCGCTCCCACCAGCTAATCACTGACAGGCCGTGTTCGACGTGCTGGATCCACCGAACCACGGCATCCATCCCGGGTACCATCCCGGACGAATACCACTGAAGACCGACCGGCCACCGAAACCACTGCTGTGCCCCGACGTGCTCGACTCGTGTCCGCCACTGCTTCCATGCCCGCCGCTTGCATGCCCTCCGCCTCCGCCACCCTTGGCCGGAAGCGACACCGTGCTCACGCTCATCTGTCCCAGACTCCGGGGGCTCCTGCAGTCCTGTTGCGCACCGCACGCGGTCAGACCTCCAAGGGTCAGCACCGCCGACAATCCCACCGCTGTCGCTGTGGATACTACTACTCTGTTCATGCTCCCAGTACTTTCCGTGAGGCTACGCTTGCAAGATCAATGTGCATGAGCCGGATGAAGATCTCTCCGGCCAACCTGTCCCGTTCCTTCATGACTTCTTTCCGGCGCTCCGGGGTCAGCAGTGCTGGGGTCAGAAGTTCGTCACACAGTTCCGCAAAAGGCTCCAGTCGCTTCCGGGCCTGTTCCCGCTCGTTCCTCGCTCTGCGGTGGAGCTCCATGAGCTGGGGAGCCTTCGTCGGATCCAAAACCATCTTGTCGGCAATCCGTCGCAGATCCTCCACCTTCGAGCTCGCGTCCGCGTAAGCCTCGAAGACAAAGCCGTCCCGCTGGTCACTCCGTTGTGCCCGCCTCATGCCCGGTCCTTGCCGTAGTAGATCTTCTTGATCAGGGGCAGGGTGTCCGCAAGTTTGGGCTCCAGTTCCTCTCGCTCCTTCTTCAGGGCGATGTACTCGGGATCCTGTTGGAGCATCCCGTCCTCGTGGTTGTGTGTCCTAATCATCTCGTTGATCCGGTCCACCAAGAAGTCGTACCGCTTCTGCAGTGGGGCATGGGCCTTGGCCAGCTCCTTCATCCGCGTCAGGTCCTCTGCCTTGCGTTCGTGGTCCTCCACGAGTCGGTCAAGGATCATCTGCCGTCCGGCGATCGCATGCTTCGCTGCATCGATCTTTGCCTGAGAGTTCTTCAGGGCCTGTTCTTTTTGCTGTACTTTGGTTTCTATTTCGCTTGCCATACTCATATAGTACACGCCCAGACACCCCGAGTCAACACAGCATACACAAGGGTCAAATCTAGCCCCTTCCGAGACCCCCAAACGTTTAGTTATTTTTTAAACTCAGATCCTCTAGGAAGCTCTGATGGTACATTCATACCTTCATTCAAATACTATATACTTCCCTCTCTCTCTTAGAGGCATCTACTTTAAAAAATAACTAAACGGTAAGAGAGAGACCGATCAAAACTTTTTCCGCCCCAGTACTGGGTAAGACCCCCCAAAATCGAAACGGCTCCCAGCGGCGAGCGTGACAAACTTAGCTATCATATACAGCATTTCGCCCTCTTTGTCCACTTTTTACCTCGCTGTTCGCTTAAGACGCAACCCCTCCAAGAGCCCCGAAAATCTTCCCACACCCCTCCGAAAACCTCCGGATCCGAAAAGTTTGTCACGCTCCTCACCACCTCACTGCACGCCCCTCACGCCAGCTACTGCACGTCAGAACCTCCACGGTGCCGCCTCATACGAGAGCAGCGAACGCTTCCCGCGCTCCTGCTCCAGCCGGTGCAGATACTCCTCCGCCCTCGCCCTCACCCGCAGATCCAGCACCCGTTCCGGGTTCGCCCACACGTCCGCCTGCAGCCTCTCCAGCACCGTCGCGTCCCGGATCCGGAAATCCTTCTCCGCCAGATCCTTCTCGATCTGCAGACGCTCCAGCAGCATCACCCGAACGCTCCCGGCCTTCCACTCCCGCACGAAGGTCCCCCGGTTCTCCCCGAACCCTGCCAGAAACTCCCGGTCCCATTCCTTCTTCTCCGCTTCCCGCCGAGCCCGCTTGGCCGAGAAGTCCAGCTCCGCACCCCCGACAGCCTTCCGCTTGTCCCGCGCCATCTTCAGCGACTGGCGCGTGTGGTGCTCCACCGTCAGGTAGGTGTCATCATCCATGTACACCTTGACCCCGAAGACCCGCACCAGTGCCGCCACCCCGAGCACAAGGCCCACCAGCCCGAACAGCAGTCCCAGCCACGCCATCTACTTCTCCTCTCGCGAGTAGAGCCACATTGTAACCAGCATCGCCCCGAGGGGGATGAGGTAGTACAGGTTCCAGTGAATCACGCCTCACCTACCGGCACGCGGCTCTCGGCAACGATCCGGTCCCGAAGGTTGTTCAGGCGGTACACGGCCCGCTGCGCAGTATCAATCGAGGTGAACAGATCCAGCACGATCTCCAGCTTCTCCGGGTCGATCTTCTCCCCGGTGTGCACCAGCTCGTTCGGCCAGTAGCTGAAGACGGTACCCTCGGTCCTCACATCCACATAGCCCCCGTCCGTCACCGAGACCACCACACCTTCCCAGCCCAGCGGGGCCACCTTCTGCACGATGTCCCCGACCCTAAACTCCGGTGCCTGTGTCTGATCCTGTTCCATGGTTTCTCCTTAGTGTTTGTTCTTTCTTACCTCAAGTCTAAGCCCTAGCCTCTACCCTTGTCAACTATCAGCTCAGCCGAACGGGTCCAGTTCCTCGTCGTAGAACCCGTACGTCTGCCCGGTCTCATCCAGAGCAAGGGCGTAGTCCCACGTGTAGTCCCACGTCAGGTCCGACCCTTCCGGCTTCAGCACCTCCTTGACGATGCCCACCTTGCCGTAGTCCGGACCTTCCCTCTCGATCCGGACGATGTCGCCCTCGGCAAACCTCCGTGCCTTCATCTCGGTCAGCCCTCCTTCCGGTTCATCAGCGTCCGGCACAGGATTTCCACGGCTTCCTTGCGCGTGTCCCCGTAGACCTTCGTGCCCTTGTGCCACGCGTACCAGCCCTTGTCCCGGATGGTGAAGATGTACCGGGGCTCCACGGTGCAGAAGAAGTTCTCCCCTGCCACGGTGGCGTAGTAGCCGCCCTTGGCTCGCTTGAGATAGGTGATGTCCATGATGCTCCTTATGTCTGGTTGTTGGTAGTTCCAGTCTAACCCTTAACACATACCCTTGTCAACTAGCTGCGCGTGTCCGGCCTGAGGTATTCCTCCCGGATCTCCGCGTAGTAGTGGCCGGGGTACTCCACCTCGACCATTTCCTCACCGTCCCGGTCAAGGTAGATCTCATTGACCACCCCGTAGCGGTACTCATCCTCCCAGCCATCCTCGGCTGCGAAGATGTTCTCCACCCTGTCCCCTACCTTCAGCTGTGTCATCCGATCCCCCTTAGTCTGTGTAGAGCCAGCGGTTGTAGATGTCATCGTAATCGCACCCCAGCTCCGTGCTGGCCCACTCGAAGGCCCACTCCCGCAGCACGCTGTCGGAACAGTCCTGCCCCATGACCCCGGTCATGGTCTGGTAGATCTTGTCCGCGTTCTCGAAGATGTACTGCGCCGTGGTCCTCTCCGCCAGCGCCGCAACGAACTGCTCTTGGGTCATCTCGTAAACGTCCATGGTCTCTCCTTTGTTGTTGGTATATCTAAAGTCTACGCTTAGTACATACCCTTGTCAACCCTCAGGGCATAGCAAATCACCAGTCCCGCCACATATCCCATTCCTCCTGCGTACGCACCCCGATCTCCAAAACGGCGTCGGGCTCCTCCTTGCGCACCTTGCAGCCCCAGCGCAGCACGTCCACCATGTGGTGCGCGTAGTCCCAGACCACGCCGTCCTTGATCAGCACGAACGTCTCTCTCATCTCCGAAACCTCTTGGCACCGTACCGGACCTCGTTGTTCATCTTGATGTTCCACACTTTGGTGAACGTGCTGTCCTTCGGGTAGACCGCCTCATGCAGTACCCCGTCCCTGCCCTCGCTGACAGCCTTGAAGCGCACCGAGCAGTGCCCGCCCTCGGTCTGCTCCACCGAGTACACGATGCAGCGGTTGTAGACGTTATGCCAGAAGTGGTGGTACGGCCTCAGCTCCGCCGCCTCAATCTCCTCCGAGCGCAGGGTCCGGTCCTTGTTCTTGCTCAGTTCCATGACGCCTCCTTTCTGCTAGGGCTTCAGGTTGTACTTCGCGACGGAGGTGGCCAGCATGTCCACGACATCCCCCAGCGAGTCACTGGACCCGCCGCTCTTCCGATCCGGGGCTCCGGCCTCCTTCAGCTGCCGGGTCAGCTCGTCGGTCACGTGCCACTCCCACGGGTAGCTGTCCCGGCTGTATTCCCCGGTCATCGCGACCGTCGCGACCAGTGCGCCGTCCTTGGTGACGATCTCGTACTTCCGGTCCCCGACCCGCTTCCGGGTGAGCTTGGGCTTGACCAGCGGTGCGGGTGCCTCCGGCTTCGGTACCGAGATGACCTCACGCGGGTTGACCTTCACGACCAGATCAGGCTCCCGCACCGACTCCGGGTTGACAACCTTGGCTATCCACTCCGGGATTCGGTCCATCGAGTAGGACCGCGTGGTCCAGACGGACCTGTCGGTCTTTCCCTCGGCGATCACGTGCACCGGGGCCTTGTCGTCATACCACTCGACGGTTAGCTGCTCGGGCTGCCACATCTCCTCGGGGTAGTAGTAGTTGTTGGACTTCATCTTCGGCGCGTTGCTCAGGGTGATGACCCGGGTGTGGACCACCTTCGTCTTGGTGCTGTCGCTCAGAATTTCCATGGTGTCTCCTTTGTTGGTACCGTATGTATAAAGTCTAGGGCATAGACATACCCTTGTCAACTACCAGTACTTGGCCCGGTTCTGGATCTTCCGCCACTCCCAGTGCAGCAGCCGCTTGGCGACCTCCTCCTTGGAAATCCCGGGCTGCTTCCTGATATACCACGTCTCGTCCTCGGTCATCAGGTCCACCCAGCCCTGCATCCATTCCCGGTGCATGCGCTTCTGGTGTGTAGCCTTGTCCTCAACAAGCGTCGTTTGGCCCGCAGGCGCAGGTGACGCACGCCTGCCTTGGCGTCTTCGCACTGACCCGCCTCCTCTCCGGATCAGGCCAGTTCTGCTTCTCGGCCCACTGGCGTCGGACATCCTTCCAGCGCCGGGCTTCAGCAGCACTAACCGACACCCCCACAGCAGTATTGTCATGTACAGCAGAAGTAGTCCGAATACGGTCAGCACGAACATGCCCCACCACCATTGCTCCGACCGCCTTGGCCGTTGCAAACTTTGTAACTTCCTTGGGCGGGTTGAGTACAGCATCCACCATGTTGGACGCACACTTCAAGAGGAAGCCCTGCTTCTGCCGGTCATAGAGTTCGACGGATCCGGTGGCGTCCATCACCTTCTCCGCCCAGACCCGTTCGAAGTGGTTTTTCCTGTCTTCGGGCAGCGCATTATACCACATCAAAAGCCACTCGTTGTGTGACGTGTGTCTCATGCCACGCTTCAATGCGAGCTGGTTTGCCCTCACCTCAGCCTCCTTGGCCTGCCTTTGCACGCTCCGGTAGGCCTTCGACTGTATGACGGGATCCCCCGCAAGCCAGCGCCACACCGCGACCGACCCCGGGACCAGTACGGCCAGCACGCCGACCAGTATGATCCAGTGCAGCATTACTCCCCCCTCCAGTGTCTGAGGAACTCCTCACGGTCATCCCCCAGCGCCTCCAGAAACTCGGCGTTGAACCTCTCGTGCTGTTCCCGTCGCAGGATGTCGCCCCATGTCTGGGACACCCTCAGCGCCCGCTCGGCAGCCAGACGCCGGTTCCGCCTGCGGCTCCAGAGCCAGAGCCCCGCGTAGCCCGCAGCAGCCAACCCCAGAATGCTCAGCAGCAGGATCTCGATCACTGCGTCCTCCGTTCAGTCCTCGTGTAGCCTGTGCCGGTCTGCTCCGGGGCCTTGTCCGGCACACCGTAGTCAGGCGCTCCACCTGTCCCATCCATCGCCCAACCAATGGCCTCCGCCGAATCCTCAATCAGCGACCGCCGACCGTCGTGCATCCACGAGTACAGCCAGCAGAAGAAGAGTGCTCCCCCGCCGAAGATCCCGAACAGTATTAGAAATCCAAGCGCTGTCGGGCTCATCACTTCCTCGCCTTCAGTGCCGCCAGACGCTCACGCTTTTCCCGTGCCAGCTTCTCGGCACCACGCATCGCCTCCTCGGCCTGTGCGATCTCCGCCTCCAGCGCCTTGCGCTCCTTCTCCGTGTTGATCTCCTTCACCCGCGTCTCCAGCGCCTCCAGCGCCTTGGCCGTCTGCATGGCCTCAGGGGTCCGCCCGTAGCCGGACGACGGGTGCTTGATCCGCATGGTCAGTTGCAGAATCAGGTCATCGGTGGGGGAGGGGTAGGACGGGTTCCGGTGTCCGCCCAAGGTGTCCAGCTCCATGTAGCCCTTACGGTCGTAGGCGTGGGCGATCTTGATCTCCTTCGCCAACACGTCCCCCGAAACGGCCAGACGTGCAATCACTTCCAGCGCGGGTCCGTACAGTTCCTCCGGCAGCGCCGAGACATTCATCTCGTCGGGCACGTTGTAGTAGTCAAACTCTGTCATGGTTCTCCTTAGTTAGCTTTCCTTATACACTAAGCATAAGCCTAGTGTATCTACATGTCAACCATTGCCAATCGGCCCTACCACGCGGATCCATTCTCCGGGCAATATGCTGCGGGTGCCGCAGTCCATGCAGTTGATATCCCGGGTCATGTTGAGTGCGGCCCGAGTCGCGGTCTTCTGACAGCCAGCGTAGATGTCCCCCTTGGGCATCCACGAGCACTCGTGCATCATCTGCAGGTAGTGCGTGGCGGGTCCGTCGTCGTGGTTCACCCCCAAGGTCGGGTGGCCGTGGTTGGCCGACTCGCACGGCTGCGCGGGAATCTCCCCCACCAGCGTGCGCAGGTCTAGGTCAAGCTCCGTGCTCATTTGCTCTCCGTCCTCCAGAACTTGTACAGGGCATGCAGCATCCCGACAAAGAACAGCACGGCCAGACCCAGCGGAATCGCCGCGACCATCTCCGGTGCCCCGTCATCCTTGAGCACCTTCGACAGCGGGGCCAGACACACCACGGCCATCAGACACAGCATGGCTTGTATCCCATAGGCAATCAGTGCACTCACTTGCTCTCCCTCACCAGTTCCCCGGGACTGTACTGCCACGTCACGTCCCCGAGATCGACCCAGACCCGGTCGCCGAAGGCATAGTGCGAGGTGCCCGTCACCACGCCCGTCCGCTCATGCTCGGACTCCCCGGGCACGTTGATCCGCACTGTCTCCCCTACTTCAAAGTCTTCCATTACCACTCCCATCTGCAGCTGTCTGCTTCGTGTGTATTCAGGTCCATGTGTCCGATGCAGCTGTGCGTGCCCCTGTGGTCCAAGCCCTTGCCGCACTCGTGGTAGAAGGTCATCTCGCCCTCCCCGGTGTCATCGTGTGAGGTCCACGCCTCACAGAGCATCAGTTCCATCACCGCTTGAACGCGTCCAGTCCATCGACGTGGTGCTCCCGGACAAACTCCAAGATCTCCTTGTCCAGCCATTCGCTCCGGGTCGGCGAGTAGGCCATGCCGTCATAGGAGTCCGCCACGAACCGCCACGCCTTGTCCATGTCGTAGGCCTCCGGGACGGGCTCACCGAACTTCTCCATCGCGATGATAAGCGCCGTTACCTGTCCGTCACGCTTGGCCAGTCGATCCTTCAGGCGGGTGATCTGCACCTTGGTGTCCGGCCACGGGTCCTTCTCGAAGTCCTCTTGCAGCTCCGGGATCCGGCGCGTCAGCGCGGCCACGTCCGCCAGCATCTCCCCGGCCAGACTGTTGATGATTTCCTTGGCTTCGCTGTCGGTCATGTGTGCCATGGTTGTCTCCTTTGTAGTGGTTGATCCTTCTGTATACATCATACACACTTGTCTCCCAGTGTGCAATACCTGCCTACTCCGTGCCGTACTTCGGTTTCCAGCTGCCGTCCTGCTGCTTGACGTACGGGACGGACGGGAACACTCCGGACCTTGTCCGCACCTCGGTACCCACCGGGACAGTGAACACGGGCTCTGGGTGGTAGTTCTCCGCCAGCGTCAGCTGCTCCCCCCACTCCCCCGTGCGCAGGAACACCTTCTCGGGTGTGACCTCGTCGTGGAGCTTGCAGCACATCTTGCCCGACGATGGCTCGTCCGGGTACTGCATTACGTACTTCCCGGCCTCGTGTCCGCCGAACATGCGCCCACATCCGGGGTACGGGCAGGGCAGCCAGAAGTACCCGTTGAAGTCCGCGTAGACCTTGGCCGCTCTCCGTGAGAGGTCCATTACCATTCCTTCCCCTCGATCAGATGCCCCAGATGTCCAGCGGCAAGGTTGCCGATGTAGGTCTCCCCACCGATCTTCTGCATGAACTCAGCATCCCGTTCCACCGAAGACGCCGCCAAACATACCTCCTGCCAGCAGCGGTTGTAGATCGAGTCGTCCACATACATCCCGAGTCCGCGCATCTGCTCGCTGAGATCCCTCAGCTGCCTCGCAGCCTTGAGCAGCATCGCCTGCCGTGCCCTGTGGACCTCCGCCACCTTGGCCCGCAGCTCCGGGTCATAGCGCATCTCGTCGTTGAAGTCCGCCATTACTTCACCACCTCTACCAATTTCGTTTCGGTGATCAGGGCCTCGTTGCCAAGATCCACCTGCAGGCTCCCGCTCGGCATGATGTACGTGACCACGCCCGTCCGTCCGATCAGGTCAGCGTGCGAGCTGACAAGGATCCTGACCACGGTGCCGACCGTGATTCCAGCCACCGGCTTCGATCCTTCCAGCTCAATGATCACCGAGCCCAGCTTCTCGTGCAGCTCCTTGGCCTGCTCCAGTCCCATCATCAGTTGCGTGCTCTGGAAACTGTTGTGCCGGAACTTCAGGTTGATCTGCCCGTACTGCGGGTCGTGTTCGTTCTTCTCCACGTCCACGCCGTAGTTCTTGGCGTAGGCATCGGGGGTGGTCAGGTCGAGGTTGTAGGGGTCTTCCATGGTGTGCTCCTTTGTCGTTGGTTCCTTATGTATTCAGCATACACGGTTGTATCACACAACGCAAGAGGGACACCCGGAGATGTCCCTCTCACTCAGCAGGCTACCACCATGCCCAGTACGCGTAGTGGGCATCGTCGTCCCAGCCCTCAAGGATGTTCTCGAAGGCCTCCAGCTCGTCCTCGATGTCCTGAAAGTACCGCTCGCTATACTCGGTCCCGCCGAAGAAGAACCCGTCCTGCGTCGGCAGCAGTTCGGTAGCCCGCCCATGGTCACCGCTCACCCCGTTCAGCCGCGACACGAGCAGCTCGACGTGGCGCTTGGTCAGCAGCAGGTAGTCGCAGTTCTCCACGGTCTGCCCGGTGATGTCCTCGATGGCCCGCTGGATGTGGTTCTCCTTGCGCCCGGTCCACAGCTGCTCCATGCTGCGGTATTCCTCGCGGGTCAGCTCCCACTCCTCACTGTCGGCATCGTCCAGCCTGTTCCAGCCGAGTTCCTGCCGCTTGATGATCTTCGCCGCAAGCTCCGGCGACAGCTTCCGTATTGCCTGATCCAGTCCCATCCGTCTCTCCTTTGTAATAGTGTTTTGTATTTCTTACAACGCTACAGATCGATCCCGTTGGAGTAGTTGATCCCGATGATGTCTTGGATCACGTCTCCCAAGGATCCCGTGTAGCGCAGGGTCACGTCCTGCTTCTGCCCGCACGCGCAGTGCACCGGGTAGGCCTCGATGCCCACCTCGTCCGCGTTGTCGTGGAACGTATCGGTGAACTGTGAGTAGGTGTGCTCCTCCAAGCGTGCACCCTCCGGCACCACCCACGAGCACTGGTCATCGTAGATGTGCCGGTAGTCCGTCGAGATCCAGCCGTAGACGCTGACCCGGTTCCAGTCCGATTCCGCGTCCCGGTTGATCTTCGCAGGGGTCCCCTTGCGGGCCATGAAGTCCCGCAGCTTCGCCTTGTACTCTTCTTCCCAAGCCACTACAGATCAGTCCCTTCCGTCTCGTTGATGGATGCCGCGATGGCATCGAGCGCATCCTCGGCGAAGATATACCCGCCGTCATCGCTCCGATACTCAGCCACGATCTCCTTGATCTTGTCCAGCAGCTCCCGGTTCAGTGCGTCATCCCACGGGCCGAATCTCTGCGTCATTACTGCCCCTCCTCGATCTTCTTGATTTCGTCTTGCCAGTACAGGATTTCCAGTCCGGCATGCTTGGTGTTCTCCAGCTTGATCCTGAACAGTGTCGCGCCCCTGTGATCCTCCAGCTCGACCACCGTGCCGACCGGCACTTCCTCAAGCTCGCCCTCGCAGATTTCCTCCACGCGGTCCCCAACCTTGAAGGGCTGTTCCTGTATACCCACCAGTACGCGCAACCGCCGCACCTCCTCCACCAGCTTTTCCGTCTGGTCCGCCATCCGCAGAATGATCGGAGGGTTGATGCCATGCTCAACGTGAAGGACCCTCAGGTTCTGCGCCATCGACTCATACAGCTTCAGCGTTTCTTCATCAATCACTCTGCCACCTCCGCCAGCGCGAGTGCTTCACGGACGGTGTTGCCGTCGTTCAGCGAGTCGTAGATATCCCCCACCTCGAACCGCCCGGTGATCGTGCACAGCACCTCGACCATTATCTGCGAGATGTCGCCGTAGACCCCGCCCTGCGGTGCCATCTCCGGGATCGCGTTGGCCTGCATACGCGCATTGTTCAGCGTCTCCGCCAGATCGATCAGCGGGTTGTCCAGACCCAGCTCGTGGTTGAAGAAGGACCGCTGCAGGCCGCTGTCCAGTTCCACGAGATGTCCGGCGTTGTCCTCGTAGGTGTTCACGACGGTGCCCACCTGATTGTAGTAGCGGCTGTTTCCTTGTACGACGCGTACCTTGTCGCCTGTCTTGAAGCTCATGTCCTTCTCCTTTGTTGTTGGTCTATTACTAAAAGTGTAGGTCTACTGTAGACCCTTGTCAACCTCCGGTCGCTGCATCGGCAACTGGTCCACCAGTTCCTTGTTGGTGGTGCCCCAGTGGTTGTGGCAGAACTCGCAGTGCACCCACGCCGTCCTTGACGGGATGATCCGCTTCCTGCGGTAGTCGAAGTGCGTGAAGCGTCCGGGGTCGCTCCACCAGCCCTTCTTGTGGTTCTTGGGGTCCGTGCAGTAGGCCACTAGTCCTCATCATCCAGCACCAGCACGGGGAACGTGGTGGTCGCCACCTTGACCGCCGTGACCAGCTGGGGCAGCTCGTAGATTGCCTTGCAGCTCGGGCACTGCACGGCGTAGGCAAAGTAGTCATCCACGTGCAGGTGCTTCCCGCACTCGCACCAGAGGTCGGCACACAGGTCCGTGCCCTTGTACTGGATGAACATGTTGGTTCCGTCAGCGTTCGCCATTATTTGCTCCTTTGTTGTTGGTCTCTTACTAAAAGAGTACGCCCTCCATACAAGGATGTCAACTACCGGCCCAAAGAAAAGGCACCCTCAGGTGCCCGTCCTTATTACGCCTCGCCCCGGATCCTTGCCATCTCGTCGGACTCAAACTTGTTGAAGATCTCCCGGTCCTCGCGGGACCATGACTCGGGTTCTGGTGGATACATCCGTCCCAGATCTTCCCCGAAGTCCTCCCGGGCATCAGCCAGTGCATCGGCGAAGTAGTGCGGATACACACCCTCCTCGGGCACCACGAAGATCCCGGCCATGCGTTTGGATCCGCACGACGTGTCCACGTCCGGCTCATCGTAAAAGATGAAGTGCCCTCTCCGGCACAGGAATCCGATCTCGACAGGTTCCGTCTCAGCCATGGTCTTCCACCTGCTCCAGCACGCGCCGGGACATCAGCAGGGTGGCCAGCTCCTTCTGCTTGGCATCGATCATCACGTCCAGCTGTGCCAGCGCCTCCGAGACCGAGACCAGCGAGATCTCCAGATCCGTCTTGCGCAGCTCGGACGCGCTGAAGAGCGCTTCCCCACCGCTGCCGTTCTCGACCGTGTAGGGCCACTTCTCCGCCGACTCCTCGATCTTCGTGATGTTGCCCCGGAACGTCCCGTCCCGCGACTCGACCCGGTCCCCGACCTTGAAGTCCTTGTCCAGTATCCAGTTTGTCATGCCTTGTTCCCATCCAGATTGATCATTTTCCCCGGTGTGCGGAGTGCGAGCACCGTAAGTGTCTTGAGGCGGGCGACGTCCACGGTCTGGGCATAGGACCGATCGCCGATCTTAACCTCGTCATCCAGCCCCTCGATCATCTCCAGTACGCGGGTGGCTGCCTTCAACTTGTCGATCAGCAGCGCCTCGATCGCGTTGAACGGTGTGTGGGTCCCGGTGATCGTGTCGAACCTGCTGATCTCCTTGGCCAGTGTATCCGTGGGGGTCGCCATCATGCATCCTCGTCGTCGGCCAGATGCTCATCGATGATCTGCAGCACGTTCGCCGTGTAGGTCTTGGCGGTGCTGTGTGGTGCTCCCTGTATGTCGGCAGCGGCGAAGTCCTCGTCCGCCAGCTCCAGCAGCTCCTCCACCATGTCCAGCAGCTGCGCCATAGCCGTCGCCGCCTGCGAGTAGCTTGTGGGCTCCGTCGAGTCATACTCGCGTGCCCCGTACGTCTCCAGATTGAAGACCTGCTCCTCGCGGTGCCGGGTCCAGAGCAGCGTCTCCACCGAGCGCAGGTCCTCCAGCTTTTCCTGTCGTGTCTTGTTCATCGCAGTTCCACCAGCATGGACTTCTTGAGCTTGGCAATGTTGACGTCAGGCTCCGTGCTTTCGATGTACGCCAGAACATCCAGCGCCTCCAGCGTCCTATCCAGTGCCGAAACCAGCTCCTGCTCCCGCTTGGTCATGTTGGCCTTCATCGCGAGCTTCACCAGCTTGTCCACTAGCTTGTCCACCTTCTTGGCGAACTTGACATCGATCTTGGCTTCCTTGTTCTTGTCCTTGGGCTTGAGGTACTTCAAGTTTTTCGAGTTGCACTGGACACCGAATCCGGGGACACGATTCATCCGGATCTGGCTCTCGGAATCGAGGACATAGGTTACCGTGAAACTCCCGTCATCGTGGGGTACCGGGACGACGTATGATACGGTCCCGCTGGTCCCGATGAAGTTCCCGGAATACTCGCCCCCGACCAGCTTGACCCGGTCGCCCTTTTCAAAAATCTGCTTCATGTTTCTCCCTTGTTGGTCTGTTAGTACAAGTGTATATGGTTTAGACAGATCTGTCAACGCAGGTGTCGTTGATAATCTTTACCAGCCAGTCAAGCTCACTGAGCCGTGTGACCACCTCAACAGGGCCGTCCGTTTCAATCCAGCCGTAGCCGTCCGTGAACCCGGTCACCAGCCCCACCACTTCGTGCCCATTACAGAAATTACAAAAAGCCCCGTCATGAATCCAAGGAACAATGCCATGGCCGGATTCGTCAGCAGATGCCACAGAGCCTTGGTATAGTCCTCCAGCGCCTCGATGAAGTCCCAGAAGAACTCCTCGATCTTCCAAGCAAGCCGCCACTCCCAGCATGGAGTCCCGTCCTCCTTCGTGCGTATCTCCCTCACTTCATCCCCCCGAGTGTCTGCCGACTGTATCTGCTTTGCGCCGCAGGTAGTCCATCCTTGAGAGCAGGCTTAGTGATGCCCCCTGCATCACCGCAGCGCCGACGAACAGTATCCACCCCGGCCCCACCTCATCGTAGGACGCCCACAGGTGTGCCCCGACAAGGTAGGTCACCACCGAGAGAACCATCAGTACAAGGGCCACCCAGAAGTGCCAGTACCGATGCATCACTGGTCCGACTTACTGAGTTTCTTCGGACCCTCTTCGATGTCGAAGAAGCCCCGGGCAAAGGCCACGTTGTGCCATGCCGACTGGTGCCCGGTGAACTCCCGATGGAACGCCAGTTCGTGTGCCAGCATCAGGTTGATCACCTGCTGCGCCGGGTGGTCCGGATGCTTGTCGGCCTCCACGAGCGCCTTGATCACGCCCATCTTCAGGGAGATCTCCTGCCGCAGCCGGATGATCTCCTTGAAGGTGTCGGAGATGATCATCGCCCGCTCCGCTGCCATTCTGTTCTTCGCCATACCTAATCCCTTTGTCGTCGTTTTCCTTGTACACTAAGCATAAGTCCAGAGCAGACAGATGTCAACTACCAGCCGCCCTCCATCTTCAGGTCATTCTCAATGATCGCCTTGCGCACCTTCGGATCCATGGTGGCCCAGTCCAAGGCGTCAGAGAGAGTCGGCCAGCAGGTCTCCCGGCCATAGTCCTCCGGAACGTTGGCCACCATCCACGGTCGGTTCACTGACAGCCCCATTCGGTTCTCGACAGGGTTGCGCCGGTAGACCCGGATCTTGTCCATTACCAGCCGCCTCGCGGCGTCTCGGTCTGCTCCGTCACCGTTCCGTTCAACAGGGCCAGCTGGTGCTCCGCGTGGGAGACCCGGATGGAGAGTGGAACCCCGCGATCCAAGCCATACCTGTCCCTGCCTGCCCAGAACCTGTCCTCCCACGGGCAGCCCTCGGCGGCACAGGCGGCAAGGCCTCCCCGGCTGGTGAGCAGCACGTGGTGGACCAGAATGTCTACGGGGCTAGTCATGGCTTCCTTCCCTTGTGGATGAGCTGGCGGCGCTGGGACTTGAAGATCATCCAGAGTGCTTCCCTCAACAGCTGTGCGGATCTCTCCGACTCCATGGAGATGTAGAGCTCGCCGTCACCCTCCCACGACTCGTGGTTCCAGTTCAGGTCCGGCTTGTTCAGTTTCTTGAGGGCCTGCGCCACGCGTGTCTTCGTGCTCATTCGTCCTCATCAAATTGGTCATAGTCTTCGGCATCTTCCACGTCCCGGGCCTTGAGCCTGCGCATGGCCGCGATCGTGTAGCGCAGGTCATCGATCTGCTCGTAGAGCGTGTCGTAGACCTCGCGCTTGGCGTCGGCGAACCGTACCCCGCCATGGGCCACCCGCTCGATCCGGGGGTAGGCCGGGTCATCCCAGTTGACCGTGTACTTGCCCGCGCTCATGACTTGCCCCGGTTTGCCCACGCGGCCACGGACCAGTAGGCGCAGAAGCAGGCGACGATCAGGACCCACGTGGTGTTTGCGTCCATGGTGATGTTCATGCGTTTCTCCTTCGTTGTATGTATTACAAGTGTATGTGATTACTCCGTGCCCGTCAAGACCACCCGGGAAGCAGCGACTTCGCCACGCCCCGTGCCCACACATTGGCCAGCGGCAGGTGGAACCCGGTGTCCCCGGTGAAGTCCCGGAACTCCTCACGCATGTACTCCACGGCCTCGGAGTCCTCCGGGTGGTCCGCCTGCAGCTGTACCAGCTCGTGGCTCCAGTTATCGAACTGCGCGTCGGAGATGATGTTCGTACCCCGGGCGTAGTAGATGATGGAGTGCACAAGGATCTGCCTGCGCCTGCGGTGAATCAGCTCCCGCACCCCATCCACTAGAAGCCCAGCTCGTGGGGCGCGTACGGATCCCCGGACCAGTAGCAGGTCTCCTCGGGTGGCAGCTCGCACCAGTGCTCTCGTCCCGTGGTGGATGACTTGCGCCAGTACCTGTCACCATCGATGGACATCCCGCCGACCTGCTTTTCTTGGACAAGTTTGAACACCTCTCCCGAGAAGTTCCCCTGTACAAGACGCTTACGCGACTGCATCAGGTGTGTCTCACAGGCAGGTCCGGCCTTGTGCCAGTCGTGCTCGAAGAAGTTCCAGACGTCCATGTCATCCCGTTGCGGGCCGTGGTCCACGACACGTTGCACAGCCGATTCAATGGCCCAGTAGTGTAGCCCCATGGAGTGTACGACCGGGCGGGTCCCCTCGTCTTCATCGGTGCCCTCATCAGGCTCCGGGTGCCAGTGGTTCTCTGACAGCCATGCGAGAAGCAGATCCAGTGGAACGCTCCGACCGGCGTATTCGGAGAAGTATTTCTCCGCGAATTTACTCAACTCCATCTTGCATCTTCTTTCCCTTGAGGTATGTGTGGATCAGATCCGTCCAGCTCTGTGCTCGCAGCGTGGCGCGTTCGACATCGGCATCCGACGCCCCCTTGAGGCGCAGGCGTTCAACATCGGCCCATGCCCGCTTCTCGATGTCTACCACCTTGACAAAGGCGTAGTCATCGTAGTTTCCTCCCCGGCGCAGGCTCATTTCTTGAGCTTCCGTTCCGCGCTGCACAGCCTGTACTCCTGATAGATGTAGTTGGTGGTGTTCCGTGTGTCCCGGTAGTCGTGCCCCATCAGGGCGCAGAACGGGGTCAGAATGCTGAAGTTTCTCACGCGTCGGTTTCCTTTCTCCACGGGCAGTCAGGTGACTGCCACTCACTGCGTTCTTCCATTACGGGACGGCTCTTGATCTCGTAGACATCGACCCAGTCGCGCTTGCCGATATTGATCTGTCCGTCCGCGTCAAGCTGGTCCAGCGGGTTCCGGATGTAGCCCCACTTGGTGTGGATGTTCCCGTGCCGGGTGTAGACGACGCCCCACTCGCGTTCGGTCATGCTTCCGCCGCCGCTTTCTTCCGGGGGTAGTCCTCAAGGAGCCGCTTCAGCTCGTTGCGCAGCTCACGCGGGGCACGGACACCTTCCGTCATCTCGTCCCACATTACGGCCAGCGCGATCTCCTGCAGGGTGTCCAGTGCCCGCAGAGCGATCTCCACGGACTGGAAGGGGTCCCGGAACTTGTAGTCCCCCAGCTCGTCGTCCACGACCCACGTGTCCGCCTTGCCGTCCGGCCAGACCAGACCCCAGACGATCCGGTCAGGGCGCTGCTCGACCGAGACGATCGTGGCCCATTTGCCGGAGTTGTAGGCGTAGGGGTGGTCAGACTTGATATGCATACCAATGCGTCTTTCGGCATCTTCAAAACTTGTCATAGTGTATGTCCTTTCAGTAGTCGTAGCTGATGGATTTGAGCGAGTAGCCGGACACCCGCAGGTCTTCGATGACCTTGATCATCTTCTCGTCGCGCTCGGCCATAAGCTCTGCAGCCCGCTGGGACTGCAGGAAGAAGTTCGTCGTGATGAACATCGGGTCGAAGGTCACACCTCCACCCCCTGACCCCGGGCGACAGTCGCGATCATGTGGACCAACGTCTTAGCGTCCGCCGTGTAGAACTGGATGTTCTTGTAAGATCCGTCAGGGGTCTTTACTGACAGCTCGATCATGTGCCCGTCCGCAAGATCCTTGACGGTGAACACCTCTTCGTCGTCATCAGTGAAACTCAGTTCGATGTTGCTGTCGCCCATATTTACTCCTTAGTTGTTGGTCTATTACATACAGTGTACACATTATGTGTGGCTATGTCTAGTTCCACCATACAGGCCTGTCAACTACCCAGACAAAGAGAAACCCAGCCCCAAGACTGAGGCTGGGCTCTCCTAGGCGCTGACGGTGCCTCTGCCCTTGTTGGCCATGTCCTCATCGAACGCATCGATGTAGCTCTGGTCGATCGGCCCGTACTTGGGCAGGTCGATGTTGTGGGTCTGCAGCCAGTCACGGAAGGCCTTCCGCTCCTTCGTGGACCGGCCCTTGAGCCCCATCCCCCGGGAACTCTTGGCCACGACTGCCTTGAGCCGCTGGGGCTGCGGTAGGTTCTGCTCCGCGACCTCATTCAGCTCATCGTCCACGGTGATGGATCCGTCTAGGATGCGGGCCATGTTCTTGGCGTGCACCGAGTTTGCCGGTGCCTCCGACGCATACTTCAATGCCCGGTCCACCCGGTGCTGCAGTTCGAGTGAGCGGTCAATCGCGGTGGCGGCGATCCGGCTCATCTGGTCCTCTCCGCCGAGTGAGATAAGCAGAGTGTTCGCCGCCGTGATGTCGTTGAGACTAATCATTTGCAACTCCTGTTGAGTCATCAGGGACGGCATAGATGACCGGACGCATGCTCTGCGGTGCCGGACGCTTGCGTGGCTGTCCCTTGGGTACGTGATAGCAGATTGTTAGCACAAGCGAGACAGAGACTCCGTACCGGCTGGCAAGCTCCTTGGTGGGTGTCCCGTACTGGAACTCGCGCTGCATGGCTGTCATGGCCCCGCTGGCGAGTTTCCGGGGACGCCCCACGGCGTCGTAGTATCTGATCTCGTGGATGCCCTCTTCCTCAAAACTAGACCCCGCTCTTTCGTTGTCAGAGTGGCTGTTCGTGGACCGAGACATGTGACTCCTTTGGTGGTTGATGAGACCACCTTACGATATCCCCTTGATGTCTACCAAGCTAGACGTTACGCAATCCCCGCTCGCAGAAGCCGCAGTTGGGCTCGTCGCACTCTTCCAGCCCGAAAGACAGGTCGTCCCAGACATGACGCCATCCGTCCTCCTTGTTGCCTTCGAGATAGCTGAAGGCCGTCACGGCGCTGTGGCAGTTCGTAGCCTTGAAGCGGATCCCCTTGGGCGTATACACGGAGATGTCGATGTCGTAGCGGGTACTCGAATCATCGAGCTCGATGTTGTGTTTCGCGCAGAATGCCTCGACGCGTGCCTTGGTGCTCATGAGCACGGCTCGTCTGTCCAGATCACCGGACGGTTCATCAGGGCACGTAGCTTGGGCATGTCCTTGGGCTCGGCGTCCAGCATCTTCTCGAAGCGCTCGAACTGGATGGGGGTCATCGAGATCCGCTCCGGGATGAGGTTCTTCAGGTCGTTCTCTTCCATTAGTCTCTCCTTAGTGGGTGTTGGTAATCCCTATGTACTAAGACTAATCTAAAGATGGTTAGATGTCAACCCTAGAGATTGACCCATCCCGTTCCGTCCCAGCGCTTAGGTGCCTTTGGCACCCATGCCCCGGCAGAAAAGACCTTCGGGGTGGCGCTGTGCGTGGCCCACAGGCCGGACTCAAGGGTCTTGAGACTTACCCTAGGCCCTGCCAGTGCCGGGTCCACGTCGGAGACTACAACGTCAGAGAAGTAGGACGCGCCGTTAAAGGACTTGTCGGGGAATGTCATCGCCGTGCCATAGAAAAACGAGCCCTGATTGTAGTAGGCGACGTTGTCCATATTGGGCAGGTGTAGTGGGCCGAAATCCTGCTCCGTACTGCCGGGGCCGTCCTTGAAGTAGGCTCCGGTAGCCGGGTAATGTCCGCCCGGGTGCAGAACGGCTACGCGGTAACTGGCCCCCTGTTCCAACTGGAACGGTGTTGGTAGCTCCACGACGCACCATTCCCCGGCAACCGGGACCGGCATGGTCAATGGTCCTGTAGCTACAACACCCCAGTTGAGGTCGGTCAGCTTATAGAGCGCTGCCGTGCGCTGGGCGAACTCGTCAGCGGTTACGGCATGCGGGTAACGTATCGCTGTCAGCCACGCAGGACCAGTGACGGAGAACTGGGTGCCAAGCGTGACAGCATCGTTGTCGCTGAGCGCTGGCTGAACATCCGGAAAGCTCTGGAAAAGACTATAGTCTGTCATGAAATGTCGAACCAGACGTCACCCTCGGCAGGGCTTGCGGGTGCAGTAGCGGAGACGGTGACCTTTGCCCCTGCGACTGGCCCCTCAGGACCGACTGGACCCGTCGCACCCGTATCACCCTTCGGACCCGGAACGGTTGAGTCGGCCCCCGCAGGCCCCATTGGACCGGCAGGACCTACAGGTCCCGCAGGGCCTGTGATTGACTCCCCCGCAGGTCCCTGTGGTCCGGCAGGACCTGCAGGCCCAGCTGGTCCGGTGACCGACGCCCCGGGAGGTCCCGCTGGTCCCATGGGTCCGGTAATGACAGGGGTGCCCGCCGATGACGAGACCGGCAGGAAGTCCGCCAGATCGACCTCGGTTCCGCCGACAACGGGGATGGCGAAGGGTCCGAAGGTTCGGGTACCCGAAATCCCCGGAACACTCAGCGTCAGCTTGATGGTGTAGTTGAATCCTACGGGGCTGATGGTATCGGACGGGGCCAGCACCATGACATACTTGCGGCCACCCTGCGAGAGGTCTCCATCGGAATCGACCGTGACCGGAATCGACGTGTTGAAGTAGATCGACTTTTGTCCCGGCGTTAGGTCCTTGGCGCGGTCGATGTTGGCGTAGATCTCGCCTGTGCCTGTCATCGGGATGAGGTCTGGAAGATCGTCCGCGTCCGAGGAGTCAGCTACAAAGGCCTTGAAACTTCCAAAGACTTTGCAATATTGTAGGTTCGCGGGGTTGGCCATATCAGTCCCATGATAGACGGTGCATTACTTGCAAGTCTATCATGAAGATTAAACAAGTGTGTGACTTTAATCACGGCTCACGGCAGGCAGATGGACTTCGAATCCCTCACCGGGATCGTAGTCCAGCAGCAGCTTAGACATGTGCTGATCCAGCACGTAGACGGTGTCCTTGTTGGGCACGAAGGCCTTGCGGCCTAGCCAGAGCGCGGTGTTCTCCTTGCGAGACATGCGGCCCGTGGTTACGCCGGTCATCGCATCTTCCGCATGGTGACGTAGCGGGTAGCCCGGTAGGCTCCGCCGTCCTTCTCGTCCAGCCAGATCATCGAGGGCTCCCAGTTGTTGGCCTCTTCGCTGTTGTCCATCCAGACGCGGAACGCGTTCATGGCGAGGTCTTTCAGGGTCTCGTCCTTGAAGAGGGCTCCGTCAAAGATGGTGACGACGGCCTGCTTCATGCCCATCATCTTGACGCCCATGCCGATGGTGAGGGCGTGCGTTTCCGGCATGTTTGCCATCTGCTTGACGAGGTTCGGGTCGATGTCGTTCATGGTGTCTCCTTGGTTGTCTTGGTTGGTAATACAAGTGTATACCCTATTGGTTCGGGACGCAAGCCCAAACAAAACTGACCGCCACCTTTCGGTGACGGCCAGTGTGTTAGCCGACCTTGTCGGTGAGCAGCTGACATTCAGGCAGGTACGTCGGCTCGTAGTCCGTCAGCTCCATCCAGCCGCCGTAGTAGCCGTTGGACTCGTTCCGGAAACTCATCACCGCCGAGACGTGGCCGAACATCGGGTGCTCCGTGGTGATCCGGTAGCCGTAGACCTGTGTCTCACCGTAGTCATTTGCGGGGGTCTCAAAGGTCTCCGCACGGTAGCCGGGATCCCCCGGTGATAGGCTGACCGATTCGAAGGCCACAACCTCCCGGCCCAGTACGTTCTCGACCCCGTAGAAGTCGAAGAACGCGCTGTCGGAGCAGCAGTCCCCGTATACCGCGTAGGTGACCTTGCCGTCGTCCGTGACAAAGGTCAGGTAGTCGTCGCTCATCCAGATCTCGCGAACGGTCTTTCCGTTCAGTGCCGTAAACTTCTCGTCGTAATAACCCATATTGATTCTCTTCCTAGATTGGTGTGGTTACTTGGTGTCTTCAAACTTCTTGGCGATGTCCTCGACAACGCTGGCCTTGATGAGCTGGTAGATCTCCTTCACCCAGTCAGCGGCCTTGTCTCCCTCGCCGCCGAAGTCCGAGAGCCCGTCCAGACCCTTGAAGTACTCGCCCGTGAATTCGTTCTGCCATTCGAGCGTGGCCCCGTGATCCTCGGCCCAGCGGTGCAGTGCGACGATGTACCGGCCATGGAGCTCAGAGCATCCGCCGAATTCGTCCCGGTAGCCGTAGCCGGTGTCGAAGTTGATCCGGACGGTGCACGCCTTCTGATCCAGATAGCGGTAGACACTACCGTCTTCAGTCCAGACATCCGTATCCTCAACCCAGACATCCTCCGCAGCCAGCGGCCCATCCGGACGGTAGTAGACGCCCATCCACGCGTTGTAGCCCTGTCCGGGGGCATTCAGGTAGGACCAGCGGCCCTCGCTCCAGCTGGACTCCTCGTTGCTGAAGGAGGGGTTCTTCGCTCCCATCAGGGAGTTGCAGAAGTCGAAGACCTCCTTGGCGTCCACGGGTCCGGTGAGGTAGATGTCGGTGCTGAGTGTCATGGTCTGTCCCTTTTCTTTGTCTTGGTTGGTATAAATCAAGCATACACGGTAGGGAACTAGGTGTCTAGTCCCCTACCGGAAATGCTATTTGACGGAGCCCTTGAAGATGGCGGGCTCGTCAGACATGTCGGGAGAGGAGACCTCAACCCGGACATCACCGAAGTACTTGGTGGGGATACCGACGCCGGAGCGTGCAGTCTTCGTCTCACCGGGCAGGAGAGTCCTGACCCAGCCGGTGTCGCCGCCCTTGGTACCCAAGTCCACGCCGGAGGACGCCTCGGTCCCGTCAGCACCGTAGCTGACGGTCGGAGAGGAGGAGAGCGAGCCATTGATCGTGGCCTTGGATCCGTTGTGGATCTTGACGTTGAAGTAGACGATCTTTCCATCGATGGCCCCAGCTGCACTTTCGCTGGCGGTGTGTACCTCGGGCGTGACGGTAACCGAGACGCCGGACGGGAAGGTAACGGTCTGGCCGAACTTGGCCGCTCCCGGGATGGCTGCCGGAGCCGAAGAGGCTGGGGCTGCAGCTGCCGCAGGTGCAGCAGCGGACGCACTGCTGATGGTGTTTCCTGACGACTCGGACCCACAGCCGGTGAGGGCAGCGATGGCGAAGGCGGCGATGGCTGTACTGATAGCGAGCTTTTTCATGATCTTTCTCCTTGTTGTTTGTTTGGTTACTGCTAGTACTCCTTAGTATGGCACGTGCATGTCAACTACGCAACTGTCTAGTTTACTTCGACTGTTCCTCAACCATCTTGGCTAGGGTCTCCCCGCCGTAGGTGGTCAACACAGAGTAGGCCGTCCGGAACTCGTGGAACTCGTTCAGGATTCGTGCGGTGTTGTATGAGTCGGCCACTTCCAGTGTCCGGATCAGGTTGGTAGTGAAGGATCCGGGGCTATAGCCACCGGGCAGTCCGTAGAAGCCCAGCATGTCGCGAGCAACGTGGAGCTCTTCTGGAGTGAATTTGGGGAACATGTTTTCTCCTTAGTCTTTCAGTTCTTTGGTTACGCCGTCGAAGGTGTCCTCCTCCGCCATGACCACCTTGCAGTACTGCAGGTAGTCAATCAGCTGGTCCACCTGCGTCGGGTCCAGCCATGTGCTGGAGGTGGTGAACACGGTGTACCGATCGCCGGTCTGGCCGTCCGACTCGACGGAGACCGTCAGTCGTTCCGGCTCGTGGTCGTACCATGCCCTGCGGACATGGATGGCGTGCTTGCTGTCTGTCACGGTGTCTCCTGTGTCATTTGTCTATATCTATTACAAGTGTATGCCATTAGTTTGGGGTGCGCAAGGGCAAAAAGAACTGGCCACCGTTCCATCTAGGAAAGGTGACCAGTCGTGTTGGTACCAGTATATCAGACGTCAACACTGATCGTGAGCCATGGGTGCGAGCGGCAAGCCCTGAGGATGTCATCCATGAATCCCATTGCCCCCTCGTAGCTGCCCCACCCGTTGGACGGGGTCAGTGGGGCGTAGGCGTCAGGATCCGCACGCATGCGCAGGATCGCCTTGCTCAGGGGTCCGATGGCCTCCCCCGCCGTCATACCGTGCAGACCCTTCAGGCCGTCCGTGTCGGGGCTGGCGAGACGCCACATGCCCGCCACGTTGGAGGTCATGTTGCCGATGTCGATGATCTCGTACCAGCGGTCCCGCACGTAGGTGCCAAGGGAAACGTCGTAGCTCATGCGTCAATCCATTCCTGATAGGCATCTGCCGTCTCTTCGTCAATTTGGGTACGAACAGCACCCAGAACATCATCGTCGTTGTCACGCGGGATTCTGTCCAGATTCTCATAGAAGACGTCCATGGCCTTCTCCCAAGCAACCTGAACGCACATCCGCAGTTCTTGCTGTGCGTCAGCGTATCCTCCGGCCATTATGCCTGCTCCCTCAGGATATCCAGCGCGGTGTCCCGAGCCTCATCCCGGACAGCCTTGGGGAAGCTCTCACCATTGGCGACAGCGAGGAGGTTGGAGAGCTGGACTTCGGCAATCAGCTTGCCGAGCAGCAGGTCAGTGTTGACGTTGGAACTAGCCGCCTTCTTTGCCGCCCCGATGAGTTCAGTGGCTCTGCGGTCGTTGAGGCGTTGTTCGCGGTTTCGGTATCCGTATGACATTTAGTTCTCCTTTGTAGTGGTTGTTGGTATGTATCCAGTGTAGACCACTGGATACATACCTGTCAACTAATCCTCTTCGGAGTCCAGCTTCGCTTCCAGAATCTCCATGACGTCTGGATTCTGGATCAGGTCCGGAAGGGTGAACTCCTCGATCAGCTTGATCGGGTGGTAGGTATCCCGGCTACCGAAATCCACGGTACGGCTCGCCCCACCTGCCCAGCGGCCCTCCTCGTGTGGAGCGGTCTGGAAGCCTTTGTAGACCTCCAGCACCTTCCGGTCCAGATCCACGACGTAGCCGTATTCGCAGAAGAGTGAGTCCTCACCGAACTTGAAGTAGTCCGCAAAGAAACCAGCCTCAAGGGCACCTACGGGATTTCCCTGTGTGTCCCGCAGCAGGTTGTACCAGTCACTGTCCGTCCGGCTTCCGACGCTCAGGTTCAGATACCGGACCAGTGCCAGCTTCTGGTCTTCGGTCGGCTCCGCGTTCTCGTCCACGGCAGTGAGACGGTCGAACTTCTCGATGGCATCGGAGAAGTCGCCGTCCTGCGCCAGCATCCACTTGACCATAACCTCGCCCAGTCCCGTGGGGTAGGAGTCCCAGTGGTTGTACATTGCCTTGATCTCGCCGTTGTGGGCAAAGGCCATCAGTCCGCGTGTTCCCATTGTCTTGTCCTTTTCTTTGTAGTGTTTGTTATTTACCGATCTGCTTGCGCAGGTCAGCGATTTCGATATCCTTCAACATTGCTTCCGTCATCCATTGCACGCGGGACTCAGCGAAGTGGTTGAAGAGCACCCAAAAGTGTTTGCTCTTGTCCCATAGGTAGTTGAAGTCGTTCTCGGTGACCTCACCTGTATCCGAGTAGTCAGAGGCGATTCGTTCCAGCAGAGTCCTCTTTCTCTCGAATATCTCACCCTTCGGCCATGTATGGTAGTCGATGTCCTCTTTCACAAGGTCACATCATCCACGGCACGCATCAACGAGCCTAGGTCCGGAAATTCACGGCTCGTCTGTCCACGCCACGAGTTGTCCTCGCCCATTACGGTTACCGTGACGTAGGTTCGGTCATCGTCGCCGCCGTACCCACAAGTGTCGCAGCCGGTGAAGTAGGCCTTGTCGAATTCGACCTCGTAGCTGACACTGCGGGTGTCATCCTCGACACCGCAGACGCGGCGCAATCTCTTGTCGAATTCCTCTGAGAAGCTCATGTGTTTTCCTTTCGTCGTCGTCGTTACTACAAGTGTATATGGTTTAGCTGAGGTTGGCAAGCCACTCCGCCACCGCGTCCACAGGCACCGGCTCCGGGCTGTGGTCTACGCCGACGTTGAACTGCCGACCGTTGTGCAGCCACTCGTCGTGCACGTGGCCGTGCAGCAGGGGCTGGCCCTCGTCCCGCAGACGCCACTGGACATCGCGGTCCTCCCGGTCGGAGTGGTCCCCGGTGTACGGGTAGTGGCTCAGCAGTACCTTCTGACTGGCGATCACGTGCTGTTCGTGCACGTGGACCGACTCGAAGACCTCAAGGAACCGGCGCTGCTGCGTGTGCGATTTCTTGTGTCGCGGGTGGGGTGCGTCGTGGTTGCCCAGCACCAGATGACTGGTGCCGTTGATCCGAGCCACCAGAGGCAGCCCCTTGGCCACCGAGCCCATGAACACGTCCCCGAGGACCCAGAGCTGGTCACGCTTGGTGAGCACCTTGTTGAAGCGCTCGATCAAGGCCTCGTCGTGCTCTTCCGCCGTGGAGAAGTCGCGGGTCGCTGCGACGAAGTCGTGGTTGAAATGTAGATCTGACGTGTAGAAAATGTTACCCATCTGTCTCTCCTCCCGTTAGTTCCGATACTGTCTTTGCAAAAGCTTTGTAGTCAGGCTCGTTGCCCCACCACTCCAGCTCCGTGGTGTACTTGTCGGTGACGTAGGCCTGAAGCTGAGGAAGGGTTTGGAACCACCTGATGCCCTCAATCTCCTCGGCCAGCAGTGCGAACTTCTGGGTTCCGGTCTCCGCTCCCTCCCATACGTCACAGCCGGAGCAGGACCCGTAGCCGGTGACAAGGAAGCCCCACACCTTGCTCTCAGAGTCCGTCCAGCGCCAGCCGTAGTCGCTCTTGTTCCTCAGTACCAGCAGCGTGTCGCCTTGGTAGTCCCCGATGCTCTCGGAGAGGACGATCTCAAAGAATGGCTCCAGCAGGCTCTCGTCTATCATTGAATGTCTTTCTGTTCGGGTTTCTCGTTAGGTTACTTGTATAGTGTAGCCCACCACATACACATCTGTAAAGTTCGTAGTTGGCGGCGGGGAACTCATCCAGTGCCGCCTGCTCTGGAGAGCTGTAACCGCGCTTGTAGGGGTGCGGGCAGATGCCATGGCCTGTCCCGTTGATGGTCATCTCACGGATCAGCTTGCGCTCTTCTGCCCGCTTCTTGGAGGCCTTCTTGGCATGGGATCGGCTGCAGTAGACTTGTTCAATACTGTATGGAGAAAATTCCCCACCACAGTACTCACAGGCCTTCATCGACCTTGTCCAGCCATTCGAGCAGGTTTGTCAGGCCGTTCCTCCCGTATGCGGAGATCGAGTTGAGGCCCCAAGGGGCATAGCCCAATTGGACCGTGTGAGGCCCGCAGTCGATAGTATGGCTGTAATCCGTCTCTTGCGTGTACTCGGAGTACCCACCGCTCTCCTGATCCTCGGTCATGACTACCGGAGTCTCGGCAGGCTGGCCCAGACGCGCACGGATCCGATCGGCGAGCTCCCCGCTGATCAGGTACTTGACGTGTGTCGTGGGGTAGGGCCAGTCGTCGGCGCTGCGTCCGGGCTCGGGCGGGTCGGTCCACTCCATGAGCTTGGTTGAGTTTGTTGGTGCCATGAGTCTTAGTTCTCCTTCGGTGGCGCGTAGTCCGCGCCGTTGGTTTCGGTCCAGTAGGCTCCGCAGCGTGTGCAGCGCCACGCCTTGACTTCGGGATCCCACTGGGTGGGGCGATCATCGATGCCACAAGCCGGTGTGGCTGCCTTCTTGGTTGTCATATATACAGTGTACAACTGACGTGTACAGCTGTCAAGACGCAAAAAACCGCCTGCAGTGTGAGGGGAAACACTACAGGCGGCTTTAGAGACTGTGGTATAATGCGGGTGCTAGTATACCCCAGCCTCGCTCGGAACAGTCCAAGCGCTGCGCATTTCGCCCACCACTCGGCTGGAAACCAGCTCGGCCTTGATTCCCGGATGTCGCTCCAGCTGCTGTGTCAGCTCAATCTCGGCAATGGATCGGGCCACGGTGATGCCGTGAACGGCCCCAGTGTCATCCCGGATGGCCCACTCATAGCGGACCCGGCTCTCACTGGAGCCGTCGTCCTCAAAGCTTTCCAACATGCGAGCGATGTTCTCCATCGCCGCATTCCAGCCCTTACCGTAGGTGGAGCCAGATCCGGTGGTGGGTTTCCGCTTCTTGGTCTCGGCTAGGATCGCGTCGTGCAGTTTGCTCATCGGGACATCCTTCTGTGTGGTTGAGTAAGTGCACTGACTATATTACGCGACCCGCCGAGATTAGTCACTTTACGTGGAGACTCCGGGCGGCACGGGCAATGCTGAGCCACTTCTCCCGCTCCTCGTCGTTCACCAGAATCTCGAACTCCCACTGGGCCATGGGCTCTGGGTGGGTGGATTTCCAGAGGGTGAAGGCCTCGGTGAGCAGGGCATCCTTCTCAGCCTGTTCAGCCTTAGCTCTGGCCTCGGCCTCAAGCTCTAAGAAACGCAACCCGGCAAGGCCCCTGAGGGCCATCTGGTGCATCGCCTGCTCTGTCACCATCCCGTAGGCGAAGATATGTCCATTGATCCATAGGGTGTCACCTTCGCGCTCGACCTTGGGGAGCTCGGAGACCGGGATGACGGCGTAGTCCTCAAGGATATCCCGGGCAGCGCTACTCGGGCCTCCCTGCAAGAGAGAGTCCGAGATGGAGGTGGCGAGGTCATTCACTAGGTTGTCTGCCATGTCAGTGCCTTTCGTAGTCTTTGGGTTATCTCTTATCAGTATGACATACAGTTGTCGATAGTGCAAGCAAAAGAAAAGGCACCCGAAGGTGCCGATTCCCCTAAGCTTAGCGAATCAGAGCCCAGTCCTTGTTGCCGATGTAGGTGTCCGAGAAGACGCCGTAGCTGCCGTCCGGGAAGGACGCAAGCCATCCGGCCCCGCCATACATCTTCACCGCGAACACCGGGCTGTCGCTCGTGGTGCTGCCGAAGGTGATGTAGGACCCCGGGTCCTCCGGAAGATCACCACGGACAAGGAAGTAGGTCTCGGCATAACCATCCGAGTAGGTAATGAGATCGTCTTGGTCGTTGAGCCAGTCCCCGTCGCTATCCTGCTGAGACACCACACCCTCGATCGTGGTGAGCAGTCCATCGCTCTTGCGGATGGTGCGGATTGTATCCCCGGCCTTGATGTCGGAAAAATCAATTGCTGTCAGTTCAGCCATCGTGTGTCCTTTGTAATTGATAGAATTAGGTCGATTCTAACACCAAAGGCCACAGATGTCTACTTGACGCTGTATATCATCGAATCTCGACGGCCTTCAAGGTGGCCGAATAGCGATTCAGGCTCCGGCAATGCAGGCACCGCCACTGCAGATTGAGCTTGCCGTACGCCTCGGCAATGAAGCTGAGGCATACGGCAGTCTCCTCCGTCTCGGTCTGGCAGTAGGCGCACGTGGCCTTGACGAAGTGTGTTGCCTCGGTCGAACCACGGTGCATGATCACGCCGTCACCCTTGTGCTTGTAGGCCACGTCACACTCGACCTTGAATTCAAAGGCGCTCATGTCAAGGATCGCGATGTCAATGTCGTCCATTGTCATTCCTCTCCTCCCGTGACTAGTCTAGCGTCCACCACCCTCTAGGCTGCCAGCATCAGGTCGAGGATTTCCGTGTCGGTGGCACCCGCCTCGCGGGCCTGTGCGATGAAGCTGCGGTTGCCCTCGATGACTTTCTGCTCCAGCAGCGGCGCTGCCCGGAAGACCCATGGCAGGATCGCTTCCTTGAGCTGGTTCTTGACAGCGACAGGCTGCTCGGACCACGGTTCCCGGCCATCGATCATGATGCGCGAGTCCCAGTAGTCGGAGGCAATGTGCTCCATCATGTCGGTAAGGTCGTTGTCGTTCATGCTTTCTCCTTGAGTTTGTAGGTGGAGGCCGGGATGATTCCCAAGACCTTGAGGTCCTGACGGATGGTCTGGTAGTCGGTGCCCAGCTCTCGGGAGATCTCGGCACGGCTCTTGCCCTTGAGGGCCAGAGCTTTAACCCTGTCCCGGCGTGTCTTTACCCGGGACTGTGTTGAGGAGGTTGTATTCATTGCGCAGATTGTCTCTCTTGATTGTAAGGGCATAGATGTAGCTGACGTCTTCTCCCATGTACTTGGCCATGGCGATCAAGCCGCTGGTGGCTTCGAGTTCCCGGTAGACCTCATCACTAGTCCTCATGGTGGTGATGGGCCTTCCAGTTGCTGACGTGGGACTTCGGGAGCCGGTCGGCATCGCAGATCCATACGTCATCGACGTGGTCCGCGAGATACTGCCGTGCCTCCTGCTCGGTGTCAAAGCTCACGACGCCGTCATCGTCGGCCAGCCACTCGGACTCGACGTAATGATACTCATCGAAGTCCTGCAGCGTGCAGATTTTCATCTGGTTTCTGATCTTGGGTGTGGGAATGAGGATCTTGTAGTATACCTCTGTATCGTAGCTATGCGTGGGCATCGTGGTCTCCTTGTATATCCTAGGTTGTTGGTCGGTATATATCCAGTCTAGGGCTAGGAGACATAGATGTCAACTCATCTGGTCTCCGGGGAAGACGCCCTCAGACGTCACGATGCCTGTGGGTGCCCATGCAGCTTCAGTGAAATTCTCGGCCTGCTCCCGGGTCAGCGGTCGGGACGTGCCCCATGTGTATGCGGGGGACATGAGCCACTGGATCAGTCCCTCCCGGTCGGCAAAGACCGGAGAGATCGGTGAGCCCTCCGAGACGGTTTCCCAGACCTGCCAGCCTTCACCTGCCGGAGGTTCGTGTTCTTCCTCGTACCACTTCTCCTGTTCGGCACGCTGTCCGGGATAGGACTCGATGCAGCCGTGGCCGTCGCACACCTTGCACCTGTCGCTCTTGCCCTGCAGTTTCAGGTAGTGTTCCATCAAGGTACCCAAACCACTGGACCCCGACCAGCTTGACAAAGATCGGCGGTTGACCTGCTCTGCGATAACCTCAGGTGTAGGCTCGATCTTCTGCCACCCATCCTCCCTCGACCACGCATGGGTGTAGTCGCGAAGGCCATCATTTGCAACCAACACATCCACCTCATCCTGCGAGAGGTGGTGCATCCACATCCCGTTCCACAGATCGGAAAGGCGTCGGGCTTCCTTCTGGATGGCCATCTCTCCCGATCCGTAATACCACTCAGCCCCGGAGACGTTGCGCTCCGCGAAGGCCCGGACTTCAGGAGTCTCCGGCGTGAACGGCGTGGAGCCGGTTTCCTCCGGCGAGAAGGGTACCTTGCCGTACCAGCGCTGCTCAAGGTGCAGAGCTTCCGGGCTGTATCCTCGGCCATCGCACGTCTCACAGGTGGTCTGCCGAAGAGTCTGGGGCAGCAGGAACCCTTCCCAGACCTTGTTGAGCGGCCAGTAAAAATCGAGGGCTACTCGCTTGATCTCGCGTCCCATTACTTGCCTGCCTTCCAGTCAGAGGCCGGTACGACGGTGTGGAATTCACCGTACTGGTCGGTCAGGTTCTTCAGCCAGACATCGATCGCGGCCTTGCGCTCGTCAATGTCTTCGATGTCGCTGATCGATTCGTCCCAGACGATGTCGTTCAGGAACGGGTGCTGCTCCCGGACCACGGGCTCCATGATCCGACCGACCATCGGCAGTGCGATAGTGGTGAGGCCGTCATCCTCCGCGAGGTATCCAAGAATGTCATAGATGGCATCCATGTGGCGGGGGGCCACGAGATGGCCGTCCGTAATGGAGATCAGGTCTCCGAGGTGGAATGCTTTGAGGTCGGTCATGTTCTTGTCCTTTGTCTTTTGTCGTAGTGTGTGATTAATCTTACATCCATGTGCTGTATAATTGCAACATGGCCAATTCTTCCCGCAAGCCAGACAACGGTGTCTCGGTACCTGTCCCCGCAGGGTACAACTCCGAGCAGATCATTGGTCTGGCGCATGCGATCTACACTCAGTTCTTCTCAGATCACCAGCGCTTCTGCTACAGCATCAGTAGAGACCGCAGCAGCCTCACTGTTTTTCCGGTGAACTGATATATAAAAGATACACCCCCTGCTGATCAATGTCAACAGGGGGTGCACTTTGTGTCTGCTAGCTAGCGGGTACTGCCTCGGGTTGCGAGCTTGAAGATACCGATCACCGCAGCGATCAGAAGAATGTAGCCCAGAATGTGGATGATGAGTCCGGCTGCCGCGAACGCCAGCCAAAGGCCGACGATAAGCGCGAGCGCGATTCCGATAATCCAAATTGCAAGAGATCCCATTAGTTATAACCAATCTGTCTAGTTTCGTTAACCTATACATAATACCATAAGCTAGCTGTCTATTCCACACAATCGGGCTTTTTCCCCAAGATACAATGGAGTATGACGAATTCTACATACCACGGTGCGACATTTCTTCTGGCGGAAGACCCCGGAACGGCGCGACTTGCAGAAATTGCAACGTCGATTACCAACGAACATTTCCCGGAAAACGAGTGCCTGCACCGGCTATCCCCCACACTGCCACAGGGGCTCCCGGTTGACGTAGCGGACCAGCTACTTGCACACCAGAAGGATCTCGGCCCGTCCGCCCTGTTCCTGCTTGTCGAGCCTTTGTCTACAAAGAAGGCTCCCCATGGGAAAATCCCTAGCTGAACAACTAGCCGAACTGCCGGAGGCACAGCGTCTCGAAGTTCTTAATGAACTATCAATGGAAGACGCGGCCAATCTGCAGTTCGACGCCAAATTCTGGCTGCGTCCAGAGCAGATGATTCCTGACGGTGACTGGGGAATTACCGCCCTTGTCGCTGGTCGTGGTTTCGGAAAGACGCTGGCCATCGCCCACTGGATTAAGCGCAAGGCCTTGGAAAACCCGGGCTGCCGTATCGGCATTGCCGCCCGTCGTGCCGCCGACCACCGAAGTACCGTGATCACTGGAGAGTCCGGCGTCATGTCCGTGCACTCGCCGTCCGAGATGCCAGAGTACAAGCCGTCCACCACCTCCCTGCACTGGCCTAACGGCTCCAGTGCCCTACTATTGTCCTCGGAATCCCCCGACTCCGCCCGTGGTCCGCAGTTCCACTTTTCGGTTGGGGACGAGTTTGCGGCGTGGAAGACCACCGTGGACTCCTCCGGTGCCACGCTGTACTCCAACATGATCGCTGCCACCCGTCTGGGGCAGAATCCGCAGATCCTGCTTGCCACGACGCCCAAGCGTACCAAGGTCATGCAGGATCTGATGAAGCTCTCTCAGGACCCCAAGGAGCGCATCAACATCATCCGTGGCTCCACCTTCGATAACACCTCGCTGTCCAACCTGTACATCGAAAACCTTGTCCGCAGATACGGCAACTCGGATCTCGCCAAGCAGGAGCTCTACGGGCAGATGCTGGACGACGCCGAAGGTCTGGTCTTCAAGCAGAGCATGATTGACGATGCGCGTCTTCTGGACAACGAGATCGTGCCGAACCTGCCGCTGCGCATCATCGCCGTGGATCCGTCCGTCTCCGGCGATCCGTCCGCAGCCGACGAGTGCGGCATCATTGCCATCGGTGCCACAGCCGAGCGTGACCTCTCCCGCCGCCGTGCCTACGTGCTGGGTGACTACTCGCTGCGTGCCTCGCCGGATATCTGGGCCAAGCAGGTTGTCGATGCCGCCGAAGCGCACCGCACCAAGTTCGTTGTCGTGGAGAAGAATCAGGGCGGACAGCTCCTGCAGATGGCGATCAATGCCGTCGATCCGACCCTGAAGGTCATGCTGGTGGTCGCCGTCAAGGGTAAGACCGTCCGTGCGGAACCTGTCGTGATTGCCATGCAGCAGAAGCGTGTCAGGTTCGTGGACTACATGCCGACGCTAGAGGAGCAGCTACTGTTCTTCGACCCGGCCAACTCGACCTATTCTCCGGACAGGATGGACGCGTTTGTCTGGGGCGTCATTGCAACCCTCGTGACGCCGCCTAAGGAGCTCAAAGTGGGTAAGGTGTCCACTACTTCCGCAGCGCACCGTAAACTACCCACAGGACTGGCAACAGGGCGTACGCAGCCACACAGGCCATCCATACGCAGACGCTAAGAGAGATCCCCCGCCAGTGATTGACGGGGGATTTTTCTTTACGCTGTTTCGTCCAGCTCTCGTGCCGACCTCGCAAGCGCGTTGTAGAGGTCAGTCGCCGACCGCTGGAGGTATCCGGTGACATCAAAATCCCAGTTCTCGTGTGCTGTCCGGTTGGCTTGGTTGAAGAATACCAGTGCCGGATCCTCGGGCATTAGTATTTCTCGATCGCTCGATCAAGAATCTTCTTGAGGTTCTTCTTTTCCGCCGAGGAAATCTGGACCACCCAGTTACCGGAACGGGTGGTGTTGACCAGCCGGAACCCGGCCATGATGTCTTCGATCAGGTGGGTGGCCTCAAACCTCCAGTCCAGTTGCTTCGGGATCAGGACGTTGCTGTAGTACACTTTTTCCAAAAGACTATCCTTTAAATACGTGCGGTTTCGATTTTGTCAGCGGTTCGGCGAAGGGCTTCCACAAGGTCCAGATCAAGGTTCTTGCAGAACGTTTCCAGTACTTCACTGGAGGGCTCCTTGATTCCGCGCTCGATCTCCGACACGAACCCGAGGGCAATGCCGTCGATGTCCCGGAGACTCTTTCCCTGAGCCTTCCGCTCTTCCCGCAGGACCTCGCCCATGAACAGGCGCATAGGTCCCATGCGCGACGGGACACGAACGGTGACCTTCTCAGGCTCACGCCAGTAAGAGACGCCACCGATGTTTACTCGTACCCTATTGCTGGGAATTGCTAGATCGACCTTGGGCATTCGATATCCTTTCGCTTTTAGTAGTGTACAGCTTTGTATGTGTGTAGTCAAGGTTTTGGGCAAAAAAGATCCCCGTAGGAGCTTATGGTACCAACAACCGCTCAACTACGGGGACCCGGCGCTATGCGCCCAACAGCAGGACTAAAGGAGACAAACGCCCTGTTCTCTGTTGTTTGACCAACAATGTAATTCTAACATCTCCAGCAGGAGAATGCAACTTACACTGTTGGCTGCTCTACGAGGACGAATTCGTCCACAGAATCGGTCAGGTGCCAGCGCAGAATGTGCTCCACGTTGTGCTTCTCCAGACCCGCAATGCCGCAGCCGATCCAAGGCATGCCCACCCGGTACGGCAGGGACTGCCCGTAGATGATGTGAAACACACTCTTGGTCATTGCGATGGCATTCTTCATATTGTAGATGGCCTGCTCAAGATAGGCGTAGTCCCCATTACTCCCCGGCTGGAACTGCGTGAAGAGATTGAACACATCGGGTCGGCTGTCCGACTGGTCTACCATGTACGAATGAACAGTTCCCGGCAGGAGGTGCTTATTGGTGCTGCAGAGGGCCTTATATTCCTCGTACATCTCCGGATAGCGTAGACGGAAAGGAACGGCTATCCCGGCACCCATGACGCCCTGACAGTTCACGCCCTGAGCGATGGCGGTGAAGTCGTGGTCGGGATCAAACAGATCCCCTTGGATGATTTCGAATGTCATTCTCTGTCCTTCTTGTCGAGCCACTTCTTGAACTCATCGGCCCGATTAATGATTGTGGAGGTGGATAGGTAGGTCCCTGAGACTTCGGCGTAGGTTGCTACCGCAGCCTGCAGGGCTACCTGTGCGTTGGTTAGTTCAGCCACGACTACTTCTTCGCGTCGAAGCGCTCGTAGGTGGTGGTGGAGACGTAGGCGGCGTAGACCTCCGGCAGATCCGCAGCGAGGGCCTTGGTGTCCGTCTTCTGGCGGGTGGCCTTGACGAGCTCGACCTGAGGAACGCCGTTGAGGGTCAGGGTCTTGACGTGGTCCTTGTGCATCAGGTCAATGACCAGTTCCTTGATCGCATCCTGCTCGACCTTGAATGGGGCCATGAGCTTGTTGAGTTCACGGTAGCGCTCCACGAGTTCGAGGATTTCAGCGCTGATCGGCTCGGCACCTTCCTGCCGTGCTGCTTCGAGTTCTTCCGCGAGGGCGATCTCGGCCTGTGTCTGAATCTGGGTCTCGGTCATTGTCTTGCTCCTTTGTCTCAGTGGTTGACTTGTAATATATACAATAGGCCACATTGAGTCAGTCTGTCAAGCGGTAGTCCCAACACCGATCCCGAACGCCTGCATCATTGATCAGCCAGCACATCCACAGGTTGGTGTTCCCCTCTAGAGTAACGCTCCAGAGCGAGTTTTGCCTGATGGCGACATAGATGTCCGGCCCCACGCCGAAGCGGTGGAACCGGAACGTCTGCCCGTCGCTGAAGTCAGTCTCCATCATCCATCTCAGTCTTGTCAGCCCGCAGCATGTCCTCCCGCTGGGCGAGCTTGCGGAGCTGGTCCGCAAGCCGCCTCTCTCGTGAGGCAAGGCCGTAGACCTCGGCTTGAAGTTGGTTGCGCCTAGCTCGGAGACGCTTCGTTTCCCTGCTGAAGAGCACCATGACTCATCGTTCCCCTATCTCCACGATCCGCGCCACCAGATCATCTTCCGTGTGGGCGTCATCGAGATAGCCCATGTCAAACACTTCCCCGCCCTGAACACATTCGTAGTAGGTGGAGAACCCGTCCAGCATCCAGTCGCCGTCTTCGACCCATGTCTCACCGAGAATGATCGAAAAGGAGTCGGCGAACACCTCTACCTCGGATGGCCCCTGAAGCTGCAGTCTGTGTCGTACCTCGAATCCGTTTTCCCAGAGGAGTGATTCGATTTTGTCGCCGCGCAGTGCAGTCATTGGGGGCCTATCTTTGGTAGTGAATTGCAATTACGTACATTGTAACTACAATATACACAGTATCAGCAATCAGAACCCGGCGTCAACGGAATTATCTATTCCAATTCCGTACTTTTTACGGTACTTGAGGGTGGGTTTTATTGCAGTAAATCGCAATTCATCAGCGGCACGGACCTTTGCTCCGTACCTATTTTCGATATCCTTTTCAAAAAGCTTCTTAGACAAAGGACGGTTCTCCCCGGAAAACACTGCCCACATTTTGTAACGCGAGTAGGCTTCCATGACAGGCAGGAAATACTGGGCCTCTTCGGAGAAATCGATCTCCAGCAGGCCTTCCTCCACGTATTCACCGAGCCACCGCAGGGCCTGTGAGGCGTCCGCAACGGCGTCACCAGCCTGCTGCTTCACAGACTCCGGTGGGTTGAGCTTCTGGCCCTCCTTGACGAAGTGGCCCATGCCATAGACGATCCACTGCAGGATGGCCGCACGGTCATCCATCAGCTTCCCCTCCAGCCCTTCGATCATGCGCCGTTCTTCGGGAACGTGTGAAATGCCCGGGATCTCCGCCTCAAAGTGGATCGGGAAGGAGATGGTCTGGACACGGTCCACGATGGCCTTGTCACGGGTGTTGATCTTGAGCCGGTCGTTGGACAGCACGAAGATGACACCCTGTGGGACCCAGCCGGAGCTCTTAACGTTCAGGGTACGGGTCTCGATCCAGTCGTCACCTGTAAACTGCTTGATGAAGTCATCATCGATCCGCTCGGAGGAGCTCGGCTCGGAGATAACGACGACACGTCGGCCACGGCAGGAATCCTGCTCGAAGTTCTGTCCGTTCACCTTGGTAACCACCTTGGAGTCCGGCATGGCCGAATAGCCTGCACCGGGCTTCCCCAGCTTGAACAGGGTACCGCCGAAGACCGACTTGCCCGAGTTGGGTGGTCCTTGGAGGTTTATGACACACTTGAGCTTTGACGTGCCCATGAAGGCCGCGCCGACGACACGCTGGATGTAGTTGCGGCTGGCTTCATCCGGGATGGACCGGCCAAGGAAGTTCACCCAGTCATCCGTCCCCAAGACAGCTTCCCAGTCCGCGTCGAAGTACTTGGTCACTGGGCGTGACGGGGAGTGGTCAAGGAAGACCCACTGCAGTTTCCCCGAAGAAAAGTCCCGGAGCGCGTCCAGATCAAGGACCTTGTTGCGCATGACGAACCAGCGTTGGTCATTTTCGTAGTAGTCCCCGGGCACGACGCAGTCGATCCGGAGCATCTTGATCAGGGCACTGATCCCGGAGCTCTCCGCCATGCGGTCGCGGAATGCGCGGTGCTTGGGGAAGATGAACTTGTCGTAGGCGTCCCGGATGGCCTGAGCCTTCTTGTCGGCGTCTGGAACACCGGAGATGGCCATCTGGTCCGCGTTGCTGTAGCACGCGTCCTGAATGAATTCCAGCGCGTCACAGAGGGCATCGTAGAAGATCTTGGCAACCTGAAGCGCCACGATCTCGCCGTCACAGGGTGTGTGGATCCGTTCATCCCAGAGGTACCAGCGGTTGTCCTTTTCGGTGTAGGACAAGAGGTCTTTGAGCTTGGAGGCAATCGCGGCGGATGCCGTGGCCTCAGTGCGAGGCAATGCCTCTGCGGCTTTGTCGTAATCAAAACCTTCGACTCGTGGGGCCTGACCAATCAGGTCGTGCCACCATACGTCGAGGCGAAGCTCCTTCCGGAGTCTCGCTAGGATATCTGTTTCTCCCATGCCTTACCTTTATATGACTGTGTATGTTATTTTCTTTGTCTTGTGTCACTCAGTCATTTAGGAGTCGCGCAGCGAAATCCTGTCGCCGTCATACGGCTTGTGATCTGTGCGTGCGGTACCGGAGTCGTCAATGGTGACGCGGATGATGCGCGTGGATGCCGGAATGTCGGCGTCTCGCCAGCCGTTTTCATCGTGGCCGTCAACGTTGGGCTCACCGAAATCGCCGTCAAGTTCTTGGATGCAGATGTACTTGCCGGGTTCGTGGTCAAGGATGACATTCACGAAACGCCAGATCTTCTTGTTACCGACGCGGCGTCGTACAGAGGCGGGGGTTTCACTCATTTTCTTTACCTGTATTTCTTCATATCATTAGGCAATAATTCTAGCATGCCTTAGTTGGAGCTTTAGCTGTTGGGGGTGTATATTTACTGCGTAAACAGCAAGTGCGAACCGAAGTTCGCACCTGTCTATTCTACATGCTGTAGGAGTTGGGGTCAATCCGTCGTAATGGTGTCGTCGGATTTGATATGCCATCCAAAGCTGGGAAGAACTTCGGTAACGAATCGAATACTTTGGACAATGTGGTTATCACCACGTGCCGGATTCTGTCTGCGATCCGAAAAGCATCCGGACCAGACCTTAGTCATGCGGGTCCGAATTTCTCGGGCCTTGGACTCCTTGGTGAAAGGGCCGTAGATCTCCTGATGTATGCGCCCGCTTTTGAAGGTGGCGATCATACGGAGACGATAAAACTGGTCTACATCATCACGCAAATACTTCAAGTCGTGCCTTCCTCACTTGTTCCTTGACATTGGTAGCGCCGTCCGAGAAATTGTGGGGTCCGCACGCTGGACGGATATTGTCACGTGTATATCTTCCGCCGAGTGCACCGGGCTTGATCCGGTCAATGGTGACGGTGTCAACGGTGAGCATCACCGTGCAGCCGTCGAAACTGCAGCGTGCGGTGACGCCGTCGCCGAAAGTGTCAATGACGTACTTCCGGCGACGACGCCTGTCCTCAGAGCTGCCACGCGAGTTCGAGTTTGAAGTCCCCCGTGTCACTGGCATGGATCAACCTTTTGCAATTATTGCAAGGACGAGCTGCATGGCCTGCGTCTCGGTGAACCCGGCATCGATCCATGCCTGCTTCATCTGAAACAGTGCTGTGGCGTTCTGACGCATCTCTGCAGTGGGCTCGATCACAATTTTCTTGCTCCCGAAAGCCGCGCCAAAATCATCATTAGACATAGTATGGTTCCTGTTCCTGTTGGTTGTTTCTACCGATGACCGCTGAAATCAGGGCATCGATGTCGTCGTTGAAGTGCAGACGGAGCAGCACGCGGTACTTGCTGAGGTGGATCCCGGCATCCTTGAGATCCGCCAGCCCCGTCTCAAGCGAGGTGGACAGCAGGCTCATCACTGGGGAACCCTCAAAATCCACCACAGCCGAGCGTTCGGAGCGTCCCGGGCGTGCCCATTCGTTGGACCCGTCCCGAAGTTCCTTCATCCACGTCCAGCCCATGGGGGCAAGGATCTCGTCCCATGAGTAGGTGTCGTTGACAATGTCCTCGACATATGCAATGGCCCGGAGCAGCTTCCAGCGACCGGGCTTCTGGCCGGACAGCAGGCTCTTGGCCAGTGCATCCCCGTCGATCCGGCGCTGTGCATCCTCGCCGACCAGCCGCTTGCGGCGCTCGCCACGACGCAGGTAGGCACCCTCGGAGATGTCCATGACCTGCTGTGTGCCGTAGGTTATGCCGGTCAGCTCGATGATCTTGACCATGCCCAGCTTGCGCGAGGCGTCACTGGAAGAGGAGGTCAGCTTGGGGAAGTGCACGGTGCCGGGAAGACGGAGCATGCGGGTGCTGTCGATCAGCTTGTCAATGTGTCGGTTCTCCCCGGCCTTCTCATCGAGGTAGCTCCACCAGCGCTCGACCAGATTTTCATCGAACTGTTCGGTCCAGTGCGCCCGCCAGTAGGCGTGGATGCCACCGGACCCGGACCCGCAGATCATCGTGGGCTGCAGGTCCAGAGAGTGGAGCCAGTTGATGATGTCCTGCTCGGTGTCGAAGGATCCGGCCTTGATGTCGATGTCGGCCCAGAGCCCGGGAACGTAGGCGATATTCTCCTTGGTCCCGCGCCGGTAAATGCTCAGCTCTTCCTTGACCGGGCAGATTCCGGCGTAGATGTTCCACGAGCTGCCATCGGAATCGAAGACAATTGACTGTAGTGAATCATTATCAAGGTGCTCAAGAAACTCCTTGGCCACCACTGTTTGCGTTATTGTATCGAAATTCCCGGTCGGAACAGAACGCCGTCCGACGATTGTGATCAAGTCCGTTGGCTTGAACCACGCCTTGACGTACTGCTTGGCAAGGTCAGCGGAGATTTCGATCTCTCCGCGCTTATCTGCGAGTCTCATTTTTTCCTTATGCTGCTTGGTCGATGAAGGCCCCGGCAGCGTTCATGTCATAGGTGATCGGGGATCCAATGGCGCTCAGGCCAATGGCGGCGGTCTTACCCACATTCGTGTTGGAGGCGACTACCCGGAAGTCCAGCATGGCCAGAATGCCCCGGCACTGGCTGGATCGGATGAGTCGGCCAAAGGCCTGTTCAAGATCCGTCAGTGCCAGACGCGAGTACCAGTTCGGGAAGCCCCGCTTACGCCAGTGCTCGATCATCATCTTGCATTCGACAGAGTACCGGGGCAGCGGGAACTTGCACATGACTACCATAGACAGCGTCTCGCCCGGAGCGTCAAATCCCGTGAAGAAGGACTTGGTTGCCAGCAGGACCGAGTGCACGTCTTCCTTGAAGTCGTCTGCCAGCTTGTCCTTATCGGAATCCTTTTCTTGCACCAGAACACGATACGGGAATTCGCCACTGTTGTATAGTGCCCGGAGCATCATGGCTGCCGTGTCCAGCTCCACCCGGGAGGTAAACAGGACAAGGGCACGCCCCTTGGATACCTTGAGGAGCGCCACCAGTTCGTTGAAATCGTACTGGGCTCCCTCGGTTTTCTCGCCCTTGGCGGAAGTAAGGTATACACGCTGGACATCCGAGAGGGCAAACGGGGTGCCAACCTTCAGCTCCCGGCCTTCCGGGAAGCCCACGCTCTCGCGGGCGTACTTCAGGGTGCCGTCCGTGAGGTCGGTCAAGGTGGCCGAGACCATGATGTTGGTCCGGTTTTCCTTCCAGACCGACTTGGCCCGCGTGGAGACGTCCAAAGGCACCAGACGCAAGGTCATCCCCTTTTCCCCGTTGCGGCGCTCCCAGCCGTCTACGATCGCCCCGTAGGCACCGTACTGGCTGACTACCCCGTTGGAGGATTCTAGGGCCTTAGAAATGATCTCAGCGGTCTCGGTGAGGTCCTTGCAGGCGCGGATGGCCTTGTTGATTTTCCGCAGGCCGGTGCCCTTTTGCTCCGACGCTGGCTCCTGTGCTGCCTTGAGGTACTTGGTAGCCTTTTCGAGCACTTCGATGACCTTTACCAGACGCGCCGGGTTCTCCGTCTCAAACTCCGTCATCATGGTCAGGATGTGCTGGGGATCCGATGAACTATGGTTTTTCGGGCAGAGGGCAAAGGAGTTGTTCTTCCACTCTTCGTTGCCGTTCTGGGCCATGGCGGCGAAGTACTTCCGGATGTTGTTGAGCACGTCCGTGAACTTCTCCAGACCCTCGTCCACCGTGTATCCGATGGAGGCGTTGGAGACAAAGTTCTTGCCCGCTTCGATCCCGTCCATGACGGAGGCGGACATCTCGGAGAGCTCCCAGTCGTTGATCTTCTTCGTCCACTGGTCGATCATCACGCCCTCCAGCTTGTGGGCCTCATCCACCACAAGGCAGTCGATCTGCCCCAGCATGCCGTCAGCGAATGGTCCTCCGCCGTTGTTGACCTTCATCTCCACGTCGGTGATGAGCAGGGCGTGGTTGACGACGACAAGGTCCGCCGCCATGGCCTTGGCACGTGCGGCAGTGGAGTAGCAGTCCTTGGCATCGCACTGGTTGTCCGCGCAGAACTTGGAGGATCCCGTGAGGGAATCCCATTCCTCTTTGGAGATCTCGCGTCCCAGCACCCGGCACACGTCGCCAAGCTCCCCGTCGCCGAGGTTGCTCTGGCGGATCTTCAGCTTCTCCACCATGGCAGCGGTCTGGGCGTTGCCGCGACCGTTGAGCTTGGCCTGCGGCAGGCACAGGTAATTGGCACGTCCCATGAGTTTCCGGAACGTGAACCCCGGGTAGAGGGTTTCGAGGAAGGGCAGATCCTTCTGGGTAAGCTGGCGCTGCAGCGTCAGGGTCTCCGTGGAGACGACACCCCTGTATGTCTTCTTCTCATTCTTGGCCGTGCGGATGGCGTGGATGATGGGGATGAGGGTGGCGAATGATTTTCCCGTGCCGGTGGCGGCTTCGCCCATCAGGGACCCGCCCTTTTCGATCACGTCGAGGACGGCCTGTCCCAGAAGTGCCTGTCCTGATCTTGCTTCCCGGCCCTTTGCGGCGACAGGCGCGAAGACTTCAGTCCATGTTGTCAATTGTATATCCTACCTGATCCTTGTTGGTTCCTATGTGGAAGCCTACAGGGTGGCATATACATTGTCAATCAAGCATATTTTAGAAATTGTTCTTCTTATTGATAAGCTTGCGAGTCCACCACTTTAGGCCACACACCGTACATTTTACTTCGGTCTTGGTCCGCTTGCGTTCCACGACCTCCAGCTGGTCGCTGGTGCGCGGGCCGCAGTACAGGCAGCGGATACGCCTGTTGGGGTCTACAGCTGTCTCACCTTTATGGTTGATGCCCTGTGCGATACGGAGCTCGCGCTCGTCCACGCCACCACGGATCCCGAAACGTTCGTGGATGTCAAGAGCATCCTGCAAGCACTCCAGTCTCACCGGGCATTCGGCGCAGATGCCCTTGGCGATCTTCTTTTCTTCATCCTTGTAGGAGTGGAAGAACTGTTCTAGCCCAAGGCAGGCCGCGTCATCTGTCCAATGTTTCCCGGAATTAGATGACAATTTCGCCCTCGTAGACGGTCTCGGAGTCATCGGTGAAGTGGTCAGACGGCTGGATGTCCATGATGCCTACGGCAGTGTAGCCGTTCTTCTGGCCGATGAACCTGCCGATTTCGATCCGGTGCTCCTCGGTTTCCACCGGGAGGTCGGTATTGATCTGGGTCTTGGCATACCCAAATTTCTTCTCTTTTGTGTCTGCAGTATCGTTACTAAATGCATACTGTACCGTGTAATTTGGCATATGGGGGTGTCCTCAAATTGGGGGCGTACCATATGATTCTACACTATCAAGATATTTTTGTAAAGCTACGTACTTTACTTACGACGAATTTCAGGATATCATCCGCCGAATCTTCGACCATCGGGATGTGTTTCCGGATGATGTCCACGATCTGGGCACTGGTGATTCCGTCCTCCACGGTAACCTCAGGCAGACCGAAGGGCACGTAGCCGACAAAGTACTCGCAGAGGCGGCGCAGCTGATCGGTGTCCAGCTCGTTGAGCTCTTCCATCAGGTCCACGCGTCCGGGCCGGATGATGGCCGGGTCGATGGCGTTGAGGAAGTTGGTGGTCATGACGGTGATGACACCGTGTGGTGCCGTCAGACCGTCAAGACAGTTGAGCAGGCCTGCCTTGGTGATTCCCTTGGATTCGCCGGTATCCTTGTCGGTGCGGATCTTGGTGCTGCTGTAGACATCCACGTCTTCGAGGACAGCGAGAGAGTAGGCGGGGATTTCACCGAAGGCGCGGGCCAGTGCATCATCGTCGTCCAGTCCGGACAGGGAGATGTAGTAGATGTTCAGGCCGAGTTCGTTGGCGATCGCCGTGGCCGTGGAGGACTTTCCGGACCCCGGGTTGCCATGCAGCATCAGTCCGGTGCGGTAGGGGATTCCGAGCTTGACGTAGGTCGCCTCATTGTCGAGGAACCGGCGCAGGAAGGCGAGGATGCGCTCCATCTGCCCGTCCTTGAGGATGACGGAGTCGATCGGACGCACGGGGGTGTCGGAGACAACGCGGAAGCTTCCCCAGCTCATCGAGGTGCTGAAGGTGGGCTTCTGGTTGATCAACTTCTGGGCTTCTAGATCCAGCCGCCCCAGCACTGCATCACGGGCCGCGAGGGACCGGCAGGTGATGACGATGGACCGGGCGGTGTAGAAGTTTTTCTTTTGCTTGTCGTCCGAGATCGACGGGTTGTTGGTTCCAATGGTCACGGGGAACCCGGCGATGGTGACGCTCTGGGTAATCGTGCCGTCGATCTGTCGCTTGAGATCGATGCGTGCGGGGCGTGCGCTGCCCGGGGTGTCGGACACCGGGTGGTCGGTGTGGGATGCGTAGTTGGCGTTGGCGGGTGTGCTGGTCCGGAGAAAGATGGACTTCTGCTGGTCGGCGGGCAGGGCGTCATTCAGCCACTTCTCGGCGACAGTGAAGATCGGATCGGTCTCGGAGATCTTGATCACGAATTCAGAGGAGGACCCGCGCTTCTGGTAGATACCGATGAAGTGGCTTGCCACGGTGCTCAGGGATGTTGCGACACTGATTCCGGTGACGGCCTTGGCGAGGCGCTTGTTGCCGGTGAGGTTTGCCGAAAGCGAGACAATGGTCGTCATCTCCCGGAGAATTTCCAGTGTATCCAGCTTCCCGTCATTCTCGGGTGATCCGCTGGATTTGAACATGTCTGAGATTATGCGTTTCACGTGTCCCTTTAGTATATCGGTGCTGTCCTTCAACACCTATTGAGTATACACAGGGTAAGCCAAAATGACAAGATTTTTAAGAATCAGACTATTTCAGCTTAGTTGAGTGGCGTCCGACCGGCTTGATTTTTGGTGATCTATCAAGTTTTTCGGTCAGCACAATAACGCCGAGCCCGCAGAGGGCAAGGAAGATCCAGCCAAGGTCTGGGAACTGTGCCGCCGTGTTTCCGATGACCCCGGCAATGGAGTTGTCAAAGGGCGGCTGGCGGTGCGGAACAGCCTCGGGGGCCGTCACAGAGTCTTGAGGCTTCGCGGTTCCGGTACCAAAGTGCTTGATCAGCTGTAGGCCTGTGACTGCTGGCCGTGTGGCAGGTGCTGCAGGGGTCGGGAGCTTCTGCACGTGGACAGGTGCTGTGGTGATGTCCGGGACCGGCTGGGCGGGTGTCGGAGCCTGATACACAGGAGGCTGGTAGACCGGAGGCTGGTAGGGCACGTACGGAAGCGGAGCTGGTGCGGGGGCAGGCACGGGCGCAGGTGTGTGTACCGGGGGCTTCGATGGTACAACAAGTGCCGGAGGCAGTGTGATCGTCACCGGAGGCACTGGCAGAGCAGTTGGAGGCGTCACGGACACCGCAGGCGGGAGTGTCACTGGATCTGTGGGTAGTGGGCACACAGTGGTAGAGATTATTGGCGCGACCGTAGCACCTACACAGTCCGGAGAAGGTGTAGGCGCTACGGCGGAAATTGCTAGGAGAAGCCCACTGGCCAATAGATTTATCATAGTCTATCTATTGTATACCCAGTTTCTAGTTGAGATCGTCCAGCTTCCGGGTCACAAGGTCCGCAACGTCCGAACGCTCGGAGCGCTGCAGCGATACGTGGCCGAAGAGCTTTTCCCCGAGAAGTCGGCTGGCGACCTCATAGACCCCATCGAAGCGGCCAACGTACATGTTGTCACGCTGTGCGGCGTCCCAGCTCAGGACGGCCTTGGACTTCTGACCCAGACGGGACAGAGCGGTCATCAGGACATCCTTGTGGAGGTTCTGCGCCTCATCCACGATCACGAAGCGGTTGTGGAGCGTACGGCCACGGATGTGGGTCAGCGGCAGGACTTCGATCTGGCCCTTCATCTTGAGAGCGTTGATCTGGCTCTTGTCCATGAAGGATTCGAGGGAGTCGTAGATCGCCTGTGTCCAAGGATCCATCTTCTCCTGCTCGGTGCCCGGGAGGAAGCCAAGCTCCTCGCCGCCGACAGCGTGCATGGAGCGGAACACCGTGATCTTCTTGTAGTCGTTCAGCTGCTCGATGCCAGCGGCCAGCGCCAGTGTGGTCTTACCTGTACCGGCACGGCCACCGAGGGAGACGATCTTGATCTTCGGATCCATCAGGTACTCGATCGCGATGGCCTGTTCGGCGCTGTGCGATTCAAGGCCCTTGACCTTCTGGTCATCGATGATCTTGAAGGAGTAATCCCCCTTGGCGATGGCGAGGGCCGAGTGCTTGGGGTTGATCTCGGAGCGCAGGATGACACCAGCGTTCATGGGCACCTTTAGCGTCAGCTTGACGTCGCCCTCTTCGTGGATCTCATCGATGGCCTCGACCGGAACGTCGAAGGACTCCACCTTGTCAATGAAGTTGCCGTCGAAGTTCGGGGTGAAGTCCCGGGTCTTGACGTCCACCGTAGAGGCGACGATGCGGAGCGCGATGTCCTTGGAAACGAGGAAGACTTCTTGATCGGCCTGTCCGGTCAGGTAGGCGGCAACCGTGATGATCTTGGTATCGTTTGAAGGATACGGCTGAAGGATCTCCGGGACATCTCCGACATGATTGACCTCGACCCGAATGCTACCGAAATCTTCTCCAAGGCTGACGCCGGTCTTGATGTCGCCCGTCTCGTTGAGGTTGTCGAGCTCCTTGATTACCGAACGCGCCATGCGGCCCAGTTCCGGATCGGATTTCTTGGACTCAAGCTCTTTCAGCACGGTGTAAGGAATGACCAGATCATTTTGTTCAAATGAGTACAAGGCCTTCTTCCCTGCGGCTAGAAGTACACTCGTATCAAGAACCATGATTGCTGGCATATTGTTCACTTACGCTGGTAGGAACAGGAATCGTCTTACAGTATCCCATTCTACACCATAGTGGCCGTGCTGTAAACCTTTAGTTTTCGGATCCTTGCTTGCGGTTCTCGTTGAGACGGCCAGTTTCTGAGTACCACAGCACCAAAACACCCTTGGATTCCATGTGCGGGCGCTGGGCGTTGGCGTCGTGGGAGCAGAATAGAAGCTTGTTTCCGCTGGTGAAGACGGCCTCGACATAGGCCTGAGCCCCGCAGAGATCGCAGCGGTCCTTGGCATTGAAACGGGGGGCCGTACCCTCTTCCCATGATTTTTCGCTGACCTTGTGAGCGGATGCAGCCGGAGCGGTGGCGGTGGTAGTCATGGTGTCTCCTCTAAGTAGTTAGTACATTGTACCTCTGGTGAGATACTGCGTTGGTTTGTATTACAAGAATACACAGTATCTTCCAGAGTGTCAACTACTCTTGGACGGGCAGGACGATCGTCTCCGGGGACAGTTCGACGGACCTCTTACGGATGATCAGGGTCCTGATGATGAGGCCTACGAGGATGCCTGAGACGGACACCAGCGTCAGGTTGTAGCTGGAGTAGACGAAGTCCCACGAGTAGATGGAGAAGAGGACGATCCGGGCAACAAATAGCAACGCCCAAAGAGTCAAGAGGATCGTCATCGTCCTCTTGTGTTGTTGTTTGGTGTATACGTATTCGAGCATTGGGGTTCCCGCCATCGGTGTTGTAACCATTTCAATTAACTATACACTACTGAAATATTAGCACGGGAAAAGCAACAAAAAGGGAAGCAGTCCGACGAATGAACGCCAGACTGCTTCCCTTTTGCTTGTTACTACTTCTTGGCTACCGGAAGCTGGAGCATCGTGCTTCCATCGGTGACTACCATGTTGCCGTGGCTGGCTGCGTCCTTGAAGGCATCCTGTGCACGGATCTGGAGGATTGCCGGGGTCAGGGATGCGTTGAGCACGCGGTTGGCCTCTGCGTCAGCCTTGGCCTGAACAACCTTCTGCTGCGAGGAGATCTTAGTGGCGTCCAGCTCGGCCTGAGCCTGAATTGCCTGAGTCCGGGCGTTCTGGGCATCAGTGAACTTCTGGCGGGTGGAGTCCGGGTAGCGGATGTCCTGCAGCTGTACCTTCTCTACCTGAACACCCTCCTTCTCCCAGCGGGCCTTCAGCTCCTCAACGATCTTGGCCTCGACCTGATCGCGCTTGGTGAGCACTTCAATCGTGGTGAAGGTTGACGGTGCCTCACGGACCATGGTCCGCACATCCTGCGTCACGAGCTTCGCTTCGAAAGCCTTCTGATCGCCGTAGTGGCTGAAGGTGTCAATGACCTTGTCGGCCCGAATCGAGTACGTGACCGCGACATCGACATTGGCTCCAACGCCTTCCGAGTCAGTGACTGAGATCTCGCCGCCCTTGACGAAGTCCTTCTGGTCCTCGTGGACGTTGTTCGGGTTGGAGAAGATGGCCTGCTGGTTCAGAATGTCGTAGGTGATACGGTCATCCCACGGTGCCTTAGTAGCAAGGCCGCTCTTGTCGTTGTAGCCTACGATCTCACCTGTGAAGGACTTGATGACGCTGGCTTCTCCGACGCCCTGTGTGTAGACGGTGCTGAGCATCAAGAACAGCAGGGTAAGGGCTCCAAAGAGTCCTGCAACACCGTACGCGATCCGGTTGGGCAGGCGGTTGGTCTTGATCGTTCCGTCGCTCTTCTTGCGACCGTACATGTCCTCGGTAACGCCGGGGACCTCGTGCTTGAAGAACTTTGCGAACCCGAGGGCCACAAGGGTGAGAATGAGGAAGATAATAATTCCGGGCATTTGATGTCTTTCTGTCGTTGGTGGGCTTGTGTAATAACTCTAACATACAGGGACTTACAGTGCAAGTCTAGTTGGTGTACGGGTAATACAGCACTCCTGAGGAGACCTCCTGCGTGAATGCGGGGCGGTTAGCCTCAATGGCAGCGGTCTTCTCGGCCACTGTCATGTTGTGTATCGTAGGGTTTCCGGAGATGTCCTCGCTGAAGATGTACTCGTGGATCAGCTTTGGGCTGGCGTCTGCCATCCCGTCTCCGGACAGACCTGATGCACGGGCACGGTACAGGTACGCGATGTCCTCGTGCCCGTAGGTCTTGTAGGCGGTGTTGAAGTAGCCGATCATCTCCACCAGCTCACGCGTGATGGACTTGAAACAGCCGGTGTTGTGTGCCCAGAAGTCGATGAGATCTTCGCTCTTGTAGAGCGTGGCGATTCTCTTGTCCGGGTAGCTGAAGCAGTGGTAGCCGCTCTGTTCGTGGCAGCCGATCAGATATTCCTGCCAGTTCTCCAGCTGTGGGTACGTGTCGTCATCGAACAGGAAGATGAAGTCGCACCCTGCCTCGTACAGATTCTTGATGCACTCGTTGCGCCCGTAGGCCGGACCCCGGCGCTCGTAGTCCGTGTAGACATAGAACTGTGTGGGGCGGCTGATCAGGTTCAGCAGGTTGGGGTGGAGTTCGCGTTTCTGGATGGTGATGACACCGATCCCGACTTTATACATAGGTCCTCATAAAAGTGGTAGGGCATCTATAGACACCCTACCACTTTTACTACTAGGCTTCAATACTATCCGAGAGCCAGAACCTTGCTGTGCATCTTGTCCCGCAGGGTCTCGGCGATGCCGCCGCCGACAAGGGACTTGAAGCGGGAGTCGGTGGTCTGGTAGTTGCGGACCCAGTCGGACCAGAAGGTGACGGCGTTGTATGCGCCGTAGCCGGTGCCGTTGGCCTCAGTGTTGATGACCGTGGGCTCGTTCTCGAAGACGTCCATCATTCCGGCAACAGCCTTGTCGTGCTGGAACTTGGAGGGAGGGACGATGCCCTCGATGATCTTCTTGAACTGGTCCTTGTTGACCTGAACCGCCATCATCTTTTCGACTTCCTCTTGGAAGGCGTCACGGTACTTGTAGGACATCATCAGCGACTCGCGGGCCTCGTGGACCTTGCCTTCGAGCGAGGACTTGTGGCGGATGGACCACTTGGTCTTCGCGGAGTTCAGGCCGAGGGTGACCGTATTGTTGCAGACGGCGCGGATGGTGGTGATGGCTGCCGTGAAGGCCTGCGTGCCGTCGTGGGAGTTAGTGATCAGGAGATACATGTCGTGTGCATCCTGACCGGCCACCTCGAAGGTATCGCCGATCTTGGCCGTGAGGAAAACGCGCTGCCCACCGAAGAGGGATCCAGCTGCAGTGTAGTGTGCCTCGCCGGTACCGTGATCGGTGACGGCGTCGAAGAAGTCGAAGGCTTCGACGTTCTGGAAGATGTGGTAGCCATCGGAGACGATGCCGAGCGGCTTCTGATCCGAGGTCCGGACAGTGGCGAAGCGTCCCGGGAAACCGTTGAACTGTTCGCCGAAGAAGATGGGCTGCTTTTCGACAGTCCAGTCAAGGCCTGCGTACTCCAGTGCCTCTGCTGCGGTGGCCAGTCCGGAGACTACCTCACCGAGTCCGTGCCAAGGGGTCTTTCCCTCGCCGGAGAACATGCTTGCCTTGCCGTCTGCCTTGATTTCGAGTGCGTGTGCCATGGTGTTTTTCCTTTTCTTGGTCTGTGCCTTGCTCTTGTAAATAGCTTAGGCCCTCAAGAAATTTATGTCAACACCTATGGAAAAAATCTTTTGACGGACTTTGATCCCTAAGACGGATAGATGACCAGAACCGGCTTGAAGTGTTCCAGCACTGCCTCATCCGGGTCCGTTTCATCGACAAGGTCCACAGCGTCGAACACCTCGTCGGTGCGCCCGCCCTCATAGTCCTTCAGCACGTAGGCTGCACAGACCTCATCGAGCGAGGAGAAACTGTTGCCCTCTGCGTCGGATGCCACCAAGATGAGGCTGGTGGGGTTCTTCTGTACAAAGGAGATCAGTTCTTCGGGTGTCATGACTGGGACTTTCTGTAGGACAAAGCTTTGTTCCATGCAGCTACCCAATCGGCAGCATTTTTTTCATACGTCATAGACAATTGTACCTCACTGCGGTAGCGCTCCGCGTCCCTACGGAGCTCCTCAGGGCGGTCAATCCAGCGCTGCAGGTGCCTGCGCCACTCACTCGGGTTCCGGGCGGTCTTGCCTACGCCGTAGGCTTCCAGACGGAGGTATTCACGGGTTGGGGATGCCACGAACGGGATGCCCATTGCCGCCATCTCCATGCCCTTGAGGGAGGACTTGGCCTGATTGAAGGGGGTAATCTCCAGTGGGACGATACCGAGGGTCATGCCCAGAAGGTACTTGTGGTACTCGTTGACATCGACCCAGCCACTTGCCTGCATCTTCCCGTTCCGGATGTCGAGATTCTGCTCTACCCTTCCGCCGTCTCCGACCACGTAAAAATTCAGGTCGTTCTTCCGCAGAATCTCGCCAACCGTCCGGCCAGCCTCCTGCAGGTCATAGGGGTGGGTGCCGACAGTTCCGGACCAGCCAAGCACTGGCGGGATCCCGTCGTGCAGTTCATAGGCGGGAGGCATCTCGAAGAATCGTTCGGGGACGCAGTTGCGCAGCAGCGACACCCGGCCATGGGGTGCGTACTTCTCCAGCGCGGGGGTTGAGACGGTGACATGGTCGGCGGATTCGGTGGCCTGTCGCAGCCAGTACGGACCCATGGCAGTCTTACCATTGACCTGCCCGTAGGCGACGTTCGCCGTGCTGATCGTCTCGTAGTCGTCATCGAGCTCCACCACAGTGGTGATGCCCTGACGCTTGGCCTGCTTGATCAGCGAGGTAAAGGAGTTGTCCAGTGGGCGCTGCATGATGATGATGTCGGCGTCCGAGTGGATCTCGTGCACCGTTGTCAGGCCATCAGGGGTTGTCTCGGCGCGGACATCGATGGAGTGTGATACCTCGATGTCCACGCCGAGCTGACGCGCTACTCTCGCAGGCTCCTTGATGCGGTAGAACTCGCAGCCACCTTCATCGGCGGAGAGGGCGAGAATTTTCATTAGGGCTCCAGAACCGGATCGATGGCGATGATGTCGAAGGTGGCGTCTTCGGGATTCAGTGCGAGTACCGCAGTGTCCAAGACGGTTGCAAGGAAGACCCGCTCAAGGCCTGCCAGTTCGAACACGTCGTCGGGATCACCCTCGAAGATTTCGCTGGACCACGTGAGTTTGACGGTCGCTTCGTAGGTCTGGGAGTTGCCCGGATCGATGAACGCCATTACTTGCTCACCGCATTCTTGAGACGGCGGGAGATCTCGCGCTGGATATACCAGATGGCCTTTTGCAGGTCCTCGATGTCGCGGCCCTTGCTGCCCCATGAGACGCGCCAGAGATACTTCATGGCGTTTCCGAGGTTCAGGAAGGTGTTGTCCTCGATGATGTCAATGGCTTCGTACCCTTTGGGGTGGCCATTGTAGTGGGGTGGTGAATTCACCATATCCACTTCGTTTGTTGATGGTGTTTCACTATTTGCGGGTGTCAATGTCGTATTCGGCATGAAAGTTATACTACCACACCAAAATGTGGTACGATACCCAGTATGACAACAGAAAAAACCGCACTGTTTGACTACAATCCACAGTGCCTCACCTGCAATTTGCGAGACAATATCGCAAATGAGATCCACGGCTGGTTCGATGAGCAAGTGGAGTCTGCCGAGATCTCCCGCCGACTTCTCTCTACCTACAATATATCCATATCACGCAAGGCTTTGTCAAATCACCGCAGGTTCCACGCCAAGAAGAGCGACAAACCTGTGCAGCCTTTCCTCGGAAAGCCGCCCAAGGGCTGGGAACCGCAGGCGACGGTCAAGGGCGATGAGGGCGAGGTCTGCTCCCCGGCACAGAACAAGCCGGATCTGAAGGATTTCTCCGACATCCTGCGCTTTTTCCAGATTGATCCCGACGTTTTCGAGGTCATCGATGAGACCATTCAGGTCCGCCAGTGGCAGGCCTACGGCGGTGACTGGCTCTCCTACTACAAGTTCAACATCCGCAAGCGTAAGACCATTCAGGACATTGCGTACATCGTTGAGAACATCAAGGACGTCGTACCGCACGCCGAAGTCGATTCTCCCGGAGATTACGCCTTCGTATTCGCCGCAGGAGATCTCCAGCTCGGAAAATCCGATGCTGATGGTACGGAGGGAATCGTAAAACGCTACCGGGAATCCCTCCAGCTGGCCGTGAACAAGGCTCACGCCCTCCGGGACATGTACGGTCCCATTCTCATCTCGTGGGTGGGCGATTGCATCGAGGGCATGGTCTCACAGGGCGGTAGGAACGCCCGCAGGACCGAATTGAGTACCACACAGCAGGCAAAGCTCCTCCGTCTGCTCATGACCGAGACAATCAAGGCTTTTGCCCCGCTGACTGACGATTTGCGCGTCGTTTCCGTCCCCGGAAACCACGATGAGGCCCAGCGCGAGCCCGTGGCGACCGATTTCTCGGATTCTTGGGCAGTTGACGCCCTTGTAGCCGTCTCGGAGGCCCTTTCCTTCAATCCTGAGGCCTTCGGACACGTCACCTGTGAAGTTGTGCCCTACGACGAGCTTACGACGACTGTAGAGGTCGCTGGCAGCATCATCACGCACGCCCACGGACACCAGTGGGCGCGTGGTAAGCACTGGGAGTGGTGGCGCGGACAGCACTGGGGCGATCACGAGCCCGGTAAGGCCGATATTCTCATCTGCGGCCACCTGCACTCCGGCGTTTACGAGCAGCAGAACTTCAAGCACATGATCCGGACGCCTGCATTCGAGAAAGAGTCCACATATTTCCGCCACCGCACTGGTTTGGTCGGAAATCCGTCCGCAGTCACATTCTTGACCCGTAATGGCAAGATTAAATTCATGGACTATGAGTAAATTCCCAGCTTTGCCGCGTATACTAGTCCATGCTCCTGTAAATCTTTGAGAAAGTCACCAATGTCTACTTCTGACAACACTGAATTCCCATTCGAGTCCGTAAAACTCGGAAAGCGCAACCCTTCCCACAAGCCCGCACTGATGCTCCGCGATTTCCTCACTGGAACTACTCCGGAAGTTCCGACTTTCGTGGACCACTTCTCACAGGCAACCGGCTGGGAGCTCGGAGCCAATGACCGCTTCGGCACCTGCGGCCCTACCTCCGTGGCCAACCACCGTCGTCTCGTGACTTCGGCCATGCTGGGCGCAGAGCAGGCTCCGGCACTCAACGATGTCTTCGATCTGTACCGCCGCTCGGGCAACCCCAAGTTTGATCCGACGCTGCCGGACGGCTCCTCCAAGCAGGACGACAACGGCGTGGACATGCAGACCATGCTTGAGGCTCTGATGAAGGGTGGCATCGGCGGAGCCAAGCCTGTCGCCTTCGCCAAGATCGCACCGGGCGACATGGATACCTTGGACAAGGCGATTGCCCTCTTCGGCGGCGTCCTGCTCGGCCTGAGCCTGAAGACCGCGCAGCAGCGCCAGAAGGTCTGGGACTATGTCTCGGGATCCCCGGACTGGGGCGGACACGCCGTATTGGCCGGAAAGTACAACGACCCGTCCGGCACGGCCTCTGACCGCGTGGACATCATCACGTGGGCTACCGATGTCGCCATGACTCGCGGATTCGTCACCCAGCAGGAAGATGAGGCATGGGTGGTCATCTGGCCCGAAATGCTCAAGGACAAGTCCTTCCTCATGGGCATCGACCTGCCGACGCTGGCGAGCCTGTTCAAGCAGCTCACAGGCGGCGATCTCCCGCTTCCGACGCCTGCTCCGGCTCCGGCACCCACTCCTGAGCCGACACCGGCTCCTGCCCCTGCTCCAGCCCCGGAGCCGACGCCTGCGCCTGTTCCGGCAGACACGGTGGACAAGGATCTGGTAGCGGCACTGGAACGCGCACTCGCCCACCACAACCTCCCGGCGTACCTCAAGACAGCTGCGAACGCATGGCTGGCAACACAGAAGTAATCAGGACATAGAAATACCCCGTCGAATCGAATTTGGCGGGGTATTTCTTTACCAGCTGCTAGCTGATTGTTTGTGGTAAATGATCGGATCATCGGACTCTTCGTAGAGTGAGTACCCAAGGAACTGGCCCTCATGCCCACTGACGTACGGATCGATCCAGTCAAAGAACTTCGCGATCTCTCCGCCGTAGTTCTTCAGGTCGGCATTCATGGTGACGTGCCATCGGCCAGTGTATTCGTCCTCGTGGATAAAGGACTCCGGGTGGTCCGGGAAGTATGCGGAATTGCAGCGCGCCAACAGATCCCAGCGAGGGCACTGGAAGAGCTCGTGATCTGGAAGCGGGTCAGTAAACTCTTGAGCGAATTCTCGATCAATCAGGTGCTGCAGCACTTTGATGACTTCTTCCGGGACATTTTTGATAAGCTCTGCCCTGAAGTGGATTTCGGTGTACATCCCCACGTCAGGCCACCTCTGGGAGCTTTGTTGCAAAAATTGCAAACTGCCAGCCGACACCACTGGTTACCGGCCACGTCCCGGAAGAATATACCTCATGTACGTCAGCTGTAGCGACATCCCAGCCGCCAGTGACTAGCAGTGCCAGCATGGTGGATTCCCGGCTCTCCCAGAGATGTGCGTCCCCGGGCCAGCGGTGACCGCCCGTCTTGATCAGCTCGACCTCTTCAGGGAAGTCAACCTCAGCGCGGTCTAGATCAGGGCCGACCACAAGGAGACCTCCAGTGGGTGAGAGGACACGCTTGAACTCCCGGAGGATCTTTGGAACCTTGCTCAGCTCGATGTGCTCAAGGATATGTCCGGCGTAGATCCGGTCCACGGTACCGCTGCCAAACGGCAGGTCATCGGCGGAAGCGATGATGTCAGGCTGAGGGCCTTCGTCTCCGCTGTAGATGTCTACGTTGAGCCAGCCTTCAGCACGGAATTCTCCGCAGCCAACATTGATCTGAATCATGGGTCCTCATTCGTCGTTGATGGAGTGCCCTTGGGGAGAATCGAACTCCCGACCCCGGTCTCCGGAGGACCGTGCTCTATCCACTGAGCTACAAAGGCGGTACAGCTAGTTGCGGACCTTGCGGCGCGGCTTCTTGTCACTGCGCAGGTAGATCCTCATGGGGATGGTCGGCTTAAACAGAAGTGGCATTCCTGCCTCTTCCGGAGTCCTGTCACCCTTGCGGTTGTTGCAGCGGCTGCAGGCAGCGATCGCGTTCATCCACTCGTCACGTCCGCCACGGGACTTCGGCAGGATGTGGTCGTGGGTGGTGGCGTGCTCACTGCAGTAGCCGCACTTGTGGCGGTCTCGGTCCAGCAGACCCTCGCGGGAGAAGTAGACCTCAGCCGTGTAGAAGGGGACCTTGAGGGCGGAGAGCAGCCGGATCACCTTGGGAAGTGGGAAATCCACGCCCATGGAACGGACCATCCGAGTGTCGTCCGACTCCACGATGACGGCTCGGCCTTCGATGACAAGCGCTAGGGCGCGTGAGAGCTTTGCAGCCCCCAGAGGCTCATAGGTCGCGTTCATAACATCCACGCGTATTGCCGATGATGTAATAGTACTCACTTGTCATCCTTTCTTCGAATCGTTACGTCAAGATTAGCATAAAAACACACAGAAGTAAACTACTTGGAGGCGATTGCCGGAATCGAACCGGCATCTATCCCTTTGCAGGGGAGCGACTTTCCATCCATCCCAACCGCCAAGAACATACATGTCACAGTATATCATGATACAAGTATGTGTCAAACCCGAGTTACAGTCGGGCGAGGACCGGAGTACCCTTCGGGGAACGCGGGAGCAGGTCCGGGCGAGTCCACCAGCCATTTTGACGATACAGTTTCTCGAAAGATCCCGGGTAGACAAGGCCGGGTGGGCGGTTATCGTCAAAGACGCTGAAGTTGGCACCGTGGGTCAGGGCCGCGTCCGCCAGCTGTGCACATTCGTAGGAGTCGTCGTTGTCATAGTGGTCTGTGACGAACTTCGGGAAGACGATGCCTGTGATGCACTGGAACCCAATGATCCCGTCGTCCACCCAGTTGTAGGGGCGTCCCTCGCGGGCACGAGCCCAGTCAGCAGCGTCTCGGGCCTGCTGTGGGGTGAGGTCGAACTGGGACCAGATGGCGTTGGGAAAGAACGACAGCGGGCGGATGATCGCGCCATTGGGCTCGGCTCCGATGCACTCCGTCTCGGAGATCGCCATGATCACGTGATGGACAGTGGAGCGCGTGGCCCAGTCGATGAGTTCGGGGATGAATGTCTTGCCGTCCGGGATGAGCCCGACCTGTCCGAGGAGTTCCATGTTCGCCTTAGAATCGTGATACGTTATCACTTAATTCTAGCAGGGCACTGCACATAAGCTGCTAGTTGTCAATGAATTCCTGTATCCTCTTGAGGTGCTTTACAGTCAGTCCATGGTTTCGGTTGGGGTTGACGGCCAGCAAGCTGTCACCCATCTCTTGTACGAACGTCTTTCCGCCGACATCGTAGTTGATGTCGTCATCCAGCCAGACAGCTTTTTCCGGTGCTGTTGCGGCGATGTGCTCGTGGATCGCACGCAGCTTCCACCACGTCTTGAGATCGTCCTGTGCGTCGTTGGAGGAGAGTACCGGCCAGTCTGCGCCGATACCGACCACGGGGGCGAAGAATTCGACCGCCATGTCCTCCCATGAGGTGAGCCAGATGAACTTGACATCCTCCCGGTTGTCGAGCTCCTTCAGGGCGTCGATGAGCTCTACGGACCACAGCATGTCAAAGCCTGCTATACGCTCCGTGCGCCACTCGCCCTTCCACATGGTGTTTGTCCTCGGGGCACCCTTGGAGAAGGGGCTAAGGACACCGTCTACGTCTTGATATATGTTGATCATGTACCTACATCTGGACTCGAACCAGAATTTACAGCTTAGGAGGCTGTCGCCCTATCCCTTGGACGATGTAGGCAAAATAGAAGCACCACCCCTGTAGGAGTGGTGCTTCTATTGTATACGACTAGGACTGCCTTGTAAACTGTCCCTTGGCGTTGCGGACTGCCTTCGCCGCGCTCTCGCTGGTGAAGCGGCCCTTGGCGTCACGGATGACCTTTTCGGCAGCTTCGGCCTCAGCTTCTGCCTCGGCCTCGCTCTGCGGCGGAGTCTGCAGATCCTGCAGCTTCTCGCGGAGAGCCGCAAGGGCCTCCTCGCTTGCCAGACGCTCCTCGTCAGTCTGGACCGAGTCATCGAGCGTGGACTCTTCGATCGACCCATCGACCTCCAGCTCGCCGTCATCTTCGTTGGCATCGAAGACGTCGAAGCCGATCACGGTGAACAGGGGCGCAGTGACCCCATCCGCAACCGGCTCGCGGAAGACCCGGCTGGTGCGGCGCTCCTCGACCTTGCCCTGAACCACGTAGCGGCAGACGCGCAGCTTCTGGTTGGAGGAGTCTGTCGGGACCGACACAACGTCACGGGGGTTGATCTTGACCAGAACCGTCTCGGACCAAGCGAATCCAAACGCGTAGTCCGCAGTACCGGCGTGCAGTCCGGTGGAGCAGCCTTCCATGGAGTTGTCATCCACCTCCGAACGCGGCATCGTGACGACAGCACCGTCCGGGTTGGGGATGTGTCCGGTGACTTCCACGCCGTCCACGAATGCCGTTCCCTCGTTGATCGAGGTGCGGGTTCCATCCTTCGTGGTGCGGGTGCCCTTGTAGGCAAGGAAGTCGCCGTCCTCGTGGATGATGAGATCACCCTTGGTGATCCAGCGGTAGAGGTCATCGACCGACTGGCGGGATGGGTTGGTCGCGGCCTTCTCAAGGAAGTTGACCACCGGGCGCAGGGACTCTGGGTTTCCGGTCTCGAAGATCTCCACGAGAACGTCAGCGAGTTCGCCGCGCAGCTGGTCTCCGTCGAAGTAGACCGAGCGACCACGGATGCTGACGCGTTCGGAGAGCTGGGCCATCCTCTTGGTGACAGCCAGCATCACATCTACGAGATCGCCGACCTCTTCGTCTTCGGCCCCCGAGAAGAGCAGGGTAAGGAGCTCTTCGAAGCGGTCGTGCGATTCCGGGATGGTGGCGGTGTCGCCAGTGGCATAGATAACCGAGAGGGTGCGATCCGGAGTCGTACCGGCCATGGAAAACATTGTCATTTCGAGTCCTTTTGTCGTTGGTGGTTGAGTAATATCAGTTTAGCAGGTTTGTTATGCATCTACAAGTGTCAACTGCTCGGTGTAGACCATGTTCATGTAGCGGATGATGTCCTTCTGCGCAGCCTCGCTCGGCCAGATCCCGAGCAGCTCGGTGAGCGGGTACTTATCCGACGTGTCCAGTTCCACAGCCTCCTCTGCCAGTTCCGGCAGTGTTACGGTGGTCGGGGCGATACCGAAGCGGATTACGGAGCTGAAGAGCGAGACAGCGGCGTTACCCTGCTCAAGCAGTGCCGGGTCCGCAGGGGTCAGCTGTTCGCGCACTTCGTCATCCAGAATCTGCGCGATCAGTTTGGGGCTGAGGCGTGCGAGGTTGCGGTTAGCAGTGTGTGTGAGCCGCAGGTTGCGGGCACGCAGAACATCATCGGTCATGAGCTCGTTGATGCGCTCCTGAACATCAGGAAGGGCGTCGTGGATGCTACGCAGGCCGTGGATGTCCTTTGTGCGGGCCTTGAAGGATTCGAGCGAACGGACCTTGGAGATGAAGACCACCGTTGCACCCTCCCCCACAATGTCCTTCAGGTATTCCACGTATCCGGGCGATGCGTAGATGCCTTCGAAGAAGTCCTTGTGCTTTGCCGGGTCCACAACATCATTAGCGTGGATGTAGAAGGATCCTGCAGGGATGGCGTCGTAGGCAGTGCGGGTGAGGGTTTTGTCATCGATATCCAGCACCGGGTACTCCAGCTTGGCCGGACGGTCCCGCAGCTCCTTCGGGAGCAGAGCCTTGGCAGCTGCCTTTTCGGCCTTCCGGTGGTCCTTGACGCGCTGGATCATATCCTCGAAGTCCTCGAAGATGAACGCCGGGTTTTCGGTAACCCATTCGTTGTCCAGCTCATCCAAGTTTTCGCGGAAGTAGAAGTTGGCACCGTTATTGATGTCCATCATGGCCAAGTAGTCCGTGATGTAGTTGGCCATCCGCTTGTACTTGTCGAACGGCTTGCCGGTGACGATGATCTTCTTGGTGGAGAGGTCCTTGACATTGACATCGTACGTGCTGCCGTGGGTGGACTTGTCCCATGAGGTGCGCTTGATGGTGCTGGAGGGCTCTGCCGTGCCGATCTTGGTGCGGATTTTCTCCCCGCGCCATTCCAGCTTGACACCCAGACGGTCGGACCAGCGTTCGGCCACCGAGTAGACATCGAAGCGGCTCTCGATCGCGTCGATTTCCTCCTGTGCCGTCTTCTTGACCGTCTCCAAGTAGGCTTCAATGACGGAGTCGATCAGTGCGTTGGTCTTGTCATCGAAGAGCAAGCCTTCGCGGTTCGGGGTCAGGTTCACATCGCCGATGCCGACCTTGAAGTAGACCGGCATGCTGCGCAGTTCGTAGCTGGCGGAGATCCCCAGACGCTCGGCAGCCTCTTCGATGTTGGAGGTGGTCAGGGCGTAGGCCACCTGACCCATGATGACGTAGGAGGTGCCGTACCTGTTGTCCAGATCAACGTAGATGTCTACATCGGGGACGGAGATGTCCTCCAGACGCTTCACAGAATCGAAGACCGAGGAGGGCTTGTAGCCGTCAACGAGCACCAGTTCCGGATCCACGAAGCGGAAGAATTCCCGGGCCTTGTTGTTGAAGGTGTAAGGGTCATCGATCGGGATGGAGATCATGACGCCGTTGGGCTCATCGGTTTCGATGGCGGACACCACAAGCATCTTAGGCTTGCCGGAACCGTCCCCTGCCTTCTGCACGATCACGGTGACCTTTACACCGTCTTTTACCGAGGCCAGCGTGAACTGGTTGGCGATGGCCAGAGCCGACTTGGCTCCAAGACCGAAAGCGCCGATCTGGGTGTTCGAGTCGCGCTTGGTGGACTCCCAGTACTTGGAGTAGACCGACCGGATGGTGTCAATGTCCATGCCGACGCCGAAATCCTGTACAACATACATCTTGTTGTAGTTGGTCGGCAGGCTGACCAGCACCGGATCCGTCTGTCCGGCCTTGGTGTGGGAGTCCAGAGCATTCGTGAAGTACTCACGGATAACTGCCAGCTTGGGGTCGTTGTACATGTTGGACAGCGCGCTCATTGCGTACGCCATGCCTGCTTCACTGACGGTCATCTCGATCACCTCGCCAACAGTGATGTTGGAGACGATGGTGGTTTCGTTCTTGCTGGCCTCAATGATCATTTCTTTGTCCTTTTGTCGTTGGTATGTCTTGTAGTAACTACTATACACACCTAAACATCAGTGTGCAACTCTGTGACTACTTTTCCTCAAAGAGTTTCAAAAAGAGCCGAGAATGAAAGTCAACCGCTGTGACCTTGTCCGGCAGGTACCCGCTACTCTTCTCCCACTTCACGCGCATGGTGGGCACATCGTAGCCCATATACTGGCGGCTGCTGAAGGAGTCCACGGTGCCGATGCGCAACTGTTCTTCCCTGAAGACCACGGCAACCCTGTCCCCAATGGAGACAAGGTTGCCGAGGGAGTCAGTGGCCTGCTGATTAGACATTGAGGAACGTGGCCGGTCCACCCTTGATGCGGGCCGACGTGATGGTTCCGGCAGTGATGGTGGCTGCATCGACTGTGCCTGCGGAGGTTGCGTTGTAGGTCATCGAAGCGCCCTTGCGCAGGCCAAAGGATTCGCCCGTGAGAACAGCGTCCTGATTGGCACCGAGGAACAGGAAGCTCCAGTTGAATTCGTCCTGCTGCTTGGTGATGAGCTCCTTCACGTCCGATTTGGTGGATTCAGTGCTGGAGTTCTCGAAACCGTCAGTGACGATGGTGACGATGACGTTGCCGGGGCGCTCGTCTTCAGGGAGATCCGAGAGGGTCTTCCCGAACTGAGTGCTGGCGCGGACAATGGCGTCGTGGAGCGAGGTGGATCCCTGCGGGATGATCTTGATGTCGGCTTCTGCTGCGGCAACCATGGAGGTCGGGTAGCGGAAGTCGCCGTCGAAGTAGGCAACATCCACGGTGAGCTTGCCGGGAAGCTTGGCCTGCTCTTCGAGGATCGTTTCGATGCCGCCCTCCATATCACGGGCGATGCCGTACATGGAACCGGATTCATCGATAATGAAGAGCAGAGCTGTATAGTCTGGATTTGTCATGATGTCCTTTGTCGTGAGAAAGAAAAGAGTCGGCGCAGGTCAAGCTCTTTTCCTGCACCGACTCAGTCTAACATACGCAGCTTACAGTTTCAACCATTCCTTGTGGGCCAATGTCCAGTCCACGGTGGATTTGATGGAATCCTCCAGCGAGACGGGTGCCTTCCAGCCAAGGGCTTCGATCTTGTCGCCGTTCAGGGCGTACCGCAGGTCGTGTCCGGGCCGGGAGGAGTGGAAGTCCTCCAGCCGGTAAGACAGCGGCTTTCCGACAGCGGCGGCAATCATCTGGGCCAGCTCAAGGTTGTCCACTTCACGGTTTCCCACGATGTGGAAGCGGTACGGGACGGTTCCGCCATGCGAATAGCGCAGGGACTCGTATTCACCGGACTCCGGGTCAAATATGGGGGCGGGTGCGCCAAGGACCTGCTGAAGATCGTAGTATTCCAGCAGGAAAAGCAGGCCATCCGCCTGATTGCGGGCGTGCAGGTAGAAACGGGATCCGATCTCACCGGCTGCCGAGGCGTGGATTGGCATCTCTTCGCCAGCAAGGACTTTCTTGAGAGTCTTCGGGAAAAACTTCTCGGAATCCTGTGTCTCGCCGATAATGTTCATGGTGTTTGAAATAATCAGCGGGATGTCGTAGGTGCGCCAGTAGGAGTACGCGATGGCTTCCTGTGCAGCCTTGGAGGCCGAGTACGGGTTGGAGGGCTTGTAGCCGTCCACCCACTCCCTGTGTGCTTCTCCGGGGGCCGCAGGGCCGTAGACCTCGTCCGTGGAGACCTGCAGGAAGATCTTGAGGTTGGGCAGGGTACGGGCGTAGTCGAGGACGTTGGTGATCAAGGCGACATTGTTCTGGATGAACTCTGCGGGCTCCTCGATCGAGCGGTCCACGTGCGACTCGGAGGCCACGTTGAGGATGAAGTCGATTTCGCCGAACTTGTGGGCGGTGACCGGGGAGATTGGGGCGGTGAGATCCGTCTTGACGATCGTGACGCGGCTCTCGTCCTGTCCGTCCAGCGCTGTTTCCAGTCGATCCGAGATGCCCTTGTGGCGGAAGGTAACAGGACATACAACGTCCCAGTCAGTAGTGGTCAGAATGTGCCGGAGAACGTGGCTGCCGACGAATCCCGATGCGCCAGTGAGAAGAATTCGTTGTGTCATTAATAGTCTTTCATCAAAATAACCTGAAAAGAAAAGCGTACCTGTGTATTTTAACACAGATACGCTTAACTTCCAAGTGACCGCAGTAGGTAACGATCCTACATTGTCGCAATGACATCGAGGTTACAGCTCGATTCTCAGACCTCTGAGGTACGGCCAAGCGGTTTACGATTCTTACCTGAGTAAGTTTCCGTTAGTCCATGGCAATTGTAGCATAGTATTCTAAGGTTCTCAAGCCTATGGTCATCACTTATACCATTTATATGATCTAGACTAAGTGGGGCCGGAACCCCCTGCCAGACTGTGATATTGCATTGCTCACACTGCCTAGTTTTTAGTCCTGCCTTGAAAAGTCGCTGTTTCAGTCTATCGGTACCGTAGCTAGAGCCAGAAACAAGAATTTCTTCAAGTGGTATGGTTAATTTTCGTCCAGCAGATCTACTCAGTGCCTCATATTGGAAATGCTCCCGAGTTAGGCCTAGTTTAGCCGCTGTTCTAGATACTGTATTAATATTTCCGGCAAAGCCATACTGACCCAGTTTTCGTACGACATCCGTGATGCTATCGCCAGTCCGCCAAGCTTCGATGAACTGATCTTTGCTGTATTTTCTTCGGTGCCAGTGTATACCTATATGCTTATCATCATCCACGGGTGACTAGAGGGAATTGAACCCTCATATGCTGGACCACAACCAGCCGCTCTACCATTGAGCTATAGCCACAGCGACCCTGAACGGATTTGAACCGTCGATCTCCTCCGTGACAGGGAGGCGTCCATTCCAAGCTGGACCACAGGGCCTAGATCCCCATTTGCCGCGACCCACATGGGGGGTGGGTTAGCCATTGCGTGCCGCAGCATTCGGGGATCTCTCCCTCGCCAAAGCAATGACCCGCCAGACTACCCCCGAAGAAAGTGTCTGGGCGTTTGTGGAGAATAGCGGACTTGAACCGCTCGCCTCCTGCTTGCAAGGCAGGCGCTCTACCAGATGAGCTAATTCCCCAGTTGCCGGTCCTAGCGGCTGTGCGAATTGGGTTCGCCACTCCTGTTGGGATGTTTAACGGCCTCGCGGCATTAAATTGCGCTCCCCGGGCAGGTCTCGATCCTGCGACATCCTGATTAACAGTCAAGCGCTCTGCCAACTGAGCTACCGGGGATTATTTAGTTGTTGCGTTACGGAGATCGGATTTGAACCGATGATCTTCGGGTTATGAGCCCAACGGGTTACCGAACTTCCCCACTCCGTGTTGTGTATAACAATGATACCATGCCCAGAGGTACCGTGTCAAATCTCTAACACGGTACCTCTGGAGAGGCTTACTTACTAGTCTTCAGCTGTCCAGCAGTCGAGGACGGCTGGGCATTGGCATCCATCGTGATGAGCGGCTTGGAGGTCAGCGTCACGGGGGCATCGGAGTACTGGTAGAGCCCGTTCCACGTGATCATCTGACCGGTCGTGGTGAAGAAGAAGACACCGGGCTCCGAAGGTCCGTAGGAGCCATCATCACCCATCGACTCCGTGACCGGGTTTCCCGTGTAGCCCGTGTTGATGTTCTGGGTGTTGGTCAGCTGCGAGGAGTTGGACGAGACCTTGCCCTTGACCGTGTAGCTGGCAATGATCTGACCGTTCTGGGTCATCTCGTAGACGTAACCGATCTTGTTGGGATCGTTCAGACGCAACAGCTTTTCGCGCAGGTTGGCACGTTCAGCCGAATCGTTCATCTGAGACAGTGGGTACGCCTCGGCGTTGGTGAGCTTCTGTGAATACTGCTCGGTCACCTTTTGGTTGGCTTCCTGCGAGCTGGGTGGATTACCGCCACAGGCGGAGAGGGAGATAGCTGCAGCAGTTGCAATAGCTGCAGCGGAGAATGCCTTGATTCGGGTGTTTTTCATGATCTTCTTTCGTCTTTTGTCATTGGTAAAAAAAAATTACGGGGCGGGCGGGGCTACAGGAAGTGCGGCAGGGTTGTCACAGACCGAGGGATCGTAGCTCCACGGAAGCTGGGAGTCCTTGAACTTGGCCGACGTGTAGGCCTTGGAGTCGTTGTTGTACTGGGCCACGTTGGCTCGGCAGAGCTGAAGCGGGCCATTGTAGTTGTTCTGAAGGCTGGTGCGCTGCTCCGAGATGTTGAATGGCTCATCCTTGGAGATCGGCATCGACTTGTTGAAGTCGGCCAGCTGCTGCTTTGCCGTGGCGATGTTCGCGGACTCAGCACGGATGTCCTTGTCCAGCGTCCAGAAGTGGGTATACTGGTCGATCCGGTTGGTGCCGGAGTTGATCTGCATCTGCGCGTCACCCTGACCACGGACATCGCTCGTGGCGACCGAGACACCCCAGATGACGGCACCGATGGCCATGAATCCGAGGATGACGAGGAGCAGGATTCCGAAACCGCCGCCGAGAATCTTAGCGCCGTCTTTTACATCTTGTCTTGACATTTTCTTCTTTCAGGTTGTTGGAAGCTTATGTAACAACTATACACACTTATTTTATGTGTGTCAACGTGCCTAAGACACATCGCTTTTCGGAAAGATTTTACGATATTTGTCCAACATTAGCCCTCTTGTTTCAACAATTACGGGTAAAGCAAAGGTGACCAGTATCCATGAGCCGCTTTTCTCTATGTTCTTGGCCAAGATGTCGAGGATGGAGAGCTGTCCTTGGATATACACGTTCATCTCTCTGTCTGTGTAGAGCTTGCGGTCATCTACTTTCATCGGTTCTCCTGTGTTGTCATGACGGGCCATTCCTGATTGATGACGGCCTCTGGGTCCTTCTCCTTGCGCAGATACGCTTGGAAGCTCCGGGCCTGTGCCGCCTTCCAGCCGATCTGCAGCTGGTGGACCTCTTCCAGCGTCGTGTCCGGTGTGAAGTGGGCCGGGAAGATATGGCGGGCAATGTGGATAGCCGCCTTGTTGTCCGCATCTGCCGCGTGGGCGTTGGTGAGGTCGTAGCCGTAGTGCTTGGCAGTGTCGATGAGCTTGCGACTGCCCTTTCGGTACTTGTCCACGGCCTTGTCGATCACAAGAGGATCGATGACCTTGTTGAACACAGGATCCCAGCCGATACCCCAACGCCGGAACTCGGCGATCAGCAGGGTGAGGTCAAAGGGTGCATTGTAGACCACCAGCGGAACACCAGCACTGACCATCTGGTAGAGCGAGGTGGCAATTTCGTAGATGCCTTTTTGGGGCTCCATGCCGTCCCGCTGGGCAACTTCATTGGTGATGCCGTGCACGTCGGATGCACCCGTGGGTATCTCGACGCCGGGGTTTATGAGCCAGTCCCGTTCGGTCTGGTTTCCTCGTCCATCATCGTAAATCATGGAACAGGTGACTATCCGGTCGTTGAACGAATCAACTCCGGTGGTCTCCGTGTCGAGGGCGCACAGCGGACGGGTCCAGAAGGGTGTCAGTATGTCATTCACGTACCTGTTCGGGGTTACGATCCCCGCTAGAGCTCCTTATGAGAGAGTTCCGGTCACCAGACGCAACAGGCATTACCATTGTAGCTTATTATTTGACGGCTGTCTATCCGAGACGGATGAAGACAGGGCCGGATCCGATGTTTACAGAGGCGAGTGCGGTGATTCCACCGTTCCAGCCGCCGTGAACGGCCATTCCGTTACCAACGTATACAGCGATGTGGGGCACGCCCATTCCGCCGTTTTCGTAGTAGGCGAGATCTCCGGGCTGTGCTGCTGATGCCGGAACCGTGTGGCCTAGGGACAGGTAGCCAGCGGGCCATCCGTGGAAATTGATGCCGACCGCAGCGATGGAGTGCGTCACGAGGGCCGTGCAGTCCTGTTCAACGCCCAACTGGGCCAGTGCTGCCGCAACAACTGCGCCACCAGAGAATGAGTGGGCGATTGGTAGGACAGGAGCAGGGGCTGGAGCCGGGGAGACAGCTGGTGCAGCTGCCTTTGCGACGGTGGTTGTAGCTACAGTGGACACTGATTCAGACTTGATAGGGGGCTGAACAATTTCCACCGGAGCATCGACAACAGTTGCCGGTAGCTGGCGGACGGGGGCGCTGGTGTGGACGGCAGGCCTCTCAAAAGGAGGAAGCTTGACAACCGGGGCTGTGATCGATGGGGCAGGGATAGAGACGGTTTCTGTCACTCGCTGGACAGATGTGTGCGGTGTGCTTGCGTGAGCGGGAGTGAGCCCGGTGATGGCCAATCCAATGGCCATGGCAACTGTCAAAAAGGTATTCTGTAGGTTCTTCATATTCCGTTTTCTGTTGTGTTTACGCTGTCTATATTACGACTGCTTGGACATAACAACCAACTGTAACAGAAGAGGCAGAGGTATACAAACCTCTGCCTCCACAGCTGTTATCGTTGTTACTTTTCTAGATACAGTTTCCATGCATCTAGCTGCCACTGCTGGTATTCAGCGATGACCTTGAGCTTCTGATCTACTGTCAGGTCAGTAGATACAGGTGCTGGTGTAGGGGTGGGCACCGGAGCCGGTGTGGGGGTCGGTGCAGGGGCCGGAGTAGGCGCATCAATCTGGTAGTTGGCGAGATTGATCAGGGCTCCACAGTTGGTGACACACTGCGGGACGTCCTTGTGACGGATCGTAGTGAGTGTGTATCCGAACTTGGCCTTGAGGGCGCGGAGCAGCTTGTTTACCGACGCAATGGTGGCCGGATCCTGATTCGGGTCCGTCTCGATGCCGACGTAGTTGTTGCCAACGACGTAGGCGTGGTACGCACGGTCCTTTAGTGATACCATTTGAACAATACGGTTCCCGGAAACCACGAAGTGGGCCGAGACAGCCTTGAGCCCGAGGTTCGGGTTCGTGAACTGGTTGATCGTGCTGCCGATGGTGTCCACGCCCGGTGTGCCGAACTGGTGGATCACCGCATGGTCCGGGTTGGCCGGGAAGTCCCCGAGACGGACGTTATTGATGTCCGCTGGGTGGTACTCAACAAAGTCGAAGTCCGGTGTGAAGGAGTATGCTCCGGTGTTCTGTGGGGCCGGTGTCGGCGCAGGGACAGGTGCAGGCGCTGGAGCCGGTGTAGGGTTCGGCGCAGGCGCAGGAGCTGGCACAGGCTTAGGGGCTGGTGCTGGGGCAGGAGCTGGCTTAGGTGTCAGATCCGCAAGTCCGGTTACGGACTTGTCGTTGAAGTTGCCGGACCAGAAGTAGGTATCTGAGTAGGCACCAACGAACCACATGTAGTTTCCGCCGATGTTTTCGGCGCGAGTGAATCCCTTGAAGTCAAGGATGACACCCGCATCGAAGGTCTTCACGATCTGGGCGGAAGTGGATGGGGCGCTGCGCTGATTTGCCGGTTCCGAAGTGATGCGCTGGTTTGGCTTCAGGGCCGGTGCCGCAGGTGCGGGGGTGAGGTTTGCCAGACCGTTGACGCTTCCGTCATCGAAGGCCGATGCTGAGAAGTATCCGCCAGTGTGTGCCCCGACGAACCAGATATTGGTCCCGTTGACCGTCTCGCCGTGGACATAACCCTTGAAGTCGAGCACCAGACCGGCAGCGAAGTTGTTCATGACCTTGCCGGTGGCCGACGCAGACGCACGCTGGTTGACGCCGTACTTTCCGACGATGCGCTGGTTTCCCGCGAGGGCGTTGGATGCGAAGCCGCTGCAGTAGAGGGACGGGTTCACGCGGCCATAGGTGCCGTTGCCGAAGTTCCAGCCGTCCGGCATGATCTCGAAGTGAAGGTGAGGCCCCGTTGAGGCCCCACCCGATGCTCCGGAGTGGCAGATGATTTCGCCCTGTGTGACGCGGTCTCCGACGTTGACGTTCCATGCCGAGAGGTGGGCATAGATAGACAGGATCGGGCCGTGGTCAATGACGACGATGTTTCCGGCCCATGACGGCATGATCCACCACGGGTTGTCACTGTACAGGCCAGTGAGCTGTCCGACAGCCTTGACTACACCATCCCCGATTGCGTGGATGGGCGTGCCGACAGAGACCGCGAAGTCGCGCCCTGTGTGCCCTCCGGAGGGGTTGAAGCCGTTGTTCGGCAGAGCGCCGAATTCCTGACTGATGCTAGCATTGACTGGCCAGATGTATCCCATAAGGATCTCCAAAAATAGATGGTGTATAACCATTCTACCTTGATTTATCTGGACATTGTCTGATAGACTATCTACTTTGCAGTAGCTACGGGAGCCTTGGTTCCACCGAAGTATGGGACAGCCAGTCCGCTGGCCACGAGGGCATCGTTTAGGTCCGTCTGGCCGACGAGAACCGTGCCGCCGACGAAGATCTGTACGATCCAGCGACCATATTTGTCAGGGTCCTTGTAGCTGCGGATGACTACGGGGGACCCTGCCGGTGCGTGGGCTTCCGCAAAGGCTGTGGCCTCATGAAATCCGGGCTGGTTGTGTTCCGGGGTGTTGATTCCGTAGAGACGGAAATCGGAGTTCATTGTGAAGCGGAAACCGAGATCGACGGTGAGCCAGACAGTATCCCCGTCCACCCACCTATCGACGGTTGCCTTGTATGTGTAGTCCGGGACAGCGTTGGGTCCGACAAGTGCCATGATAAATCCTTGATAGTGGGGCGTCCCACTATTTTATCATGGTGTATTACGTTTTATGAGACTCGCTCGTCGCCCCACCAGAGCTCGGCAGCGCCCAGCTTGATCTTGTCCGGCACCGGGTAGTTGGCCATCTTGGTGACGCCGGGGACGTAGTCCTCTGTGGTCACGTGTGGGACATAGGTGGTGTATTCGGACGGGGACTGGATCCCGAGGGCTCCCAGAGCCTTCTCTAGCTTGTCACGCAGGGCCTGCAGGGAGCCGTCCGCATCATCGAGCGGGAGAACGACCACGCGCTCGTCATCCTTGCCGAAGATCTTGGGCGGGAGAGGGGTGTATTCGTCGTTCGGGGTGTAGTCATCGGCCTTCAGAACGGCCAGCACGTCCTCCTTGGAGAACATGAAGCTGGTAGTTTCTCCCAGCCAGATCAGGGTGCAGTGCGGATCGGCCCTATCGTCCGGGTAATTCGCCGGGAACATAATTGCGATAGAGTCTGAGTAATCCGACATAGCGTCCTTCGTAGTAACTGTCTCTGTGTATCCCCGAGAGGATTCGAACCTCCGACGCACGGCGAGTCATGCCGATGCTCTACCACTGAGCTACAGGGATATGTGGCGAGCGACGGGAGCATATCCGGCTCCCGCCGCTCTTCGATTGAGTGTTTATAGCCACATTATGCTAGTCTACTGCACATTTAAGTATACACATCAATTTAAGAAGTTTGCGCATTACCATTATGCCACCCGGCCATTTGGGTGAAACAGTGTCTAGGACACAGAGGCCGGGAAGGGAATCGAACCCTTATTTCAAAGCTAAGGCGTGTATACGGTCGATCAGTCTAGCGTGAAGCTTCTGAATCTAGAGCGATAATCTGAATCTAAGAGCCTGCCTCTACCATTTGGGCTACCCTCCGTTGATTGGTCGGAGGGGGTGGACTCGAACCACCACTGAGAGCTATTTTGAATCTGAATCGTCAGTTTCAGTTTGGGTGCCGCATGGCACCTACCCCGCGCTCAACGGGGATTCTTGTTCGACTACGCTGAAAACAGGAAGTCGAAAACTTTCTTGCCGGTCGCGACATCGGTGACCGTGGTGGAGTTTGCATCCTCGCGGGCAAACTTGACTGCGGTCAGCAGGTCATCGACGCGGGTCAGGAGCGCATTGCGGCGCTCACGGGGCAGGGCACCGGAGAACTTGGTGGTGCTCCACGTGCCGACGATGACGTCTTCGTGGAAGATCTCGACCTGTGCCGGGTGCTTGTCCGTTGCCGGAGACTTCTCCCAGTTCTTCGGGATCTTCTTGGTCTTCACCGTCTGAGTGACCTCGGTGGCCCAGTCGCCGGTTGCAGTGTTCTGGTTCCAGACTTCTGCCGGATCCAGCGTCGGGAGGGCCGCGACGAAGGTCTTCAGATCAACGAGCTGCTTCTCAAGGAAGAGCAGGTAGGTGACCGGGGCGTCCTTGACGATGACCTTGCCGTCCACGACGACATCGGCCTTGGCCGAGCCGTTGGCGGTCTCCTTGGTCAGGGTGACATCGAAGAGTCGGGTCAGGGAGTCGGAGACCTCGGTGAGTACGTCCTCAACACGGGTCTGCACGAGGGTGCTTTCGGACGGGAGCTGGTCGCCCTCTTCGTCCTTGGGCTTGTAGGTACGGGAGATGCCGTTGAGGCTCGTGGTGCGCTGGATCTTGTGGTAAGCGTCGGTGATATCGCGCTTGGAAGTGTTCTTGAGTCCGCCTTCAATGGCGATGATCTGGTTGAGCTTGGTCATTGGATTCCTTAAGTCGTTAGTCTTTTGTCGTTGGTACTGCGTATATCTAAAGCTTAGCTTACTACATCTACAGTGTCAAATCACTTCTTCACTCGGGCGTTTACGATGTTTCGTACATCATTTACCGTCATGTTGAATCGTGCGCAGACCTCAAGAATTGCGTGAGCGCGAGGGGTCTTTGACCCCTGCTTCACGAAATGAATGTTGTAGACCCTGTAAGCCAAATAGACACGGTCTTCTCTTGTCTGTGCCATGTGCCCCCACAGGGATTTGAACCCCGGACCTTCTCCTTAAGAGGGAGTAGCTCTAACCACTGAGCTATGGAGGCGAAAACCTAGCCCTTGTTGCCAGAGGGGCTAAGTGTCTAAAGTAATTGTACCACTATTTTTCAGTGATGTCTAGTACCGCTTGGACCACCAGAAGGGGCCGAGGGCTTTGACACCCTTTGACATCGTCGGGCGAGCCCCGATGCCGATGTTCCAGCGGATCGTGCCGCCCTTGTAGATGCCGTACTCAAGGTATCCGTTGCGGATACCGCTGCCACACATTTTGTAGATTCGCATGTGTAAAAGTATACAGCTAGTTGTTTGTGGTGTCCAATTCGTCCTGACGCTGCTTCTCGATCTCTTCCTGACGGACTTCGACGCGAGCAGCCTGCCAAGCGGACCAGTGACCAGAGACCAGAGCCCAGATGGAGAGTGCGGAGACGTACTCGACCGAGCTGACCCAGCCGGTGACGATGCTGACGGGAATCATGGCCAGCCAGAAGATGGCGAGCCATCCGTTGACGCGCCGCATGAAGACTGGGTCTCCTTGTACCATTGCCCAGAGTGACATCATGAGGCTCCTTCATAGTAAGTGTACTTTCAGTATACACTACCGACTATTTGACCCGTGGAAATACCTTTGTCAGGCATTTGGTACCGAGCACCTGATCGAAGTAGAAGCCGTGCCTAGACAGCCATTTGTGGTAGACGCTCCTGCGGCGAGATTCAGACCAGTAAACGGTGTAGACCACTCGATCTTTGTCCCGGAAATCCCAGTCGCGGAGGACGAACTCAGGGAACTTGAGTAGGAGATTGGTCGCCCAGATTGCAGGACGTAGGCCATCCTTGCCTGTTACAGAGAACTCAAAGTCGGGGCGATCCTGCTGCCGTCTCTTGGTGTAGGACCTCAGTCCGACTTCAACGTACAGGGTGGGGTCGAGTCTGTTGGTCTCCGTCAGCCAAAATTCCATTTCGACCGTGGTGCCGGACTCGAACTTATTTTTGATGGTGTACGACTGTTCTTCGTAATCGAAGATGGCGTCATTGAATTCTGTATTCACGTGCCCCCGGTAGGATTCGAACCTACGGCCAAGACTTTAGAAGGGTCCTGCTCTGTCCTCTGAGCTACGGGGGCATATGGTATACGGTTTCAAAGAGCCGCGAGCGGTATACCAGCGTCCGTGAAGTCCGGGATCCGTTACTAGAAGACGGCGTACTTCAATCGAATTTGAGCATGCAAGCAGAGGCTTTGATCGGGAGTGGGTCCTAGGGATCTCGAAACCCTATCTGCTGGGTAAAAGCCAGCGGTCCTGCCTTTGAACGAAAGACCCATACCGGCACTTCGGGGTCTGCAGGTGCTGAAGCCGACTGTTCCCCGGTTACCGATTAGATTTACGACGTTTCAGTCGCCTGTTTATTCTTCAGCTACTTATCGGAGTGGGAGCAGGAACTCCCGCGTACAGGTGATGGGATTCGAACCCACAGTGTATCAAAGTATACGATCCTAAATCGTACGCGTCCACCAATTGCGCCACACCTGCGTATCAATGATGGGAGTCGAACCCACACGAGCATTTCAGCCCACTAGCACCTCAAGCTAGCGCGTCTACCATTCCGCCACACTGACATAGTTACTCTACTATACCACAGATTAGACCTGTGTCAAGCGCGGAGAGCAGAGTATTCGAAACCCACGGTTTTACCCGCCATCTGATTAGCAATCAAAGCCACAGCACCTGCTGGGTTTACTCTCCATTGTCTAGCGTGCCCTCAGAGGGATTCGAACCCCCGGCCTCTTCGTCCGTAGCGAAGCGCTCTATCCACTGAGCTATGAAGGCAGGTGCGGGCTTTTACCGCAGCCTCAGGTTGAGACTGTTTCCGGATCCGATAAGCAACGTCGTAGCAAATAAGTCCGTGCGTGGCCCAAGAGGGTGTTGATCCCTCGACTTCCACCTTATAAGAGTGGCACTCTCACCGCTGAGTTACTGGGCCAATATACTGCGTACCTCGGGTGGGACTCGAACCCACACGCACTAAGGCACCGGCTTTTGAGGCCAGCATGTCTACCATTCCAACACCAAGGCGTAGACGGTCAGGGTATCGATCCCTGCGGAAGGAGTGTGTAAAACTCCTGTGCGTCCCAGCGCCCCGTCCAGAAGCTACAGGTCCCATCCCATTAGGCCCTCCTGTAGCTAGCGGAAGTAGTAGGGATTGAACCCACGCGGGCTTTCACACCCGACTACTGTTTTCAAGACAGCTGCCTTACCACTCGGCCATACTTCCATTTCTATTTTTGCCTCTGAGGGGTTAGCCCATACTACAGGCATAGATGCCCTGTACTCCCTACGGGATTCGAACCCGTGATCTCTTCCGTGAGAGGGAAGCGACATTACCGCTAGTCCAAGGGAGCTTGGTTAGGCCGTCTGGACGTTACCCCAGAATATCTTCTTTTCACAGACCCTCAGGGAGCGACCCTGAAGGTGGTCATCGGCATTCATGACTACCGATATCCAAAGCGCTCTACTTTGAGCTACAGCCCGTACTCCCGACCGGAATTGAACCGGCGTAGCCCGGATTGAAAGTCCGAGATCCAAACCAACATAGACGGGAGCCTATTTCTTACTACGTAGCCACTGTGAGAATTGAACTCACGACCTCGTCCTTATCAGGGACGCGCTCTGACCAACTGAGCTAAGCGACTGCAACGGATGACTTGTATTCCACGCTTCCCCTCAGGGCCGGTGACGGTTCATATGCCTATCCGTTATCAGCATACACAGGTCTTCCAGAAAATACAAGCTGCGTTCCGGTGCAAGGATTCGAACCTCAGTGACTCCCTCCAGAGGGGAGCGTAATGCCGCTATACGACACCGGACTAAATGTACTGCGTTCCCCGTCAAGGATTCGAACCTCGATAGCTGCCGCCAAAAGACAGCGTCCTGCCGTTAGACGAACGGGGAAAAGAAAAGGCCCGCTGGCTGTGTAGCCAACGGACCTGATCTCAGCTGAGACTAGTGGCCCTTGTTGGCTACCTTGCTAATTCGCTTGTTTTCCGAGTTTTCGGTCGCGACGGACTCACCAGTCTGCTGGTTGACGAGTGCGATGCGTGCGTTCTCGGTACGTTCGGTGTACTGGGATCCTTGGAGCTTTGGGTCTAGACCTGCCATGGTAATTCCTATCGATGGGTTGCTGTTGCTTAAGCGTGCCCTTCTCCGGCGTCGAACCGGAAACCTCTGGTTCTTCAGACCAGCGCTCTACCACCTGAGCTTCAAGGGCATATTCAATTATTCGAGCCTCAAGAGGGATTCGAACCCCCGACTTTCTCGTTACAAAGGAGACACTCTGGCCGAACTGAGTTATTGAGGCAAACCTATAGCTTTCAACCAACCAAAATCTCGGGCCGTTTTTCTCTTGTGACAGTTAGCACATCTTACCTGACACTTCGAGATTTCTTCCTGAACGCGAGACAAACCGTGTGAGTTGATCATATCAGAGATATTATACAACTTGTCCTGCTGGTGGTCGAACTCTAGTACTACTATATCAGATTCTGAGCAGTCTACACAGGGATGATCCCTAAGGTATTCAATCAGCCAAAGCCGATTTTCTTCCCGTCGAGTACTTGAATTTACCCGTATATATGCTCGTCTATCTGGATTGTTCCGGTAGTGGTCATTGTCGTAGGCTCGTTTACAAACCTTACATTTGCTGGTGTGCCCGTCAGCTGCGGATGCCCGCTTCTGAAATTCATCCAAAGGTTTGGACTCGTTACAGGACGTACACGTCTTCAAATCAACAACTCACTCTCAGATCGAGGGATATGGGAGGATCGAACTCCCGTAATCTGTTTGGAAGACAGAGACTCTACCATTGAGCTAATATCCCATTGTACTGCGTCGGGGAGACAGGATTTGAACCTGCGACTTCCTGTTCCCAAAACAGGCGCTCTACCAAGCTGAGCTACACCCCGAGGTGTTTATACATTGTACCACATATTCAGTTGTACAGCACGCCGGATAGGACTCGAACCTATAACCACGGTTTTGGAGACCGTTATTTTAACCAATTGAAACTACCTGCGCATTGTCTCTATTGTATCACGGTTGTTTGGACCGTGTCAACTAGAGGATTCCCGATACCTGACGACTCGGAGAAGAGGACTTCAATGCTGTATACGTTTAGATCGTACCATGTTTCGCCGATGAGGATCAAGTCCCCGTCGATTTCAGCAATCTTGCCCAGCTTCACCGAGTCGTCAGAAGTAAGCTTGACGATATCGTTTGTAAAAAATTCCATACCTCAAGCATACCCTAAATATCTACAGTGTCAAATCAGAAATCCCAGTCTTCGTCCGTGCTCTCCTCGACCTTGCCGATGACATAGCTGGATCCCGATCCCGAGAAGAAGTCGTGGTTCTCTCCGGAGTTGGTGGAGAGTGCCGACAGGATGGCGGGGCTGACGTTGGTCTGGTCCTTGGGGAACAGCGGATCGAAGCCGAGGTTCATCAGGGACTTGTTGGCGTTGTAGCGCAGGAACATCTTGACGTCCTCGGTGAGGCCCAGTCCGTCGTAGAGGTCCTGTGTATACTCAACTTCGTTCTCGTAGAGGTCGAAGAGTAGGTCGTAGGCGAACTGCTTGTATTCAGCCTGAACCTCTGCCGGGTACATGGCGAGGTCCCGCTGGAACCACTGGCCGATCATGTAGGAGTGGACCCCCTCGTCGCGCAGGATGAGCCGGATCAGGTCGGCGGTGTTGGTCAGCTTCTGGCGTGAAGACCAGTACAGCGGAAGGTAGAAGCCGGAGTAGAAGAGGAAGCCTTCCAGCATGGTGGAGGCGATCTTCTTCTTCATCGGGTCAGTGCCCTCGTAGTATTCAAGCACCGTGTTGGCCTTGAACTGCAGCTGGTCATTTTCCTCGGTCCAGCGGAAAACCTCATCGATTTCTTTGGTGGAGCAGAGCGTGGAGAAGATGGAGGAGTAGGATTTGGCGTGCACTACCTCCATGAAGCACATGTTGGCGTAAATGGCCTCTTCGAAGGGGTTACCGGCGTCCTTCATCAGGGAGACGGCCCCAGTAGTACCTTGGATGGTGTCAAGGAACGTCAGACCGGCGAAGACCTTGATGGTGGTCTCCTTCTCGTGGTCCGTCATCTTGCCCCACGACTGGAGGTCGTTGGATAGCGGTACCTTCTCTGGCAGCCAGAAGTTCTCAGTGAGCTTATTCCAGATACTTTTCTCAAAATCTGGAACGTTATTCCAGTTGATCGCTTTGACCATTAGTCGTTTTCTTCCTTACAGTACCTACAGGTTTCCGGCTTGGAAACCCCTTTATTAGTGTGATGTCTCTTATGTGCATTGGAGGCATTCTTCGGTTGAGGGACGCCCTTAAGTGCTGCAGAACGTAGATCTTTTTCCGCCTGCGTCATTTCTTTGCCGTAGTTAGGATTTTTCGATCCCTTCTTTGCATCCGAAATTTTCTTTAGAGCCTCTTCAGAAAAAGTTCGTCCATATGCCGGGTGATCCTCTCCGAATTTACCAAAATTAGGGTTTAGCTCACCGGTAATACTTCCGGAACGTTCTTCAGACCACTTACGCTTCTGCCATTCAGAGTGCTTGGGGCCTCGCGGCTGGGGCCAACCTTTTGCATAGGTATTCCCCCTCATCCGCTCGGACACTATCTTTCTTCGCTCTTCAGTCCACTTGTGGCCTTTAGAACTTTTGCCGCCTTCGGCAATGTTTAAAAGATGGTTACCTTCCAAACGCAATTTACTGATCCAATAAATTTCAGCTAGCAGTAGTTCATCGTAAGGCTGGTCAATAAGCTCTTGCAGGACATCAACCACTATCATATCGCTACCATGCTTGGCTATCCAATCATTGACAGGATAGTTTTTCTGGTTAGGGTTATTCGTTCTCTTTATATGCCCTTTCAACCTGCTCTGAGCAGTTTTTGTGGTAAGCCCCACATACCTATACTCAGAGCAGGTTGAAAGTCGTAAACCGTAGATTACCAAAACACTACAATGTACATGAGACACATTGGGATTCGTCAGCACCCTCAAGAGCGTCACTACGTACCCTTGCGTAGTAAAGAGACTTGATTCCTTTTCGCCACGCGTAAATGTATGCCTGATTCAAGGTCCTTGTACTGTCTTGGTTCGTATAGAACAGGGTCAGCGACATGGCCTGATCCACGTGCGGCTGCGCAGCAGCATATACGTCGATAACGGCACGCCAGCCAAGATCGTAGGCGTCCTTGAAGTCCGCGTAGTTCTCATTGGTCAGTCCCGGAGTAGCGTAGGCCACGCGTCCGATCTTGCCCTCCTTGCGGATCTCCACAGCGGCCACAGACGGGTGGATGGACGCCGTCCCGCCGTTGACGTAGGAGATGGATCCGGTCGGGGGCACTGCCATGAGATAAGCGTTATAGAGGCCGTGCTCAGCAATTTCTTCTGCAAGGTTAGCCCAGCTGTCTTCGTTCGGAATCCAAATGCCGTATTTCTCGAAAATTGCCACAGTGTTGTCATTGGGCACCACCATGGACGGATCGGAGTACTTCTCCGTCAAGTAGGCTGGATCCGCGTACTTTGATTTCTCGAATTCGTAGAAACGCTTCCCACGTTCCGCTGCCAACTTGCATGATGCCCGTAGGGCATGGAAAGCCACAGTCATGAAGTAGATGTTGGTGAAGTCAAGCGAGTCCTCATCACCATACTGCATGCCTTCGGTGATAAAAAATTGGTGAAGGCCGAACTGGCCCAGTCCGATGGAGTGCGATTTGTCGTTACCATTGCGCACAGACGGAACCGAATCGATCGACGTGATGTCGGAGACCTCGGTCAGCAGGCGCACAGCCGTCTCGACCGTCTGGGCGAGGTTGCCGCCATCCATGGCGTACTTGACGTTCATGGAAGCAAGGTTGCAGGAAATGTCCCGGCCCTCTTCCTCGTAGGAGAGGTCATCACGCAGCACGGAGGGGGTGGAGACCTGTACAATCTCGGAGCAGAGGTTGGACATATCAATCGTACCCGCAATAGGATTTGCGCGGTTGACAGTGTCAATGTTGAGGATGTACGGGTAGCCGGACTCGAACTGGATCTCCGCGATCAGCTGGAACAGGTCACGGGCCTTGGGGTAGTCCTTGTGCTTGTACTTCCGGATGGCCGCGTTGTCAACCATGTTGTCGTACTCGGCGGTGATGTCCACCTTGGAGAACGGTACGCCGTAGAAGCGCTCCACGTCGTACGGGGAAAACTGGTAGAGCACCTCGTCATTCTTGGCCAGCTCGTAGAGCTTGTCCGTGAGGACTAGACCGATTGACAGCGTCTTGAGGCGCGACTTCTCATCAGCGTTCTCCTTCTTCGCATCCAGCACGCGGAACACGTCCGGGTGGTGGGCGGAGATGTAGACGGCACAGGCACCCTGACGGGAGCCCAGCTGGTTGGCGTAGGAGAAGGCGTCATCGAAGAGCTTGCAGACCGGCAGAACACCGGATGCCATGTTCTCCAGCTGCTTGATCGGGGCACCGAATTCACGCAGGTTGGAGATGTTGAATCCGACACCGCCGCCACGCTTGGACAGCTGCAGGCCGGTGTTCACGGCACGCCCGATGGAGTTCATTGAGTCCTGAATGTCGATCAGGAAGCAGGAGACACGCTCGCCGCGCTGCATCTTACCGCAGTTGGCAAAGGTCGGCGTGGCGGGCTGCAGGCGTCCGGTGATGATCTCCTCGATGATCCGGCGTGCCTCTTCCGAATTGCCATTGGCAAGCTCCAGAGCCACAGCCACAACGCGGTCCTCGAAGCGCTCCATCCATGTCTCGCCGTCGAAGGACTTCATGGCATAGGCCGTGTAGAACTTCATGGCACCAAGGAACGACGTGAAGCGGTGCTTGAATCCGTAGGCGTACTTGTAGAGATCCTTGATCTCCGCGTCGTCGTACTTGTCCCAGACGCTCTTGTCGTAGTACCCGTTGACAAACAGGTAGTCCAGCTTTTCCTCAAGGGAGGGGTGGTACATGAATTTGCGGTTGACTTCCTGCAGGTGGTACTGCCGAGCAGCTTCCTTGTCCGCCTCGAAGTCAATCTTGTGGTCGTCTGTCCAAAGGTTCAGCTTTGAATTGAGGTCGATATACGACTCTTCGGTTACTTTGTTTCCCAAAACTTTTCCAGTCCTCTTTTGACGTTCGTTACGTCTTCATCCATACCGGCTAGCTCAAATGTATACAGCAGCGGTACGCGGCATTTCTCACTTATGATCCTACCACTTTTGGCGTAATCCTCCAAAAAGTTACGGTTCCCGGTGCCTATGACCCCCCGGATTAGGGTACGATTATTGATGTTGTTTAGAAATTTGATGACCTGCTTTGGGACGAAATCCTTGCCGTTGGCCCCGTATGTCGGGACAATCAGGACGAATTCCTCAGCAACCGTGAATTCTGCTGCGTCCGCGCTCTTCAGCGGAATCCGCAAAGCAGGTTCACCAAGTTTCTCAACGAACCGCGCCGTGTAGCCCGAGACGTTGCTGAAGTAAACGATCAAGCAGCTGGCTCTTCAGCAGCAGGAGCAGCCAGTGCCGCGATCTTGTCGGGCTTGAAGCCGGACCAGTGGTCATCATCCGTCACTACGACAGGGGCCTGCGCGTATCCGAGGGACTTGACATACTCATACGCCTGCGGATCCTCGGAGATGTCAATGGTGCTATAGACCAGACCCTCCTTGGTGAGCTTGCGGTAGGTTGAGTTGCATGCCACGCAGGCAGGTTTGGAGTAGACTGTGATCGCCATTACTCTCCTCTTTCTTACTTTTTGATGGACTATCTATTCTACAGGAGACGCAGGGATTCGAGCATTTCCATGGGGTGCTTCATGGCGTTTCCGGACTCCTCGCCGATGTAATCGACGGTGCATCGGTTGTGTGTCATGTACTTCAGAATGCCGACTCGACCGTTGTGTTTCATACCCGAATCGGAGTCGTAGGCGTCCGTCTTGACCCGGACGTAGTCGCCGATCTTGACGTTCCCGTAGTCGAAATCCTTCCACTCCCCAGCGAGAGCTTTTTCGGGAACCTGTTTCAGGCTGTCCCGTCCGGCCTCGCTGAGCAGGTTGTAGACCAGCGTCTTCTGATCTGCCGTCAGACCCTGCCGATCCAGCACGACGGCGAGGGACACCATCGCCTTTACCACTTCCGGCTGCATGCCGATTGCGGAGTAGAGCTCCTGCAGCTTGTTGTACTCGAACATCAGCGGTTGTCTCCGCTCCCGGCCAGAACCCCGCGTGCACGCCGATCCCGCAGCTTCTCCACGTTGTACTCAGCGACCTCTTCCAGAGTATAGCCAAGTTCGTGGGCGGCACGGGCCGCATACCAGAGAACGTCGCCGATCTCCTTGGAAATTTCAGCGCGGTCTTCAGGAGAGAGGACACCATCCTTATCACGGTAGATCTTCTTCACCTTGTTGAGGATCTCACCCGCCTCACCGCCCATCCCCAGTACGGTGTAGTTCAGGGCCGTAAGACTTCCCTGCCCAACCTCAGGGTAGATGGCGGTCGATGCTACAGCGTCTTCGTATTCGAAAAAGTCCATGATAAATCCTTATTGCTAGTGTATGAGGGGAAAGATGTGCCCCCGCAGTCAAGAACTACAGGGGCACACCTAGGGTAAAGACTTTGTGTTACTGGAGGAAGGGCGGCGGGGCCAGTTCAGTTGTAGGCGTTGCCCACGGGCTGTCCGTCGCAGCTGCCTGCTGTACCGGCTGGGGAGCCACAGGAGCCTGCTGGACGGGCTGCTGGTACTGTTCCTGTGCTGGTGCCTGCTGGAGCGGCGCAGCCTGCTGGAGAGGCTGTGCGTACTGCTGGGCAGGTGCCTGCTGCTGTACCGGCGCGAACTGCTGTGCCGGGGCCTGCTGCTGGACTGGAGCCTGACCGAAGGACTGGGCGACCGGAGCCGGACCCTGTGCTGCCGGACCTGCGGGACCTGCGCCCGGACCACCTGCGGGAGCACTGCCGACAGCCGGAGCGAACTTGCGGAGCTTCTGGTTGACCTTGCCCTCCCACTCGTCGTTGAAGACCTCGGCGGTGAAGCGGCGACCCTTCAGGGCCTTGGCGATCTGCTCGTTGGACGGGTCACGATCGAAGAAGTCAGAACCGAGTCCGACAGCATCCATCTGCTCGAAGAAGTAGCGCATGCCAGCGGGCTTGTCCGAGACGTAGAACGTGTGGAAGACACGTGCCTTGGCACGTTCGCCGGATTCGACTGCCGGGTTGATCTTGAAGCGGGCGTTGCCGTCCTTTTCTTCAACCTTGGCCTCATCGACAATTACGAAGCTGTAACGGTCGGGATTCAGCGGGGCAAACTTTGCGCCCTCGGCATCTGCTTCTTTACGACGTTCGGACCAGCTCTTGAGTGGAGACATTGTGTATATTACCTTTCGGAATTTCTTTGGTTACTACAGTTTAGGCGTTTACGTCTGTGTGTCAATTACATGTTTGGAAGTTCAACACCATTTGCAGACTGTGTAGCCTGCAAATCAATTGTAGGCTGAGGAAGAGATTCCTGCGGAGCCTGTGCAATTGGTGATTGGATATTGAAAATTCCGTTGAAAATTCCCTCAAGGTGGGGATCTTCGATTGTGGGTGGCAGTCCCTTTACGCGGCTCTTTGCCTCGTAAGCCGGGTGATTGCCGGTGAAGAGGTATCGGTGTTCCGATACTTCCCCGGTATTGGAGGTGACCTGATTGACGTAAAGATATCCAACGATATCGAAAACGTACGGTACCTGTGATGCGATCGAGCCCTGCAGGTAGGGCTTGAACGTGCCGTCGTAGTCCTTGGACGTCGAGATGACGGCCACGATCTGGAGAGCGCTTCCGTCGTCCTCTTCGAGGAGGTCGCGAAGGTCGCGGATGAAGGAGCCCATGTTCTGGAGCAGCTTGCCCCAGTGCTGAGTCTGCATCTGGTTGCGACCGTTGATGGCTTCCTGTGCCTTGATCTGCATCTCCGAGAGGGAGTCGATCATGACGCTCCTGAAGGGATGGCGTCCGCCGCGCAGGTATTCCAAGGCCTTCTGAGCCTTCTCCCACTGATTGGTCTTGACGACACACATGTCCCAAGTTCCATCATATACAGGCGGCTCTTCACGCATCGGATCCCAGTATACACGTCGCAGGTCGATAAAGCGAGCTGCACGCTCGGCGTCCATCAGCAGGATCGGCTTTGGGGCAGTTGACGCGAAGGTCGTCTTTCCCGCACCGGCAGGACCGTGAACAAGGATATACAGTGCTTGGTCGTTTGTTGACATTTATGTCTCTAGCTTTCTAATCATCATCGTCATCCGGACTGTACCGGGCATTGGGATCGACCTGTTCAAAGAAGTCCTCGATGTACTCTTCGGCGTAAGAACCGTCGTCCATCATAGGGCAAACCGTGAAGAATGGGCACTTGCTGCAGCCCCAGTCCATGCGTGGACGAGGGTACGCTACGAACAGCGGATCGGCCCCATTGTCAAGTGCGTCTCTTAGTTCCATTATACCATGTACAGTCCCCTGAGTTCTTGTCCAAAACGAATTCAGGGTCTTTTTATTGAACCGGACATCGATCCTTTCATAGAAAGGAGGCTTGGCCGTTGCCGTGCGTTTTACCTTTTTCAGGAGGTTATAGATACCCCCGTCAACACGAGAATCATCACCATCAGTGGGGTTCAATGCCTCAAGAACGGTATAGGTCATCAATTGTTCGGACATGTGGGCGAACTGGTAGTACGGGTTGAAGGTCACAGCGGACTTGTGGTCCAAGGAGGCCCGGGACCCATCGGAGCGGCGGCGGACCTGAAGGTCCAACTTTCCGATGAGCTCCACACGCCCCCGGGCGATCTCCGGGAGTCGGTAGGAGAGCTTTTTTTCCGCCGCGACGACGATAAGCTCTGAGTCCCGGTTCTCCTCCGCCTGCCACTCGACGTAGCCCTCCACCATGATCCGGCCAAGCTCGGATTCACTGTTGAACTTCTTGATCTCGGCAACGTCTGTGGCCTTGTCGGACTGCATGAACTTCTGGTTGTCGATCCGCTGCAGACGGGCGTACGCGTCCACGGGGTTCTCGTCCGTGAGGTAGTACTGCTCCAGCGAATCGTGGATCCGGGTGCCCAGCTTCAGCGGCCCGGTGTGTTCCTTCTGCTTGGGGGCGAGCCCCCGGTAGGTCCCCAAGTACCACTTGCGACGGCAGTCCTTGTAGGTCTGGATCTCCGAGTTGGAGATCGAGACTGATTCCGGGTGTCGGCCCAGAATCGGCTCGGTCAGGTCGGTCATTTTGTCCTTACCTTAGACGGCTTGGTAGCCGTTTTTGACGAAGAGTTCCCAGACAAACGGGAGCTTTTCCTGTACGTACTTGCCGATCTCCAGTGCCACCAGCTCGATCTCATACGTCGGGCTGGAAGGGTTGACAGCGTCCGTGCCCCAGTCCACCCGCAGAGAAAGAAAGTTGGTCAGGGAGCGCAGGTTGGCCGTGTAGTAGAGGCTGGAGTACAGGCCTACCGGCAGGACATTGCGGGCCACTTCGCGGGCAATACCCGAATCCAGCATCGTCTGGTAGCAGCCATAGGCAACTGTGTATGCCGCCTTGTGACAGGCTTCCATGATGTCGCGCTGCGCCTCATCACCTTCAACGAAGTTGTAGGCACCAACCTTGCCGACCTGTACTAGCGGACGGCCCTCGCCGGGGACGTAGAACAGGGGCTTCAGCTCGGAATACCGACCGCTCTCCTCGTTGAAGCTACTGATCCGGTGGCGCAGCATCTCGCGGGTCACGAAGATCGGGGCCTGCACGCAGAAGGTGAAGACCACGTGCTCAAACGGGCTAGCGTGCTTGTTGTTGAACAGATAACGTACCAGCCCCTCACTCTCCTCAGATCCCCGGGCGTCGGCACCCTTGGTGGAGACGCGGGCGGCTTCAACGATCCGCTGCAAATCTCCCATGGAGTCGATCAGTTCAACGGTAACGTCGGACTTAGTAGTAATGCTATTCGTCGTCATCTAGGGGTGTTTCCTCAATAGTGTATTCAGAATCTGGAAGCTCGATTACTTCGGATTTCAGGTACTTCTTCATCAATTCTTTGTCACGAAGAATGAATTCAAGGTTCTTGGCCTTGGCTTCCACCGCCGCGAAGACGGTCTCTTGGCAGGATCCTGCCGTGACATAGTCAATGATGTGGATGGACTCATGCATCTGGGAGCCAATACGGTGTACGCGTCCCTCTGCCTGCGTGTTCTCGATCATCGACCAGCTGCGCTGGAGGAAGACTCCGTAGCGTCCCTTGGTAAGGGTAATGCCCGTACCACCAGCTGCAATTGTACACAGAATCAGCTGTGTTTGTCCATCCTGAAAATTCTTCATGTGCATCTGGCGCGTCTCCGCGTCCTGATCGCCCGTGATGAGGCCGTGGTGGATCCCGGCCTTGGATAGACGGGAGGACAGCATGTTGATAAGCTGCTTGGAAACAGCAAACACTACGACAGATTCTCCGCCAAAGTCAGGAAGGTCCTCCATGAACGCATCCAAGGTGCTGGACGGATCCGAGAGCGTGACAAAGGCCTTCTCGTAGACCTCTCCGGAGTCCTTGTCCAGAACCTCACGGTAATCCACCTCGCCGTAGGCCGAGGCAAACTGGAGCATACGCATCATCTTGATCAGCGCCGAGGAGGTGGTGATGACATCGTCATCGAGCTCCGCCAGCATCTGGTCACGCATCTGCTCGTAGGCCTTCT